ATGAATAATTGTTAAAAAAAAAAATTAAAAAAAATATATATATTAACATTAATAAATAATGGCTAGTAACAGAAATTTACCCAATGCGACTTTTAATCGTCTAGATGTAATTAAAGAAAAAATTAATACTATACAAAATAAAATAGATGATAATACTAATAAAATAAATGATAATACTAATAAAATAGATGATAATAGTAATAAAATAGATGAAAATAGTAATAAAATAGATGATAATACTAATAAAATAGATGAAAATAGTAATAAAATAGATGAAAATAGTAATAAAATAGATGAAATTGAACTAGAGTTAAATAATGTTTCTAAATCAGTTGAAATATTATTTACTAGATTATATGAAAATAATAATAAAATTGATAGTGATGATACTGTATCTGGAATTTATTTAAATGGTGGATTCATTATTTCTTCTGTAAATAGATATATGGTAATTATTATTAAAAATATAAAAAGAAGCAGAGATCAAAATAAAGATATATATGATATATATGAAATAAATATTGTTGAAAATAAACTAAAATTAAACTTAACTATAGAATTAATTACTGATGAAAATGGTGTTAAATCATTTATCTATCTTGGTTTTAAATATGTTTTTATTAAAGATGATTTAGCTATTAATATATACGAAGACACTGAAGTTGAATTTGAAGGTTCATTCCCTCAATACTTTAAAAAAATTTATAATTGCGATCAAGAAGTTAGTAAATTCTTAAACCAATATAAAAATACATTTGAAGAATATAGTACAAAAGAAAATATGCAATTAATAAGTGATACATCTCTTGAAACAGTATGGAAAAAGTATACATCTAATACATACGGTACTAATAATATAGATAATGAATTTAAAAATGGAATAAATGATGAAATAATAAAAACTAATCGTAAAAAATATTCATCTACCGAATTGTCATCATTCGCAGATAGACTATATTACAACGATGAAAATATTTATTATCGAGTTAAAAACATAAAACCATACAAAACTTTTGGTGAATGCAAAGGAAGATTAATTCAGAATACTATAGAGTTTGATGGAGATTATAATAGTAATTTTACAATAAATGAATATTCATCTTGTAAATATCAAGATGTAACTATAACTGGTTCTATTGATGACGACTTTAATAATAAATATGAAAAATTTACTTATAAAGTAAGTTGTTATGATAGATGTAGTTCACAACCTTATAAAGATTTCATAACAACTAATATTGTTAATTTCAGAGCTCCTATACGTTTAGATATAGATAGTACTATAACTATTACATTTAATTTCTTTGATAGTTATGAAAATGGTTTTAATAATACTGTTACAATAATTTTTAAAAGAGGTTTATATTATACAGAAGATATAAGCGATACTATAAATTATAATATTAGATTTAAAACTAACGCAAGCGTAATGATGTATTTAAATTCACCTTCGCGATATACAGATTTAAAAAATGATGAAGCATTTCGAAAGATTAATTCGTCACACTTTAGTTTAGCTCAAACTACCAAAAAGGGAATAATTCGCACTAATTCTGTATCAATAAGTACTACTGGAGATATTGGAAGAATAATGGATATTAGTGACGGAGAGTATACATTTGAAAGAAATAATGATAATATAAGTACTATTTCATTTGGAGATAATCCAATAATGTTTACAAGTGTAGAAAATATGAATTTTGAATGTAATGATAATAGTAAAATAGTTCATATAAGGAAAAAAGTTAATGGTAGTGAAAATCCTAATACTTTAATTGACAATTTATTGGTGTTTAAAATTTTTTTAAAATGGGAACATCATAATTTTAATACTTTTAAAATACTAACCATTGCATTTATGGAAGTAAGCGTTCCAAATAATTACCCTGATTATAAATCTAGTGTAGAATATGGACTAACTGAAAATTTTACTTGGAATACAATAGGAACCCCTATTTTGGTCGGCATGAGTAGAGATTTAGGTAGAAATTCTAATTTATCTTATCTTCGGTATGGTAGATGTGGTACTGGTCAACAAAATTTAGCTGCTATATATGGTTATGATATTGCGAAACAAATTTCAAATAAAGAATATGATACATTACTCAATTATTTAATAGACATACATAAAGTTACTAAAGATGAAAATGGTAACATTATAATAAAAAAGTATTTCGAAACTACAGAAAATGACGTAGAGTTAATTGAGTATGGACACTATGTAGCTATAGTAAACCCTGATAAACAACCAGATGGATTTAAAGATGTGATAATTGGAGTAATATCGATGCGTTCATTTGTATATCAAAATATAAATAAGGTAAAAGATTTTTTTCAGGCAGTAATTAAGTTTTTTAATTCTAGAAATGTAATAAGAGTTATATTTGATGTATCATTCAATCCTGGAGGCTATATTACTAATTCTTATGCAACTATGACGTCAACAACAAAAACAGATTATAATTGGAAAACTTTAGCTGGTGTTGTGGGTAATGCAGATAATACTACAACATACATAGGGAATGATGATGTAGTAAATTATTTTAATTCTTCTGTATCTGAAGATAAAAAAAATAACTTTATTAATGCAGGATTTAATTTGGAACTCGCAGAAAAATACACTTATACAGATGAAGATGGTAATATATATGAAAAAAGTTCAGGATATGAAGAAGAGTTAAACGCAGTAGTATTCTTTATCTTTCTTAATAATGCAAGTTTCTCAGGGGCACAATTTCTCACCAATATGTTTAGATCAAAATCAAAATTTACTGTCCAAAGAATTATTATAGGAGGTGGTACAAGTTCCATATTCGGTACCGCTGGTGTAAACGAATTTAATCTTGATACTTTTAATGAGGGCACAATACAATTTTCGATGAGATGGGAGTCCTTTGCTCTTGTTTGTGGTAAAAATCAAACTGCAATTGATGATTCCAGCAATTATTATAACAGAGTTGATCGTAAATTTAATGTCGATAATGAACAGTATCTCGCAGACTTTAATGTAAACGAAGATGGCGTTAAAGATAATGATAAAGACCACGCTTCAAGTGAAATGGAATTTATGATAAGAACTGTTTTAGAAACAAATAATGAATAAAAATAATAATTGATCCGCTTACAATTAATTTTAAATAGTGATATTAAAGTATTGCAAGAATAAATATTTTTAAAATTAAAATAAAACTAGTTATTAAATTTATAAATTAGTAAAGCAAAATATGGCTAATCAACATGAAAATTTAGTAAAACTAATTAGTTCTTTATTAATTTTAATGTTTGCAGTTTCTGGTGTAACCAAAGTATTTAGTTTAGGTAAATTAGAATCTTCCAGACTTACAACTAAATTAAATAACTTTAATATTAAAAATGTAAATTCACAAATATTAGTATTTTTAGCGGGTTTATGGGAATTAATTTCCTGCGCGATTATTCTCTACGGTCTATTTATTGAAAAGAATTCAGAAAAACGCCAAAATTACATTAATATTGGTGCAATTTCACTTGTAATATTTACAGTATTAGTAACATTAGTATTTTATACATATCCTTTTAAACATTTACCATTTTTATCTAATTTAACTACTATTTGTGGTTTATTATTATTATTATTTGTTTGTAAATCTTAAATTGTGAAAATAAATAAAAATTTAAAAATAAAAGTAAAATTTTATTCTGAATATATTACACTATTAAAATTTTAATGTTTATAATTTTTATTATTTTATGTTTGAATATGGAAATATATAAATAAACTTAAAGTAATATTGTAATTTTATTTTAAGTAATAATTTACTTTTTAAAATGGAAAATGAACAATTACCAGAGGAAATTTTAAAAGACAAAGTCTCTGAGCCAATTGACAAAGATATTGAATTAACAGAAGTAGAGATAATAAACAATGAACAAGGTTCATTTTTAAGATTATTAGAAGTAAAAGATGAAGATTTACCAACGGTGACAATAGTTACGCCTACGTACAAGAGAGAAGATACATTTGAAATAGCGGTAAGAAATTATAAGAATTTTAATTATCCGCGTGATAAATTATTTTGGAAAATTTTAGATGATTCTCCCACTAATAAAATTCAAAAATTATTACCCGAAAATGATAATACTATTGAATATATTCATTATAAAAATGAAAAAGTAAAAATGACAATTGGCAAAAAGAGAAATGTTTTAGCATCGAAATGCACAACAGAAGTTATTTGTCATATGGATGATGACGATTTTTATTATGCAGATTCTGTAAAAATTCGCGTAATAGCAATGATGACATATAAAAAACCGGTTTCGGGGTGTTTGCAGTATAATTGTTATAATATTATCGATGATTCGCAGTTTATAGCACGTTCAAATAAAAAGATTATGAATATAGGAGAAGCGTCATTGTGTTATATGAAAAAATATTGGGATAAATTTAAATTTAATGATGAGGATACATATGAAGAATCGGTTTATTTTTTTGGTGGTAAACAATCCAATTTTGTAAATGTACCGTGTTTTTGGATTATGTTAAATATAACTCATAAGAATAATTTATCGGGTAGAAAGGCGATATCACCAGTATTAAATTTTTCATTTTTGGATACATTATCTGTGGATGATTTTGAATTTATTAAATCTATAAAATTAAAATTAATGTTAAAAGATAAAGATAATGAAAAAGCGTTAAAACATTTAAAAGAAATACAAAATTCTAAAAATCCCGAAAAAATTATTGATAAATTGTCTATTGATATAAGAAAAAATATTTTTATCAGAGAATATTTAAATGTTATTCCAACTAAAACAACTTGTTCCGCGGAAGATTATTTAATTATTTGTATGCCAGGACAATTTATGAAAGAATTGAATTTTGAAAAAAAAACAGAATTAATCGAGTTTGTAAAAGCCAATAAAAATAAATATAGATTTACTATTTATACTGATTGTGAAAAAGGATATTCTTTCTCCGGAATTACTTTAAGTCCTTATTGGAAATGGAGAACGGGTAATAAATACAACAAATGTTTAATTTATTGTGATCCCAGTTATTTGAAATATAGAATAAATGCAAATGAATTAATATTTTATAATAAATATGATTTTGATACACCAGAAATGAAAATGCACAATAATCTTACAATTGTAAAAGAACTTTCAAATGAATAAACTTTTTCAAATTAATTAACTTTTTTTTGATTTAAAGAACTTTCAAATGAATAAACTTTTTTTTTGATTTAAAGAACTTTCAAATAAATTAACAATTAAAATGATACTTAAAAATAATAAAAAAGAATATTTAAAAATAATAAAAAAAATAATAAAAAATAAAAAAAATTGAAATAATTAATAATAATAAATGAAAAAAGATACAATACCATTATATGTTAAAAAAGAAGTATGGAAAAGAGATAGTCATCCGCAAGATAGAAGAATAGCACAATGTAAAACTTGTAATGGTATTGTAAAAAATCCACAATCTTTAAATAAATATATTATCAATAGTTCAGAATTATTACCATATGAATTTAATATTAAAGGAGTAGGAGAATTTGGTCATATAGTACCAGAAAAATATGGAGGAAAAGCGACTATTGATAATTTATTTATACAATGCAAAGAATGCAATACTAAATTAGGAGCTAATAAAATGGTTTTTAGTAATTATAATGATGATGTATTAATGTTAGATGTTGATGCGTTTAATGAGTATTCAATGGAGGTAGAAAGTAAAAGATGTATAGCTATTTTAAAAAATGGTAATCAATGTAAAAATAAATCTTTACCAAATCGTTCATATTGTCATATACATTTAAATAATTAAAAAATTTTTTAAAATAAAATAAAAATAAAATAATAATAATAAAATATGCCATCGAATAGTTTATCGAAAGATTTTCAAGCGAACAGTTCTCAATTAAATCGTTTAGTTACAAATAAATTAAAGGTAAATAGTTTAAGTTTAAATGATAGTAATTTTACACCTGATGATATTTTATTAGTATTAAATACATTAACTATAAAAAACGCTAATTTATATGCTGATCGTATAGAATTTAAAGTAGAAGATTTACAATTAACTGAATGGGAACAAAGAACAGTTGGAAAAGCAAAAGTAGATTATAATAAACATTATAATTTTTATAAAAATGATGCATTAGAAGTATTAAAAAACTTATGGAATGACGATTATCAAGATAAATATAGTTTTACGTTACATTCTCCAAATGCTCATCTATCAATACTTACAACAGATGAATTATTTACAAATCGTTATATAATAATAAAAGATTTAAATGTAGATAATGATTTAGTAACTTTATATATAGAATCAGAAGAAGAAAGTCCAACAATACCAGAAATTCAAAGTGTAGCATTAAAAATAGTAATTGATAATAATAGAAAATCATTACCTTCTACATTACAAACTATATTTACAAATAGAAGTGGAAACGTAGAAAAGGAGTTTATTAGCGAGATGGCAAAACTAATTATAGATAGTATGAATGTGATTAAAGATACACAATTTTTAGTTAGAAGAATTTTAGATATAATCCCAAATTATATAAAAGATATAGGAAAAATAGTATCAGGGGAAAATACAATAAAATTTTTAACTAATAATAATCCTCTAAACATAAATAGATTATCCATTCTATTGTTTAATTCTCAAATAAATTACAATAATTCTATACTTCGCTCTAAGAGGATAAATGCTTTTATAGGACTTACGTCGAATGCAATTAATTTAATTGAAGAAGAAATTAAAATATTAAATAATATGAATAGTTCAGTTAATAGTGACCCATATTATTGGCGTATTATAATGGTAGAAAATCTAAATGATGCAAAAAATAATATAAATACTGTTTTACAAACAGCAATAATATGATCAAAATACTAATAATTAGATTTGAGTGTTTTCTTGTAAAACTTTTTTAAAATAAAAATAAAAAAAAAATAAACTATTTAATAATAAAATATGCCATCAAATAGTTTAATTAAAGATTTTCAAGCGAACAGTTCTCAATTAAATCGTTTAGTTACAAATAAATTAAAGGTAAATAGTTTAAGTTTAAATGATGTAAATAATAGTAATGTTTCACCTGATGATATTTTATTAGTATTAATTACATTAAATATTCTCGATGCTAATTTATATGCTGATCGTATAGAGTTTAAAGTAGATAATTTAAAATTAACTGAATGGGAAAAAAGACCAGTTGGAAATACAAATGCGAAATACAATAAACATTATAATTATAAACATAATGAAGCATTAGAAGTATTAAAAAATTTATGGAATGATGATTATCAAGGTAAATATAGTGCATCTTTAAATAATCCAAATGCAATTTTAACAATACTTATACCAGAAGAATTATTTACAGATCATTATATAATAATAAAAAATTATGATGTAAATGATAATTTAGTAACTATATATATAGAATCACAAGAAGAAAGTCCAGAGATAAAACCGATGAAAAATGTACCATTAAAAATAGTAATTGACGATTTTCAACCTTTTACAATATTTGGAGGTATAAGAAATTCGCTCGAGGATACACTAAAAAAGATTAATAACGCGGATGAGGGGGTTAATGGAATGGTAACAGCCGCGAAGGCCGCTATTGAGGAATGGGACTCTCTGCGAATAATAATCGGAGGAATCGGAGGAATCGACAACTCTACCCCCTTACCGACGATGAATGACTTTTTATATATCTTTAATAATACGTATACAGATTTTTTCCTTAACGATATACAAGAATTAGCAAATGTGTGGGGAGAAATTCTCTATGCAGTGGCGAAGACGGCGCAGAGTGCTGAGAATGCGACGAGGAATGATGCAAATTTTGCGCAGAAAAATAGTAATAATTTTTTAGATATATTTGAAGATAATAATAATGGCCTTTCGAATTTGGAAAGGGAAAGGATAGGGTTTTGGGTGCTGGAATTTAGTAGACAGGCGATAGAACTGAGGAGTCGTGCAGAAAAATTGAAAAAGATATCGGAAGATTTGTTTTCGGTGAGTACGCGGGATTTTTCGAGTTCGATTTGGAGGTATACTGGAAGCATGGTCGCGGCTAATGCAATGAAGGAGGCAGCAGAATGGCAGCAGTAAAGAAAAAGACTCAAAAGCAAATAATATGATTTATAATGATGATCTTAGATGTTGATGCGTTTAATGAGTATTCAATGGAGGTAGAAAGTAAAAGATGTATAGCTATTTTAAAAAGTGGAAATCAATGTAAAAATAAATCTTTACCAAATCGTTCATATACATTTAAATAATTAAAAACTTTTAAAATAAAAAATTTTTTAAAATTAAAAAATAATAATTAATAATAATAAAATATGCCATCGAATAGTTTATTGAAAGATTTTCAAGCGAACAGTTCTCAATTAAATCGTTTAGTTACAAATAGATTAAATGTAAATAGTTTAAGTTTAAATGATGTAAATGATAGTAATGTTTCACCTGATGATATTTTATTAGTATTAAATACATTAACTATAAAAAACGCTAATTTATATTCTGATCGTATAGAGTTTAAGGTAGAAGATTTACAATTAACTGAATGGGAACAAAGACCAGTTGGAAATACAAATGCGAAATACAATAAACATTATAATTATAAAAATAATGAAGCATTGGATGTTTTAAAAAATTTATGGAATGACAATTATCAAGGTAAATATAGTTTTACATTACATTCTCCAAATGCTCATCTATCAATACTTACAACAGAAGAATTATTTACAAATCGTTATATAATAATAAAAGATTACTCTGTAAATGGTGATTTAGTAACTTTATATATAGAATCAGAAGAAGATAGTCCACCAATACCAGAAATTCAAGGTGTAGGATTAAAAATAGTAATGGATAATAATATAATATCATGTAATGCAAAATTGAAATTATTATTTTCATTTGATATTTTTCCAGATTCAGAAAATTCAAACATGTATAGTAATTGGTGTAATATTATTAATGATTTAAATGATACGACTTTAATTGATTTTATAAATAAAAAATATAAAACTATGTCAAAAAGAATCACAAATAATGAAAGGATTGAGGTATTTCAAAATATCGCTAATATAACAAATGAAATAACAGAACTGAGTAATAAACTGAAAAATAATCTGAGTAATAATCCGACTGAAAGACAATTAATTCAATTAAGAAATTTACAAGTGACACGTTCTAGTATGGTAGATCATTATTATACAATATATGTCCCACCGATCAGAAAGGCAAGGTATAACTTTCCAAAAACTATATATAATAAGTTAAACAATATAGTAAAAGATATCGAAACAAGTGATGAAATGTTAGAAAGATTAAATAATATTTTATCTGAGATGGATGATCGTATAATAAAAAAAGTGCGAAAAGAACTAAATAATAATCCAAATATTTATTAAATTACATTTAAATAATTAAAAACTTTTTATAAATAATTAGATTTGAGTGTTTTCTTGTAAAACTTTTTTATATGCGTCTTTTATTATTTTTTCGCAGTGTTGAAAATCTTCACCGTGATCATCATCTCTCCATCTCACGTGATTACACATTGTATGCGTTATTTCGTGAATAACTAAATTCATAATAGTATTCATAGATTTAAATTCGCCGTTTGATTTGCGAAGAGTTAAAAATATATCACGATATTCTGCTCTTAATTTTTTATCAGGACCGATATTTTCTTTATTTGTAGAATGTACATTTTTAGGTTTATTTAAACCGTTAAAAGGTGTATTTAATTGCATTTCTGATAATAAAAAATTACCATTATGAATATCAGTAAAGCATAATATACGTGTTTGATCTAATTTAGAATATTTAAATCTATTTATGTATAGATAAGTAGATATTTGAAAAATAATAAAATATATATAATGTAATAATTTTGCGGCTTCTATATAATTAGAATATTTATTAATAACTTTATAAGGTTTTCCTTGAATATTCACAGTGGTATAATTTATTTTTTCATCAAAGTCCCAAAATTCTTTCATTATGAATTATTAATTATTAATTATTAATTATTTTTATTTTTTAAATTTAAAAAGTTATTTCAATTCCAAGTGGTGATGTAAATTTCATTTGTTTTTTAGTTTCTTTCTGTGGTGGCTTTGTTTCCTTTTGCGGCTTTTTTTTGCGCTCTTTAAGTCCTTTTTCTTTAAGTCCTTTTCCATATTTATTAAGTCCTTGATTGTTGAAGGTCCATTTATTGGATATACCTTTTGATAGAAGTTTTAATTTATCAGCATTTTTTAATGCGTATTCTTGAAGATTACCATTAATATAAGAATTTTTAGAATTTTGAATTTGTATTGGAATTTGTTCTGGTAAATAATTTTTTCCAGAAACTCTCGATATAGTATTTCCTCCCGCGGCATAAGTTAAAAATGGCGCATTATCATTTACTTGCCCACTGACCATTTGCCCAAATCTATTTCTTAAATGAGGTTGATATCCACTTGCTGATGGAATTATTCCTATTTTTTCATTAGATTGCCGACCAGTAAATCTATTACCAAAATTAGATCTTCCATCTGTAAGTGCATTTGGATTTGCTCTTCCTATTTCTGCTTTTCTTCCTCTTTCTGCTTTTCCAAAATTTAGTTTTTGAGTTTGTCTTCCAAGTCTATTTAAATAATCATTTGAATAAGTTCTTGGATAATTTATATGCGCTATTTGATTAGCATACATTTCTTGTTCACAATTACGATCATTTCTAATAATTGGGCGATCTAATTCTTGCGCCATTCTTTTACTTAATTCTCTTTCCGCGTTCCATTCTGGTGTTCCAGGTGTTGTCATTCCAAATTTAACAGGTAAAACTGGTCTTTTTGGTCTAGCGTTTGGAGGTTGAAAACCTTGTAATAAAAATTTAGTATCACAGGGTCCATATGGTCTATCCATAACGTGTAAATCAACATTTGATTTACCGAAACAATTTTTGTTGTATTGTTTTAGATTAGTGATATTACCTTCATTGTTATTTTTATAGTTTATTTCAATTTGATTTCCTTTTAATGTTTGGCCAAAAGAAGTTTGTAAAACATTTAATATATTATTTGAACCAGAAATCATAGCAGAATTTTTATATGGTAATCCGTTCTTTTTTGGTGTTCCGCCAAAGGCTACGGGGAATTCTGTTATGCGTGGTTCGTTATTTTTAATATTTAACATATCATTTTTAGATATTAAAATTGCACAAATATTTAAATTGGGATTTTTATTTATATATTCAATTATTTTAGTGCAATGTTTACAGTTTTTGAGTAAATATAAAGTAATCATAAATTATTATTATTATTATTAACAATTATTATTTTATTTATTTTTTTAGCAAACTTTTATTTTCACTTTTTTTACTTACTTAAAAGTAACGCGCCCAAAAAAGGACTTAAAGACTCGAATACCAAAATGTTGAATACCTAATACCGTAAAATTTAATAAAAATAAAATAAATTAAATTAATAATAAGTAATTATTTATGTCAGATTTTGAATTTAGCGATGACGAAGAATTACAACAAATGGAAGATGAAATTATGTCACAAATCGAAATTATAAACGAAGAAGAACTCGAAGAAGGAATACAAGAAAAAGAACAAGATTTATTAGATCCAGAAAGTGTATTTGAGGGAATAATACAGAATGAAAATGAAGAAGACTACATACAATATATCGAGGATAAAATAGCAAAAGGAGAAATGAATGATTATACATTTATTTTAGAAAAATTATTAATAAAGTATAAACAGGCTTTACAAAATAAAACATTTAATTTAACTGAAGATGTCACTGATAAATTAAATAAAATACGCACATTGAAAAATAATGTTGAAAAAGATTTTATAAATAAAGATATTAATGAATATCAATTTACAAAAAGATATTATAACTTATTGAAAACTGAATATGATTTATTAATGGACAATGAAGACTATTCAGATAGAAGTAAAAAATTAAAACCAGAAATGCCAATGTTAATGGAAGAAAAATTAAATAAATTAATGGAATCTGAAATCAAAACAATGAAAAAAATATCAAAGGCTAAAAATTTAAGTTGGCCTAAATTAGAAAAAATAAATAAAAAAGATTCAAAAATTATTAAACTTAAAAAATACTTAAATTATTACATTGAATTAGAAAAAGCAATTAATAATGCAAAAATGTTTATACCCGGCTATTCATCAAAAACTATATATACAAGCGCAAGACTTAAAAATGAATGGGTAGAAGAAATTCCCAGTAGTAGTACATTAGAAAATTTTTATAGAGATTATATTAATGAACAAAAAGAAAATCCTAAAACATTAGATGAATTAGAAGTAATAAGAATAAATGCTATTCGAGCTTTTCTCAGGGATAAATCAAAGGAAGAATTATTAAAATGTATAAGTGATAATAATTTAATTAATAAATTGTCATATATTGAAAAATTAAAATTAAATAAAATACCTGTAATGAAATTTAGAGAATATCCAGAAACTCTTAAAAAATTAACAGAAATCTTAAAAGATGAAGCAAAATATTATAAAATATCTGAAAATGATCTAATGAAAGATTTTGTAAAATCTTTTAATAATCCTTCTCCAAATGTTACATTAACAAAATATCCAAATAAATTTATTCCAATCCACGCAGTAACAATCAAGGGTAAAAATATGAGAGCCGAGAGGACCGAGAGGACCGAGGACAAACAATTAGATATTAAACCATCAAAAGAGGGTTATTCATTTTTATTAAAAATAAAACCATTACCCGAAACTGAAACAGAAGCAGAAACCAAAGGTGATGTAATTAAAAAAAAGCGCAAGAATAAAGAAAGATATACAGAAAAAGGTTCGGTTGTTTCATTAAGTTTAAAACCAAAATATTATAAAAAAGGCGCAAAAATTTCAGAAGGAGTAATAGATGAAAAATATTATAATATAATTAAACCATTACCAGATGAATTATATGAAGAAATAAAAGCAAAAAATTTAAGAAATAATAGAACCGATATTGTTGAAGTATATGAATTACATATACCATTAGAAGAAGGAACGGAAAAATTAGTAAGAAGATATGAAGATTTCAATGATTATCTAACGGATTTATTAAAAATATTGGAAACAAATATGTTATATTTAGAAAATACAAATAATTTAATTAGCGCGGATATTTTATATAATCGTATCAATAAAATCAAGGAATACTTAGAAACGGGAATAGATCCAGAATATGAAATTGATAATAGATATAATTTAGAAGAATTAGTAAAGAAAAATGAATTTATAATTAAACAAAGAGAAATTGGAATTCAAAAATTAAGTGAATATATTTATTTATATTATCCCAATAATAATGCATTAATAGAAAATATTGAAGAGAGTATTTATAATTTTGATAACAAAAATTATTCATATAATATCGATAAAATAATATTTATATTGGAAGAATTTGATAGAGTATTAGAAAACTTTATTGAAAGTAATATCACTATCATTGAAATATTAAATATGGAATTTCCAAAACAAATACCAGAAAATGATTTAAAAGATTATAATGTAAATTCAGCAGAAACATTTAAATATTTATATAATTGGAAACCAAAAACAGATAATTATGATAAATATAAAGAGATCATATTAGAGCAAAAATTAAATAGAATAGAATTTAAAAAATTAAATCCAGAATTAAATGAATTAGAAGTAAATCAGATTTATTTTGAAAAATATGAAAGTGATCAATGGGAAAATTCTAAATTAAAACTCAATAAAATTAATTCACAAAATTTACCTGCAGGAAAAAATCCACAATTATTTATGATAAATTTCTTAAAAAAAGAAAGAAATAAATTATTATCACGTAGAATATTTATACCCGCGACTGTAAATGAAAGAATGCAAATAAGAAATAATTTTTATAGAATTTTTAAAGATTGCAATTTAATAAATAATTTAAATGAAAAAGAAATTCGCCAATTATCAAATATAACAGAAACAATTATTTATACATATTCTAAAAAAGTCAATGATTATCAAATATACACTGAAATGGTTGAAAATAATTATAAAAAATTATGTCAATTAATAACTGAACAAGAAACTGCGAATGTACCCACTATTAGTACTGTACCCACTATTACAGAATTTATACTTAAAGAAGGTGATTTAGAATTAATAAATGTGGAGAGATTAAATAAAATCATAGAAGTATTTGAAAATGCGGAAGGTAATATAGAACAAAAAGAAATATCTAAATTATTGTTAGGATATTTATTAAATTTAAGAGAAGATGAATTAAATATTTATCGCGCGACATTAGTAGAAAAAGAAAATAATTTGAGAGAAGAAAATGATAGCAATTCAAATTTTATTAAATTAATTGATGAATTAATAAATAAAAAGAAAGAAGAAAAAAGAAATTATATAAATGAAATAAAATATAATACTTATATACCACCTATTTTTTCTAGTATTGTGCCAAAAATATATACTGGAAATGATGAAAATCAAGAAAGATTTTATGTGCCAAATTATTATATAATCGGCGAAAATGAATATTTATATGGTGGTAATTTTCCATTATTATATTCAACAATAGATGAAAGTAGAAATTATACAAATGATGAAATATACGATTTAGCAAATTTACTAAAAATAGAGTATAAAGAATTTGATGAAGAAACACAAACACAAGAAGAGTATATAAATTATATATATAAAGAATGTATGATAAAATTAGATAAAACGAATTCAACGGAAGTAAATAAAGTTTATAGGGGAGATATAATTACAGAATATAATCCAACAATGGTTCCAAAGAGAAAATATACATCATATATCAATTATACTTATAGGCCTAGATTGGGAGTAAAAGAACCAGGAGAGGTTTATATTGTTTATAAGGATCGTTTTGAAATTATTTATGGAGTCCCGTTTAAATATACAAATGAAGGAATACCGGTATATAGTGATAAATTTTTAGATCCAGAAATAAGTAAATTTTATTATATTGAGGGACCAGCGGTTTATGAGAGAACTGAAGAAATTAATTTTATATATTCTAGATTTTATATTTTAGTAGAATATAAAGATGAATATTCAAAAGTTAAATTATTTAGAGAAGGAGTAAATCAAAGAAATGTTAAAAAAAATCCAAAAGAATTATTTGATGCGTGTAATAGATTTACAAATGAAATAGATTGTAATGATGTAAATTCATATGGATTAAATAAATTAAAATGTAAATATATTCGGGGAAGATGTCAATCATTGAGAGAAGAGATAAAGAAACAGAAAATAGATATAGATTTAACAAGAATAGTATTTAAAAGAAAAATTAAAATGATAACAAAATCGGGAAAATACAAAGAAGTTATAGATTTTGCTAAAACAAAATTATTTAAAGATGCTTTAGAAAAGGCGAATGATTATATATCAAGATTAATAGTTATAAAAAAATTAAATGAAGAACAGATAAAACAAGAAGTAGAAATTCAAAAAGAAAAATTAATAAATTATTATTATTTTTTGACAAATTTGGATCTTAAAAATAAAACCCGCCTAGAATTAATTACCGAAGATACAAACTTTTCAAATGTAAAAGAATTTATTCCACAATATCTAATACCCCGTGAAACAGAACCTCTGGAAGAAAAGCCAAGAGAAGAACAGCCAGGAATAGAATTAAAGTCGCAAGAAGAACCTCTGGAAGAAGAATTAAAGTATAATATTATAAGATTGCCAGTTTTGAGTCAAAAGAGAAGAAGAGTAAATTATAGACAATTAGTAGTAGGTAAAAGTTATGTGATAGAAAGTTCAAAGGGGGAAATAACAGAGAGTGTATTTGTAAATAGTAAAATAGAGAATAATGAAATAAAATTAGAATTTGAAAATGGAGAAATATATGATATAACAAAATATAAATTTAGAGAAAGTCAAATAACAGAAATAAAAGAAGAAATTAGTTTTAAAATATCAGAGGACAATTTAAATTTAATTAATAATTTACCAGAGGTATATTCATATAATATTAAAGAAAGTGAATATAAATTAATAAATAGAGAAAAAGACATTGAAGAAACAATTAAAATAAAAACGACAAAAGATTTTCCATATGATATTTTATATAAAGTAAGTAAAGAAAAACTAGAACAAAAACTAGAAAGTGTGAATGATAGAATAATAACAACAGAGATGATATATGAAACATTAGGAAAAACGATGTATAATACTTATACGAGAGATGAAGAAAACTTTTTAGAATCTTTGGAAGTATTTTCGGCGAATTTAGATGCAAAAATATATGCAATTAAACATAATGTAGATATACGTAAAATTGTTACAGATTCTTATTCAACAATAAATTTAACAGATGTAATAAATGAATATAATAAAGTATTACCATTTGTTAAATCATTAACCATCAAATTAATATATCAATTAGAATATGGAATAAAAAATAATGATGTAAAATTATTAAAACAAACAAATAAAAAAGCGTTAAAACATATAGAAAATGATAATAATGAAAATATGATCAAATTAATTAACATAGCAGAAAATATAATAGAAAAAAAAGAAAAGAAACCACCGAAGCCGGAAGAAGAGCCAAAAGAAGCACCAAAGCCAGAAGAAACGAAGCCAGAAGAGCCGAAGCTGGAAGAAACAATGACTTACGTTCAACAAAACAGAAGACGGCGCCGTGCGCGTTAAAATTACTTAAAGATAACGCGTAAAAGGACTTAAAGAAATAAAATTAGCTTTAAGTAGATTAAGGTTGGCGGAAAATAACTTTAAGTAGATTTTTAAAAAAGCAAAAAGCGAGAAATGAAATTGAGAAGAAAGTGAAATTGAGAAGAAATTGAAATTGAAAAAAAAAATTATTATTCTTTCATAATTGGAGGGGAACTTATGAAGCGGTGATTGCCATCTGGCATTTCATAGATGGGTGGATATTGGCTTACACCTGCGCCAAAAGCGGGAGGTAAATGTTGAATAGGAATTTTATCTTGTTTGAATTCATCGGGAATATCGGGTTTTATATCTATTGGTTTTCCTCTATTTTCCCAAATATTATTTATGCCGGAATTATCAGTTGGTTGACCAAATTTATTAAAATTATTATTCGCGATAGTATCATAAAATGAGAAATTTAGATTTTCTATATCATTTAGATTATTTGGATTTATATTTGATAAACCATTATTCGATTTTTGATTATTAACTAAATCTGTATAAATTATCGTCATTTTATTATTTACTTCTGTGATGAATGCCAAACAACTTGTATAAGAAGATCTTAAAGGATTACCAAGAGTAAATATCACTTTTATAAGATTGTAACTTTCTGGAACATTTTCTGGAACATTTTCCTTATTATTTATTTGATAATAATATATTTGTGGTTCGCTTGTATTAAAATATTCGTATACCCAAGAACCATTTTGCTGTAAATATTTTTTAGTTTTTACTAATTCATTTATTTTCGCATTTAAAAAGTTTGTAATAACTGATGAGTCTTTCTTATAATTTAATTCTTTCATTTGATCTGTTGGTACATTTATAATTTCACTTAAAGCATTTTTATCTTTTACTGTTGATAAATCATTTAATAATGGTGATACAATATATTTAATATAATCATCGGGTCTTAATATTTTTCTATTTGCATATTGAAAAGTAGAAACATTATCATTACAAAATGTATTCTTTTTATTATTTGTCAAGGGACTTTTGCAAGTATTGTTATCATTAGTACAATTATGATAACGTACTATTGAGGGTTTGAAATTTTCAGTTTTAGTAAATAAGTCACAAGTATTGTTTATGAGAAAAAAGAGTATAACAACTATTACAATTGATAATAATAATAATTTCATATTTTATTATATTATAAATATAAAAAAAATAAATAAAAATCAATAAAAAGCGTTTTATTTTTTATAAATTAATTATAAAAAATTACTAATAGCAACTAAAATATTAGTTAATTATAAATAATTAATAATTAATAATTAATGCAAGGCCAAATGGGAAATCCAAGTATGAGCCAAATGGGAAATCCAAGTATGGGCCAAATGGGAAATCCATCACAAAATGAATCATTAATATTATTTTATCACGAAGATTCCAATGCTTGTAAAAAATTAATGCCTTTAATACCGAAAGATAAAAAAATACAGTATGTTAATGTTGGAAAAACAAATAATATTCCCAAAAATATAACTAGTATTCCAGCGCTATTAATTAATAATGAAAAATTATTAATGGCTAAAAAGGTATTTGATTATTTTAATGAAAAAGATGAAATAGAATTTTATGATTTTAATAATAATAGCTCTTTTGGTTTTTCTAATATTGACGATAATGATACTTCTGATTTTTCAAATGATAAATTTTCTTCATTAGAATATCCATCAATTTCACAAGGATTACCAGAATATAAAGAAAATAGTGATAAATCCACTATTGATATTGAATCATTACAATCCGATCGTGATAAATTATTAAGTAATTTTGCACAACAAAATCAAAATACCGGAGGAATGAACCAAGGAGAAATGAACCCAGGAAGAATGAATCCAAGTGGAATAATGCGTTAGAAAGAGCTTAAAAAATGTGTTGTAAAATATTAACTGTTATAAAAACAAGTAACTATAAAATAATGCAGAATATGATGCAGGGAGCAAATATGGAGGAAATTATTAAAATGGCGCAAAAAGTAGCAACTAACATTGCACAAAATCAAAAAGAGACTATTGATCCAAATAATATGGATATGTCAAAAATTATATCACAAGTTACTAGTTCTGTTTCTGAAATGATGACACCAGATATGTTAGAGAAAATGTCCACGGGAAATGAAAGTAATCCAGAAAATAGCGGATCTAATCAACTAACTAAATCAAAAATATGCATCGATGAACCAGGAACAGAAAAAGGACAAGAACGTGAAAAATCTACAAAAAAGTCGGCAAAAAAAAAACCCGAAAAGGTAATAGAAGAGATAGATGACGCAGAAGAAGAAAATTACAGTAGTATAGCACCAAGAACAAGAGATTTACATTTTACATTAAATGTGACATTAGAGGAATTATATACAGGAAAAGTTAAGAAATTAGCGGTAAGAAGAAAGAAAATTGTCACCGATGGTAAAAATAAATCTATTGTAGAAGAAAAGAAAAAAATAGCAGTAAATATTCAACCGGGTATGTTTGACGAACAGGTAATTACATTTAATAAACAAGCAGATGAAAAAGAGGGATATGAAACGGGAGATATTATAATTACATTGTGTTGCGCAGAACACGAAGAATATGAGAGAGAGGGGAATAATTTAATAATTGAAAAAGATATTGCATTGAGTGAAGCTTATGAATGTGAAACTACATTAAAATTATTAGATGGAAAAGATTTAAATATTAAAACTAGTAAAATTAATATATTCGGGGAAGAGATAGAATGTTATAGAAAACTAAAAGGCTATGGTATGCCAGTATTAAATTCTGATAATGAATCTGGTGATTTAATTATTAAATTTAAACCAATTGTTCCAGCCATATTAGATGAACATCAATTAAAACTACTTAATGAATTATTTCCCAGATTAAATCAAATTACTAATAAAAATAGTGAAATTAAAGAACTCGAACTAGCAACCGAATCAGATTTTGAATATTCTGACTCTGATGATGATTCTGATGATGATGACTCTGACGATGATGACTCTGACTCTGATGAAAATGATGATGACTCTGAGGAGGAAGAATCCGAGGAAGAAGAATCCGAGGAAGAAGAACCAGAGGAAGAATCGCCTATAAAGAAGAAAAAATCTTCTAAAAAGTAAATTAAGACTTTTAATTGATGAATAATTAAAATATAGAGAAATCAAATTCAAAATTAAAGTAAAATCATTTAAAGAAATTTTTAATGAAAAAAATATATATAAATTAGTAAAATGTCAGAAAATACTATTAACAATTTAAATAAAATTATTGATGATAAGTTAGATGGTGAAATTAATAATAAAAAAGAAAAAGAAATTAAAAATGGCTGGGAATATTTAACTGATATTACACCATTTAATATTTCAAGTGAACAAAAATTGCAAAATTTATATATAATGAATTATAATTTAGCATATCATAAATTTTTAAAAAGTTTATGTATTGAAAAAGATGCACTTGAATCTATTATAGAAAAATTGAAATACACGATAGATTCGACAACTAATAAACCAGTAACTAAATATAGATATATAATTGATACAACTGATGATAATAATATAATTAATAATGATAATTATCCAATTAAATTTTTAAAGACAAAATTTATTAATTTTAAATTAAATAAACTTAAAGTAGATTTAATTAATTATTATAAACCACTTGGATTTTATGTAAAAGGACCATTAGAAGTAAATATTAATAAAAAGATTACAAAATATTTTATAGAATTATGCTGGAACTAAAATTATATTAATCATTTAAATTTACATTTGAAAAATCATTTAAATTAAAAATAGAACTTGAACTGTTATTACTTGTTTGTCGCAAATTATTTTGATTTTCGTTATTTGCATTTAATGAATTTGGAAAATTATTAATATTTCTTCTATTATAATTATATTTCTGATAAAGTAATTGTCTATATATTGTCATAATAGGAGTAATTTTCATTAATAATTCATTTTCTATTTTATTTTCTATTGAAGTTTCATTTTTAATATTTTTAATTTTTTGAATAATATTTTGAAGAATTTCTGTTTGTTCTTCAAAATTTTTAACATATGTGATTAATTTACTCGCTTCATCTATTGTTAATTCATTTAATAAAGAATCGTGATTAATTAAAAAATTTTTGAATGTTGTATCATATTTATTATATATATTTTCCAAAGTTAATATTATATCTTTCTGAAAGGATACCATAATAATTTGTAAAAATGATAAAATTATAAAACAGTGAGTTTTAAAATGGTAATTTATAATTATAAAAATAAATTATATGTAAAAAATAACCACAATAATAATTTCATAAATATTAAATGATTTTATAATTTATGATTTTATTAGCAATATTAATATATTTTATACTTTTGATAATCTTAGAATTAATATTTTTATTTATTAATAAATATAAAACAAATTCTTCTAAAAAAAAATTATATGATATTCTAGATGAAAATTTTTTTGAAATTAAAAATTCAGAAAAAGAAAATTCAGAAAAAGAAAATTCAGAAAAAGAAAATTCAGAAAAAGAAAATTCAGAAAAAGAAAATTCAGAAAAAGAAAATTTCAAAAATTCAGATAAATTAGAAAAAAATAATTTAAAAGACATTGAAAGTGAAAATGATATAGATATAGAAAATTACAGAGGACTATTTTTAATAAAAAATTATTATGGTTATATGATTTATAATGATGAATATCACGTATTAAATGAAAATGTATTATACAGATTTAATAAAAATGTAAATATTCAAATTATAAATATTGAAAATAAAAAAATTAAGTATTTTATAGAGAAATAGAATATTATATAAATGAATAATCCTCCAAAAGAAATAACATTTACAAGTTTTTTACTATCATATGTTAGTTTATCAGTAATTGCGGGTTTATTTACATTTAGATTATTAAATTCTTTTTTAGATAATATATTATCACCATTATTAGATTTAACTTGTGTTCCAAATTATAAATTTGATAAACTAAGTAAAATATATAATGTAAATAAAGAAGTAGTAAAAGATAATAAATATAAAATAAGTAAAAATGACTATGTAAATATTTTTAAACCAGGAATGTTTTTAAAAGAATTAATAATATGGTGTATAATAATGATTATTTTATATTTGATAGCAAAAAATGTAAATAAAAATAAAATGAACAATCCATAAATTTATAAAATAAAAAATAAAAATGAAAAATGTTATAATTACAAAAATGAAAAATTATTTATCAAAAATAAAATATTAAAATATAATAATATACATTTTACATAAAATATGGAAAATTCTAAAAATAATATTATAAATCCTTTTGTGGAACCAAGTTTATCTTATTTTGAATTTGGAAATAGTGATCAACAATTAAATGCATTATTACCAAGAATAAATTTACCAAAGGATAATTTAGGTAATAATAAAATTAATTATGGTTTAACTTCACCTGGAACTTTAAATAATCCAATGGAATGCAATGGATTAGATTTTATTAATACATCTACTTTTGATAAAAAAGAATTAGTATTTTCACAATGTTTAAGCAAATTTATGAATAAATTTCAAATGCCACAATTAACTTTTGAAAATTTACTTAATAATTTACCATATACATTTTCGGCGTTAAATGAACAAGAACAAAAAGAAGTAATTAAAAGATTAGAAGAATTTACAAAAAGAATCAAAGAAGAAAATAAAAAAGAAACATTTAAAAATGAAAAAATATCACATAATAAAATAGAATATATGAATGATACAAATATTACAAATTATGTTATATTAAGTGTTATATTAGCCACAAGTATAATAGTTATTCTATATGCTCTCAGATAAATCCCTCCCCCGCGCGATAACTTTAAGTAGTTTACGAAAAATGTAAATTCATAAAAATGGAAAAGCGTTAAGAAATTACAAAAAATAAAGAATTTAAAGATTAGATTTTTATTAAAATTAATAATAATAATATGAAAAGTGATTTTTATGAAGAACTTAAAGATGGAATAGAAAGTTTCAAAGAAATTATATCTAAATATAAAAATCACGAAAATATAGAAATAGAACTTAGAATAGGTCAGATACAATTTGATAAATTTATTTCAGGATTAAATAATAAAAATTTTTTTGATAAAATTCGCACAAATTTAGATAGTTCACAAGATTTTAAGAAAAAAACTTTTAAAACCGAAGAAAAGATTAAAAATGGTTATAGAAAAACGGTCAAATTAAATAATACACGCGTCAATAAAGATATTGTCAAAAAAGAAAGAGTTTTAAAAATGGATTTTAAATATAACAATACACCATATGATATTCGTTTATCTGTATCAACTGAAAATAATGTGGATAGTTCCGCGATAAGATTTACTAATTATATTACGAGAATTAAAAATAGAAATTGTTATTATTACAAAGATTTTAGAATTGATCTAACAGAAGTTGAACAAATAGAAAATTCCGTTAGTTCAATTCAATACGAATTAGAAATAGAATTAATTAATCTAAATAGTGATATGTCAGATATTTATCGGGCTCATAGTGCATTTTTATTAATGTATGATTTTATCAATATGTGCGAAAAAATTGAAAAAGATTCTAAAATAGAAAAAATAGAAAAAGAATTAAATAAAGACTTAGAAAAGATGAACATTTAGTTCTTTATTTCTTTTTATCATTATTTCTTTTTATCATTATTTCTTTTTATCATTATTACTTTTTATTATTAGTTTTTGTAAAATTACACAATTTAAAACTACTTAAATATTTTATTTAATTATTATTATAATTTGATAAACTATTTAAATCGACAAACTGTAACAAACTGTACAAATTGATTTAATCATAATGTCACAATTATATTTAGAAATTTTACCGCAAGATAAAGAATTATGGGAAAATCACCCAACATATATTAATGCTATTGAAAATAATGATTGTGGTTTAGATATTCCTTGTCCTGAAACAGTAACTGTTCCAAAGAACAGTATGGCTTTTACTATAAATTTAGGATTTAAAGCTGCGCCAAATTATGGTTATATGTTAGTTCCAAGAAGTTCAATTAGTAAAACACCAATGCGTTTAGCTAATTCAATTGGAATCATTGATATTAATTACAGAGGAAATGTAATGGTAAAAGTTGATAATAATACCAATGAAGATTTTACAATTGAAAAAGGTAAATGTTATTTTCAAATTATCGCATTTAATGGAATGACGCCTAAATTCTTAATAGTGGATAATATAGATGAGACAAACCGGGGAGAAGGAGGTTTTGGAAGTACCACAATGTAATCTTAAAAATTACTATAATAAATCACAAAATAATTAAAAAATAAATTTTAAAAAATACATTTCAAAAAATAAATTTCAAAAGAAAAAGAAAAATTTAAAAAATAAAATAAAATTTTAGTTATAAAAAAGAATGGTGAGAATAAATGACCCACGTTTAGATTGCGCAGCAGTTGCAATGAGAAGTTTAAGAGCAGATTCAGTTTATAAAACTATTAAAAAAAATAAAAGCAGAACTTTTGATGATAAAAAACTTGGAATTAAAAGACACGATTTAATCTTTCACAGTGAATTTTTAAATTCATCCGAAATAATTAAAAAAGAATTATTATTTCTTTGGGAAGAACTTGGAATATGTAATAAAATAATAGATGAATTTGAAAAACAAGAACAAGAACAAGAACGAGAACAAGAACAAGAACAAGAACGAGAACAAGAACAAGAACAAGAACAAGAACAAGAACAAGAACAAGAAGAAAATAAAACTAATAAAAAATCAAAAGAAATTGTAATTATTCCTGTTCCTCCTGTTCCGCCACCACCACCTTTACCAAGTCCCATTTAAAATAAATTTTACAAAAAATTAATTGTACTTAAAATTAATTGTACTTAAAAATAAATTTTTATTAAATAAAACTTACTTAAATATGGAAAAATGTGAAGAATGTTATACTACCATAATTTTTAATGATTTAGCTGAAATTCCAGATATTATTACACATATATTTTTATATATTCCTATTATATATCATAATATATATAAAAGTATATGTAAATCTATAAATGAAAACATTAATAGTCAAAAATGCTTACATTGTAATACTAAAAAAATATTTTTACCAATAACAACCAATGATAATAAATTATATTGTTTTGATTGTTTAGATAAAATTAGTATATTAGGTGTAAATAATATATCTTATAAAATTACAAAAGAAGATAAAAAGTTTTGGGAAAGAATTGAAGATATGTTTATTCGCAGATATATAAACTGTAAATACTGTAAAGTAAAATGTAGTACATTTGATTTTTGTCATTATCATTTATTTTTTAAATGTAATGAATATATATCCACATTAAATAATTATTTAAAACTGGATATTTAAAAATCTACTAATTTTTTTATTTTGAATTATTTTTTTATTTTGAAATTTTGAATTATTTATTTTTAATTTTTATTAATTAAATATTATAGTAATTTATGAAGAAAGCTGTTGTATTATTTCCAGAATTAGGATATTCAGAAAAATATGATATAAAAGGTTATATAATATTTATGCAGGAAACAAAAGATTCACCAGTATATGTAGAAATTAATTTAAAAAATTTACCAAATGGTATTCACGGTATTCATATACACGAAAAAGATATACCAAAAGAATACTTAGGTAAAAGTAATTTACCAAATTTAAATATTTGTAAACAATTAGGTGGTCATTTTAATCCATTTAATGTAAATCACGGTTCTTATAATTTAAATACTATTAGACACGTAGGTGATTTGGTAAATAATATAAATGTCAAAAATAATGAAGTATATTTAACTTATATGGATTCATTAATTAGTTTATATCCAGGTAAAACTTGTATAATTAATAGAAGCGTGGTTATTCATAAAGATAAAGATGATGAAGGAATACCGGGTATGATCGCAAAATATTATGGAAAAAAATTAAATAAAAAAGAGGAAGAATCATTAAAAACTGGAAATGCTGGAAATAGAATAGCTTGTGGAAATATTTATTTATATAAACAAAATCAATAATTTTTTTTTTTAGTAATATTTTTTAAAGTTCTTTTAATGTAGAATTTGGATAATTCGCTAAACCTTGTGCAAAATAAGGACCAATTGGAGAATTTGCATTTGTTGATTGATATAAATTATTGTTATAATTTAGATCTAAATTTAAATGAGAATACCATAATGGATTGTTCCAACTATAAACTTCATATGGTTTAAAAGTACTATTTTCAAATGTTTCTTTTGTTCTTGAAATGTTACTACCGTTAATTACGCCAAATTTAAGAGAATGATTATTGATAATTGGTTTAATATTAGTTAAAGAATTAAAATTACATCTAACTATATTAGTAGTGGTTTGTGGGTTATTAAAATGTAAATCACGATTAACAATTACGCTGCGGGAAGGCAAAGAGAAATCTGGAAAAACTTGTGTTTGATTTTCTTGATTCATTTTATTTATTAATTATTATTTTATTAATTACTAATTATTATTTTATTAATTTTTTTGCGTTAATATTATTTAAAAATAATAAATACTAAATATAAAATACACATATTTACTTAATATAAATTTATGAAAGGTATTAACAAAGCCGGTCTTGCCTCTGGCAATGCTTCGCGTTTTCAAGTAGATGATCTACACGTCACTAGACTTCATATGGCTAACGGTATTGACCTTGTAAAACAGGTCAAGGATCTACAAACCGAAAATCAAAAATACAGATTAGAAATTGATACACTTAAAAAACTTGTTGCTGATCTTCAAGCTAAATATGATTCTCTTGAAACTGAATAAATAAAATTTCAAAAATAAAAATAAAAACAAAATTAAAATAAAAAAAAAATATTTTGAAATATTAAAAAATTAAAATAAAAAAAATTCCTTTACAATAAAATTACTTAAAGATATGAATTATATATATTTGCATTACACAAAGTAATGTAATGTTCTCTTAGCTCAGTTGGTCAGAGCGTCGGTCTTATGAGCCGAAGGTCGGCAGTTCGAGCCTGCCAGGGAACATTAGATTACTTTCTTAAAAAAAAATAACAGTAAAAGAAAAAAACAAATAAAAAATTTAAAAAGAAATATCAAATACTGTTTTATCTGGTACTCTTAAAGTGCATACCCCAATATCAGTATTTCTTTTTTTGTCATCATTATTAATAATGAATGGTTTATGACATTTAGCGGTTATTTGAGAACAATCTGCGTCAATATCGCAAGATTGTAATTCACCAACATATGGATAATTAAAGCCTATATTATATAATTGTTTTGGAAATCTAAGTGGTTGACTATCTAGACGAGAATTTAATTTTTCTTTATTATCATCTGGTTTTGTTAGTTGAAGAGGAATTGTTACATTTTTAGCGTTATATTTGATATTAAGATCTTTCATATTTTCAAGTGAAATAAAAGTGTCTAAGCCAAAAAGGCAAAGAAGTAATAGAAGTATTAAAGTAAAAAGTATTAGATAGAATAACATTGTTTTAATAATAATATACAAAAAAAAATTAATAAATAATGTAACAATAATTAATTTATATAAAACCAGAAATTATTAAATTTAAAAATACAGTAACAATAAAAAATATAGTATTTACTGTTTTTGAAATACAAATGAAAAGTTTAAGAAACTTATAATCATTTCATATGATGTTAAATTCGCATATAATAATTTTTTCTGCTTAAATTCAGTATAATACTCGTGAAATGATTTATACTCTATCAAAATTAAATTATGTTTGAGCGCGATGTCTTTAAGTAGATTTTTAAAAATGTAAAATTCTGAGGAGGCGCCTTTGAGTTGAAAGTAGTTTTTAGTATTGTTATTTTTGGAAGTATCAATATTAAAAACATAATTATTATCTTTTTTGTGTATTATATCTAACATACTAATATTTACATTTCCTTTTTTTAAAATATTGTAAATTAAATCTCCATCGGTTGCTGTGCCTATAAAATATCCACCTTTTTTGAGTTTTGAAGAAACTAAATATAGTACATTATTTATTGTGTTTGTATTTTGAGTAAAATAATGAAATGCAAATTGACAGGATATTACATCATATGATTTAGAATTATCTATATTATTTACATTTTTTAGAATATCCATATTTAGAACATCCAAATGTTTAAATAAAATAAATGGTAATTTTTTATTTTTTTCTTTTAAATTTAAAAATCTCGCTATCGCTCCATCAAAATCTTGGCCTTTCTTAGTAGAACTAAATATAGACTCAGCGTGAGAATCAAATGCTAAAATATATTTTAAATTTAATTGTGGATTTATCCATTTATTCAAATCACCCCCTCTACCACACGCAATATCCATTAGATGATTTGCATTAGATAATTTAGAATAAGTGAATATTAATTTATTTTTAATTGTATTATGAAATTTTCTTAAATTATCAATTGTATTATTTTTATTTTGAAGATTAAAATTGTGTATTTTAGCATTTAATATTATACAATAAATCATATTTTCAATATTTATTTTTTCAAATTTTGACATTTTTTTATGTTCTTTGTTTTTCTTTATTAATTTACTTTTATTTATTTGTGGCTTTATTAATATTCATAATTATTAATTTTTTTTGTTAATTTTTTCGAATTTGGTTTTCATTATTTTTGAATTCCATTTTTATTATTTTATTTATTTAAAAATAACAAAAATAATATTACTAAATATTTTGTACTATTTTTTTGAGAAATAATTAAATATAAATGAAAGATTTATTATGTAAATGTTCTAAAAAATGTTTTTTTTATACTACTTTTGAAAAACAAGAAGACAAATTATTAAAATTTTATGTTTATAAATGTAATTATCTATTTAACTCTGATAAAAAAAACTCTTGCGATTTCTACAAAAAAATTAACATTAATTGTGAAAATATACAAATGAATACCGAAATTAATGACTATAGGACCGATAGGACCGATAGGACCGATAGGACCGATAGGACCGATAATAATAAAAATGTCTCAATAATATATAAAGAAGATATTGAAAAGAATATAAATAAATTATTAAATATATACGAAGTTGGTGGAACAAATTTTTTTGGAATATTAAATTATTATTTAAATCTAATGGGATATTCTATTCATCAACCAAATTTAGAAACATTAGATGAATTGGTTAAAAGAATAAATAAAGAAAAAAATGTTATGATGAAAAACGATATAAAATTGAATAAAGGTATTATCAAGATAAATGAAGATAATTATTATTATAAAAATATTGGCGAACATGATTTTGATGAAGATGATTTAAAATATATGATTAATAAAATTAATATTAATGAAAGTTCGTTAGATTGGGTAAATAATGATGTAAAAAATATAATAAAATCAATAAATTATAGAAAATATAAGAAAAAAGAAAAGAGAAATAAAAAATATACAAAAAATGAGAATGAATATGAAAATGACCATGAAATTATAATTGATCGTGAAAATGAAAATGAAAATGAAAATGAAAATGAAAATGAAAATGAAAATGAAAATGAAAATGAAAATGAAAATGAAAATGAAAATGAAAATGAAAATGAAAATGAAAATAAAAATATAATAGAAAATTTAATAAAAAATAAAAATAATAATGAAGATGATAATTCTAAATTGTTTTCAAACGATGATTCAGAAGAAGAAGAAAATGAAGAAGAAAATGAAGAAGAAAATGAAGAAGAAAATGAAAAAGTATCTGGAGATGAATTAGAGGATGATTATGAAGAAGATTATGATAATGATGATGATTATTTTAGCGATTAAAAAAAAAATTTAAATTATTAGATTTTAATAGAATTAAATGATAAATTCATTTATTGAGACATTTTTAAATTTAGAAGATGATAAAAAAAATAAACTTATGAATTTATTATCAAATTTTATTAATCCTATTAAAATTTATTTAATTGTTGTTGTATTATTATTACTCATAATGTGTATTTCAAATTATTATATATATAAAGCGTTAAAAATTAATAAAATTACTTAAAATAATTAATTAATAGATAATATTCAATATGACAAATTCTAATATTGATAGTTTTAAATTAGAAGTCAGAAGATTTGATGCAATTGATAATGAAATAAAAGAAATTAATGGTAAAATGAAACCTTTTCAAGAAAGACTCAAAGAATTAAAAAATACGCGCAAAGAATTAGAAAATAACATTTGTTCATTTATGGAAACAAATGAAATTGGTGAATGTAAACTACAAGAGGGTGCATTATTATATAAAAATTCTAAAAATGTGATTCCTCTTAAAAAAGATACGATAAAAGAAAATATAATTAAATTTTTTAATGATTATGATCCAAGTGATTTTAAAGGTTTAAGTTCAGAAGAAAAAGCTGAACAACTTTTTAAATTTGTATATGAAAATAGAGAATATAAGGAAAATAAACAATTAAAGAGAGTATAAATAATTTTATTATTATTATTTTTTTTATTATTTTTTAATTTTTCTTTTACTAATTATTTACTTTTACTAATTATTTGCTTTAACTAAATATTTACTTTTACTAATTATTTACTTTTACTAATTATTTACTTTCAATATTAAAATCATCGGAAGAATATTCTTCTTCCAAATTTTTATTATTTTTACTGATTATTTTAAATAATTTACTTTGCGTCAATGATTTTATTTTATTTTCGTTATCAATGTAGTATAAAATAAAATCACCAAATATCTCAAAATCTATAAATGGTAAATTAATAATATTTTTTTCGGTTCTCCTTTCTTCCTCTCCCCCTTCTTCCTCTCCCCTTTCTTCCTCTCCCCTTTCTTCCTCTCCCCTTTCTTCCTCTCCCCTTTCTTCCTCTCCCCTTTCTTCCTCTCCCCTTTCTTCCTCTCCCCTTTCTTCCTCTCCCCTTTCTTCCTCTCCCCTTTCTTCCTCTCCCCTTTCTTCCTCTCCCCTTTCTTCCTCTCCCCTTTCTTCCTCTCCCCCTTTCCCTTCCCCATTTTTCCTTACTGTTTTTCCATTGTTTTTTTCTTTCTTTGTCTCGCTTTTGGTCTCGCCTTTGGTATCGCTCCCATTGTAAAATATTACAAAAGTATGATTATTATAACTAATTTTTTTAAAATCTTTTAATAGAATAGTGTGTTCTTCTTTGTTTATTTCTTCACTTTTAGTTTTTTGTTCTAATATATCAACGGTTGAGGTTATATATAAAAAAGTTTTCATTATATTTTAATTAATTTTATAAATAATTCTTTAAATAAATTCAATGCAATTTTAAAATAAAATAATAATAAATTCTTACAAAAAAATAGATACTTAAAAAAATAAAAGAATATTAAATTAATAAAATTTAAAAATTAAATTTAAAATCTTTTTTTAAGATAAAAATATTTTTATGGATTTTGAAAAAAACAGGGATTGGGCAAATAAAATCAATGAAGAACTCGAACACAGTAATGATAAAAACATAATCGATTATTTTGAGGATTTGGAAAAGAGATGGAAATTAGGAAACAATATTTCAAATAATTTTGAAATTATAAGTAATAATTTTAATATTAATTGTCTCGATAATATTGATATTAATTTTATTGAGACAGAGAAGAATAAAATTATATGGGAAGTTTTGGGAGTACAGAACAAATTTAAAAAGTTGGTACAGTTGGAAGACGAGGAGGAATCAAATAATTACAATCTACGTTGGGAAAAGTTGATTGAAAAAATTTATTACGCGGAAAGACTTTTGCGAACAAACTATTTACTGTTGCAGACAAACAAACCGCATTACTCATATGAATTAAATGAGGATACATCAGCACTATTTAAATTTGTGCCTATTTCTTATGAAAAGAACACAAGTTTTCAAAATTTACTTTTATTTTTACTGGAAGAACTATCAGAGGCGGAATATGCAAAATATGGAGAATCATTGTATAAAAAAATCAAGGTTAACGGAAATGATACTTACGCTTGGGAACCATATATGAAAATCAAGCAGTATATTACGGAAAAATGCAGAAGAAGTGTAGGAAAGTTCGAACAATGGAAGAATCTAACGGCTGGAAATAATAATTTAAAGATGGCAGTAGAATATTTAATGGAATGTCCGGATGATGAATTATTGAAGTTAAATAAGGATCGTCATATTTTCTCATTTAGAAATGGAGTATTTATCTCAAAGATAAATAAGGGAACGGAATTAAAACCTATTTGGAAATCAGAGTTTATTCCATATGGACAAAAAAGTAATTTACTCAATATGAAAACAGTGGCAAGTAAATTTTTTAATTTAGAATTTAATAATTTTGATGATATTGATGAAAATAATTGGTTCGAAATTATGAAACATTGTCCACATTTCAAAAAAATACTTGATTATCAAGAATTTCCGGAAGAAGTACAATTATGGATTTGTATTTTTATGGGAAAATGCGCTTTTAATATAGGTGATTTGGAAAATTGGCAAATTATTATGTATTTACTTGGAGCAGGTAATGCAGGAAAAAGTACTATTTTGACAAAAATATTGCAAAAATGGTATGATGAGGATGATGTTGGAATTATTCCCAATAATATTGAAAAGCAGTATGGTTTGAAACCGCACATCAATAAATTTATGGTATTAGCGCCTGAGATGCAGGGAGATTCAAAATTAGAGCAGACAGATTGGCAGCTGATGTGTGAAGGTGGGAAGAATTCCTTTGCGCAGAAATATAAAGATGCGGAATCAGAATATTGGAGAGTACCTATGGCTATGGCGGGTAATCAATTGATTAAGTATAAAAATATGGGAGGTCAAGTTTCACGCAGAACAGCTGTAGTGCATTTTGCAAAGAAGGTTATTGAAGTTGATCAAAATTTGGATAAGAAGTTAGAAAAGGAATTACCGTATATAATAAAGATGTGCATATCCGGATACTTATGGGCAGTAAATAAATACGGGGATAAGGGTATTTGGAAAATTCTTCCTCAGTATTTTCACGAAAATAAGAATGAGATGGATCAGACTACTAATATTCTGGAACACTTTTTAAAATCAAGCAAGGTGGAATTTGACAAGGAAAAATATATTCCGGAAAAAGTATTCAAACAGGCATTTAATGAACATTGTCGTGAAAATAATTTAGGAAAGGAACAATGGTCTTTTGACTTTTATTCTACCACATTTTCAAATAATAGTATTATAATCAAGAAAAATACTAAAAGGCGATATCCCATTAATAATGGTGATTATATTAGTGGAACATTCTTTATGGGTGTAGATATTATTAATGATACAGAGGAATTTGACGATCCAGAATAAATTCTTAAAATATTACGTTAAAACTATTTTTATTTATATATTATTTTTTTTTATACAGTAATCTTATTTACTAATTAATCTTTTTCGCTTTTAATCTATTATGGGTAAAGACAAGGTTGCTGAAAAAATGACAGAAGTCATTACTGAAAATGTTGGTAATACTCAAAATAAGATATTACAGTATTCACCTATTATATTGTCTTTTGTGAGTATACTAATATGTTATTTATTATTTAAAAAAATACAAACCTTGGAAGCAAATTCTAGTTCAATGAATAATATTGAAACTGAATTGACCAAATTCATAAAAGAACAAGGAGAGTTAAATAAAATGACTATTCAAAAATATAATGAACTATCTTCCCAAATAAATCAAATTGGTTATTTATTACAAAAAAATCCAGCACCAGCTTCTGAACAACAAATGCCTGTAAGAGAACAAGCGCCAGTAAGAGAACAAGCGCCAGTAAGAGAACAAGCGCCAGTAAGAGAACAGGTACAAGTTCCCATTTCTGAAAATAATGTAAAAACACAAGAATCGCCCCAAAGAGAAATGATCGCTCAAATACCTAATGGTGTTCCAATTGTAAAAAATACTAATAATTTTGTGCCGCCTATTCCAGAAAATACTTCTTCTAAAAAAGAACTAAGCAGTAATCGTGAATTTTTTGCAAATATTCAAAATAGAAATAATATTACTAATGATAACGGTAACGGCAATGGAAAAAAAGTTATAAATTTAGAACAAGATTTTATAAGCGAAGAAGCTGTTATTGAAGAAGCATCTAGCGATGAAGAAAATTAAAAATGAAAATCAAAAATCAAAAAATCAAAAAAATAAAAATAAAAGTAAAAATAAAAGTAAAAATTCTAAATGAAATTCAAAAAATTAAAAATAAAAGTAAAAATTCTAAATGAAATTCAAAAAATTAAAAATAAAAGTAAAAATTCAAAAATCGAAAATTAAAAAAGAAAATCAAAAATCAAAAATAAAATTAAAAAGTAAGTAAAAAGAAAAATAATAAAAAAAAATATATATTATTATTAATAAATAAAAATGTCAGAATTAAAATCTTCTCAATGGGTAGAATATCCAGATGTTTTAGGCAGATACAGCAATAGTGATCAATTACAAGCTCAGCAGTACACTGATATATTAAAAACGGAAAAAGGACAGCATTTTTTCAAAACTGAATTTGACAGTCTTGATGAGTTTGCGAAAGGTCCAGGAAATCCAAATTTACCAAAATATAATTCGCAATTTAAAGTAAAAGTTAAAAACGATGACGGTGAAGTAATAGAAGTAGATGCTTACAAAAATTTTTGGCAGTTTAAACAAGATGCGGGTAGAAATTTCACTAGCTATAAATCCGCGGGTTTAAGTAACATTGATACTGATGTTTCTATTTCACAAATGCCATTAGAAGGTACAACCAAATCTGATCCAGCATTAGTATTATCTAATAATAATTATGTAAGACAAAATTTACAAAGATACGGAAAAGAATATTTAACCACTACAAATATGTTAAATTCGATTGCCTGGAATAATGGTATGTTTAGTCACGCAACATCAGTTTCTCCAATTAGAGAAAATATTAACGATAATTTCGAAAATATGATGCATCAAAATCACGAAAACGTAACATCCGGTGATCAGTTTGCTAGACCGAATCATCCATTAAGAGTAGATTTACCAAGTAATTTAGTAAATACATCATATGATTCTACACAATATATTAATGTTTCATTTATTGTGCCAAATAAAAATACTAATATGATATTCTCCGATAGATTAAAAACCGGTATGTTAGATTTAGATTCAATGAAAAATGTTGGTAGAAGTTGTTTGACAAAAGAATTCAACTTTACTCCATTAAATTCTGTTAATCAAACACCAGTTGAAGTTTTCAATGATAATAATGTATTTGTTCCTATTAAAAACACTTCCAATAATTTATATTGTTCTGTAAATACTAATTATGTAACAATGCCCAGAAATTATTCACCAACAATGACTGGTTTAGATACTAGTTTTGTTGTAAATCCCGGTATGAATTCCGTATCATTAGGTACTGTAATGTCACCTAATCTACAATCATTAATTAATTATCAATTATATGATTTAAATAAAGCCCAAATTTTAAGAGCTGTAAATAATCAAACTAAATCACCAAATGAAGAATATCAGAATTTATTAAGTAATCAAAGAAAATTATTAAATAGTGTTAATAATGCCCTACAAGAACTAAACTTATTTATTAACAATTTAAGCATATTTAAATTTGGTCCAGGTCAAATTAAATGTACGGAAATTAGTGATAGTCTTATTACTATTGATCAAGAAGTATTCTTATTATTACCTAATATGTTGTCTGAAAATGTTTTTGCTGTTAGACAGAATATTCCAAGTGAATTTGCAACAAAAGATGACATTAACGTTCATAGTGGAGAATGTTTAAATAAAGATGCAAGTTCTTTTGAAAATGCAATGAATTGCGGTTTTAGAGGAACATCGGGCCAATGGATACAAAAACCCAATCCCAATTTTATACCAAATGTTTTTAATAATCCCGCAGATTACAATAATGATTTAAATAATTTAAGTAATAGCGCGTGTGGTGTTAATCCATATATGGCTGCGTGTTCTTTTTAAATAATTCAAATTCATCATTATTTATAATATTACAATTCCAATCTAAACTTTTTAATAAAACTATTTCTGTTTCTATATAACTATGATGATTGATATTCATATAAATACATATATATTTTGTATCAATATAATCATCTAAGGTATATTTTAATGATAAAATAATAGAAGTTAAAAAATATAAATTTATATTTTTATAAAAATGATTTATAGTATATTTATTTGAATAATTATTTTTATAAAATTTATTTAAATAAAATAGTGAAATTACCAATGTATCTCTTGAAAAATCAAATGTTTCATAAAAATTATCAATAAATTTTTGTAAAGATGTGCAAAAAAATGATAAAATTATATTTTTAATAATTTCTAATTTATTTCTTCTATTTTTTTTGAAAGTCTCTTTTACTTTATTACTTTCTTTTACTTTATTACTTTCTTTTGCATTATTTTTTCCAATTAATTTATTATTTATTATTAATTTATTATAATCAAAATTTAATATATATTCTAAATTATTTTCAGTAATCATTTTTATAGTTATTTAATAATAAATAATAAATTAATTGTTAATTTTTTTATAAACATTTTTATTTTTCTTTTTCAAATTTTATTTAATTTTATTTAATTTTCATTTTCATTTTTAATTTCTTTTTTTTTCTTTTTGATTGCGAAGTTTATTACGCGCACCAACACCTTGTTCAATTAATATTTTGGTGCTTTCTTTGAGATCAACGAATAAATTTTTGTTATTATCAAAAAAATTTATTATATATTTATATGCAAATAAATAATCTTCTATATCATTACCACCAGTAATAATAATACTTCCAGATCTAAATATTAGAATAGATAATTTATCACTAAACTTTTTCTTTAAAGAGTGTTTATAATAATGTTCTAGATATTTTTCAATATATTTATCACAAATAAACTTGCTATTTATTGCTGGATATTTTACCGGTTGATATACAATACTTAGAAAATTCCCATTTGATTGAATATTATTTTTAGATAATTTATTACATACATCAAAAAGATTTATACAATTATTCAATTTAAAATCACTATTTATCATTGCTATTTTTACATTGGAAATATAACCATTTTCATTTAACATAAAATTTTTACATTTTTTATAAACTTTGCGAATAATATAAGCGCAAGATTTAATGCTTGATAAACCAGTTATTTGAACTTTACCATTCGGAAATAATTTCACAGATACAATATTTTTAATCTGATATTTAGTAGTCCAATTAAATGTAAAACTGTTATAAAATTTTCCATTATTTTTACAAACATATTTATTTGATAATTCCATCGTATCAATATCAGAATTTAAATAAAAACATAAGGTTATTGTAGAAATTCTAAATGACATAAGTATTTTATTTGATTTAATATCATTTATGTCATTTAAAATATCATTAAATTTTTTCCAATTTTCATTACATATACAATTATTGTACTTATTCTTCGGATCACAAATACCGCAATGTGTAAAATTACCATTTAATTCCGGCAATTCAGAACAATCCGTAGAATAATCAGTATCACTTTTTTTACTTGGACTGTTTATTAAGCTATTAAACTTTTCGCTCTCACTCAACTTTTCGTTCTTACTCAACTTTTCGCTCTCACTCAACTTTTCGCTCTCATTCAACTTTTCGTTCTTACTCAACTTTTCGCTCTCACTCAACTTTTCGCTCTCACTCAACTTTTCGCTCTTCATTAATTCTTTAAGTCTTTAAGTCCTCAATGAGGTTCTTTAAGTATATATAGTCTATATCTTTAAGTAATTTAGAAAATGTAAATATATAAAGAAATAAATTATTAGTTAAATGTAAAAAATTTGTGAATGCAACATGGTTTATTTTTACAAGATTGTTTTCTAATTCCTATTCCTCCAAATTTAGGTTTATCTTTACAAGATATACATAATCCACAATCTTTTATTTTACAATTTTTACAATTTTTACAATTTTGAAATCTTGCTTTTTCTAAATTTTTTAAATAATTTGAATTATTCAAGCTATTTAAAATAATTACTGCTTTATATTCATATGAATTCATTATAAATATTTAAAAATAATAAATATTTAAATTTTTTAATTATTTATAAATTTTTAATTATTAACTATTTAACCAATAATTAATTAATTATTATTTACTTTAAGTTAATTATTAATTCTAAAATTAATTTATGAATATTATTATTATCTTTTAAAAAATTAAAAAAAGATTTTATCGGAAAAATTTTACAATCAAAATCAAATGAATCTAATTTATAATATGAATACATAAATAGTAATATTAAATGAATTTTATGTTTTGTTTTATTAGTATTTTTATATAAATTTATCAAAATAATGTAGTCATTCTTATTTAATTTAATATCTGTTAATCCTGATATATCTTTATATTTATTTGATTCTTTTTTTATAAATTTTTGAAATTTTTGAATATAATTAGTAAATTCATCAACTGTTATATTTTCCTCCTTAGATAAAATACTAACTATATCATTAATTTTATATTTTTGATAACTAATTAACCCCATTAATATAATAATTAATAAAAGTTTAAATAATTTAAATAATTAAAAATAATTTTATTTAATTTTTTTCCTTTATTTTTTATTTTTTATTTTCATATTTTATTTTTCTTTTTAAAATTTTATTTTTCTTTTTCAAATTTTATTTTTTCTTTTCAAATTTTATTTTTCTTTTTCAAATTTTATTTTTTTTTTTTATTTTTTTCAAGAAATTAATATTTTGAATAACTAGAAATGCAAGAAAAAGAAAACAGCATATTAGCTGAAAATAAAAGATATGTAGACGAAAATGCTAATAAACAGTATAAAACAAAAAAACAAAAAAAAGAAACTTCTTTTAATGAAAATGTAACAAAAGACAGTAATGACAGTAATGACAGTAATGACGGTAACGATAGTAACGATAGTAACGATAGTAACGACAGTAACAAAGAAAATAAACATAGTAGATTTACAATAGAAACAATTGATGATCTACTTCATTTTATAAGTATGAATGAATCATATGTAAAAAATATTAAAAGAAAGAGAAATACTAGAAGTAAAAAAAAATTAACAAAAAGTCTTATGTATATGTCTATAAATAAATTATTAAGAATTAGACCAGCTTTAATAAAATTAAACAATATGGTCGGTTTAACAGAACTTAAAAATCAACTTCTAGAACAATTATTATTTTTCATATCAGAAGAAGATAAAAACATTATGTTACATACAGTAATAGAAGGACCACCAGGTACAGGTAAAACTACCGTTGCAAATTTAATGGCAGAAATATACAGTGGAATGGGTATACTTAAAAAGAATAAATGTACGGTAGTTAAACGCGAAGATTTAATTGGTCAATATTTAGGTGAAACTACTATTAAAACACAGGAAATGTTAGAAGAGTGTAAAAACGGTGTGATGTTAATTGATGAAGCTTACTCATTAGGTTCAGATGATAATAGAGATTCTTATGCAAAAGAGGCCATTGATTGTATAAATCAATATTTAACAGAAAATGTAGATAAAATTATTTGTATAATCGCAGGTTATAAAGAAGAATTAGATAGATGCTTCTTTTCACAAAATAAAGGTTTAAGAAGACGTTTTCCTTGGAGATTTACCATAAATGATTTTAATGTAAAAGAATTAGTACAGATATTCAAAGATAAAATTAATGATTCATCTTTGTATTTATTAGATAGTAATATAGATGATGATTATTTAATAAGTAAATTCAAAAAAGAATATTTTAAAGGAAATGGTGGTGATATAGATAATATTATTTCCAGAATTAAAATTGTAAATTCTAAAAAAAAATTTTTAAATAATGATTATATTATTGAAAAAGATACTATTGAAAAATCACTTGAAAAATTCTATGATACTAAAAGAATGAATACTAATAATAATTATTTACATATGTACTTGTAATTTTCCCATTTATTATTAACGCGTTTTTCATCAAAATTCTTTTAAATTTATAAGATTACTATTAATAAATTTGTTAAAATTAAATTCGTGAAAATTAAATTCGTGAAAATTAAATTTTAAATAAGTTATTTTTTTTTAATTAAAAATTATTTATATATAATAATGAATGTTAATAATATATAATTCTAACTTTAAAGCTAAAAATTTAAAAAATATATGCAAAGTGAATAATTTAAAGAATTATTCACTGAATTGTAAGAGTGAATTATTAACTAAACTTAATCAATATAAAGCGGTAGTGTATATTCAAACATTTTTCAGAAAAAAAATATATGAAGAATACACATGTCCCATTACACTTGATAAATTGAAATATCCTTTTATTTCAATAAAAAAATCAAATAATGATTTTAGATATTATTCATTGGAAGCATTTGTAGAATATTTAAATAAATCTAATGGTTTGATTGATCCAATATCAAGAGAAATATTGAGTGATAATACGATTAATAATTTAGAATATTTGGTTAAATATTATAAAATAAAGAGTAAATTTAATAATAAAAATTGGAAAAAAAAAATTGATTTAAGAGCAGAATATTTAACATTGACTACTTGTCTAAATGAAGTTATAAATCAAATATTTTCAAATGATGATTTAAGTATAGAATTTATTTATAATGAAATAATTCCACAATTTATTTATTACTTTAATTTTCTTTTAAATAAACATAAAAGCAGTTGTTATTCTCTTATAAAACACTATATAAACTGTTTAAATCATCATAAATCTAATAATAAAAATTATGTGATATATTATTTGAGTTTAATTATATCAATGAATAATTTATGATAAAATTGTAAACTTTTCTTAATTGTAAATTTCTTATAATTGTAACTTTTTTTAATTGTAAACTTTTTTAATTGTAACTTTCATTTTTTTGACAAATTTTGAAAAAAATATTTAATTTTTTTCTATAAATTTTTCATTATTTTTTTCAAAATTTTTCATTGTTTTCAATTTTTTACAATTTTTTATTATTGCAAAAGAAATTTTAAAGAAAATTTATAAAAAAATTATTAAAATAAAAGAAAAATTCGTATAACGATATGGTAGAAGCGCTAATTTTAAAAGATAAAAATAATTTCAATCAGTCATTTATTGCAAATACATTATTTAATATGAATGATCCTTGTGAAAATTATTGTAATTGGGAAGTTCATATAACCGGAAAAGGTACTTTTCCAAATAAAGAAACTTTTAAAAAAGATGGATATTTATGGAATTCGCAAAAGAAAAGTTGGTATAAAAATGTTAATAAAGATTTTGTACCTATGAAATATATTAAAAAGCAAAAACAGGAAGAAAAAGAATATTATAATCATTTGCGCAAATTTAAAAATATATTTAGTCAAAAATATTGTCAAAACGATGATTGTTTTAACAAAAAAGATGAAGGTGAAACTCATTGTCCATATTGTAAATATGAGATGTCATTAGTTGGTGATTTAATATGTCAAGGTTGGATGTCATTCGATTGTAAATATAATGGAAGAACTATGAAAGGATTTAGTACTTGTGAAGGATGTGATAAAGATGCAATGGAATGGGTAGAAGAAGGAATTAGAGTTTGCGGACCTTGTGGACATTTTGGAAATGATAATTCATAAATTACAAATTACTTAAATATTTAAACAAATATTAATTAAAATATATATATTAATTAAAATAAAAAATTAGTAAAATATTTCTTTTTTAAAAATTATAGTTCATTAAATGATTATATCAGAAACATATAAAAACATATATACAAATTCTAATCAGGCGATTCAAATACTTTTTTATATCAGAAAAGCCTTAAATGATTATCATATATGTTTGAAAAATAATGGAATAATAGTAGATGGTACTGCGGGAATGGGGGGAAATAGTGTATATTTTTGTAGATATTTTGACTATGTGTATAGTATAGATGTTTCAGATTATTGTATAAATTATTTAGAACATAATTTAAAAGAATATCAAAATAAATTTATTATTAACGATAATTGTTTAGATATATTAAAAATAATCAAATTTGATATATTATTTTTAGATCCTCCATGGGGTGGTTCAAATTATAAAAGTTATAAATCATTAAATTTATATTTATCTGGTTATAATTTAAATTATGTAATTGAAGAATTATATACAAAATGTAAATTAATTTCTATAAAAGTTCCAATTAATTATAATTTAAATACTAATTCATTATGGAAAATTAAAATAAATAAAATTTATAAAATTACTAATGAATTAAGTTATTATTTAATTATTTATCATAAATAGATTAACTTTTTTTTATTTTCTATTTTTAGACTTTTTAAATTATTATTTTTCTTTTTCTTTTTAGACTTTTTAAATTATTATTTTTCTTTACTTTTTAGTTTGTTTAGTAATTAATAAAATTAAAGAAAAATAAAATATTTGTAAAATAATAAAATAAATATGGTAAATAATTTTATTAATGATCCATTATCTTACAATCGTTTTGTTCCTTCCACAAAAGTAAATAATGGTAGTGCCGTCTATTGTCCTTTTATAAAAACTTCTACATTTCCCCGTAATACTAATTTACCATTACCACAAAATATGAACGGTGAAGTTTCCAATGAAATATGTTTGCCGAATTTTTCTGATCGTTTAAGAAGAAGTAGTGAAATGGCGAATAGTTCATTTGGTGAAAACATTTGCAAAAAAAATAATCCAGTTCATATTCGTTTTGGCGAAGAAAGTCAATGTTACTCTGATAATAATTGTACTCAAAAAATAAATACTTGCCTTGATCCTTATTAAAAATTTTCTTTTTATTTAAAGAAAATATAAATAAAAATTCAAGAAAATATAAATAAAAATTAAATATGAAAACTGGAAAAAATAATGAAATTTTAAAAGAAAAAAAATGACAATGAAAATGAAAATGAAAATGAAAATGAAAATGAAAATGAAAATGAAAATGAAAATGAAAATGAAAATAAAGAAGAAGAAAAAGATTTAGCAAGTGCTTATATTCAAAAAATTTGTGCTAGTTATTTTGAAATTAAAAGAAGAGAAAAAAATAATAAACTATAAATTACTTAAAAATAACTAATTAATTAAATGTAACAAAGTAACTAATTAATTAAAAGTAATTGATTAACGAAGTAACGAAGTAACGAAGTAACAAATGAGAATTCACTATATTAATGATAATAAATTTAATACAATTAAAAAGAATCTACTTATGTGGATAGATGAAAAATTAAATGAAGATAATAGATGTATTTTTCATTTTAGTGAAGAATTATCAGAAGATGATAAGAGTTATATTTTCTCCATTTCTGATAATTTTATTATTGAGAGAAATTATAAAAATAATTACGATAATAATTTAAATTGTAATAACTTAAATAGTAATAATTATGATATTGTTATGAGAGCGGGTAGAAAATATGCAAATAAATTACTCAAAAATAATGGTCATAATATGGGAATAATTCACTATATGAATGAAACATTAAGCAATACTAATATTAATATTAATAATATTAATTTAAAACTAAATATTTTCTTTATAAGTTTTGCAATTTTTTATATTATGAATAGTTTTGCTTATTTATGTGTTTTTAAATATTTATCAAATTATATTTAATTGATATTTTTTTAATTTTTATTACATTTCTTCATTTTATTAATTTATTATTTATAATGTGTTTCTTATTATTTTACTTTAAATTATTACTTAAAGATAATAATGAAATTTTTATATAAACATAATTGAATAACTGTAACTACGCCAAAATAGTTTCAATTATTGAATTACTTTTATATGACATCGCATAATAATAATGAAATGAATATTTTGAGTAACGAGGACACGAGTAACGAGGACACGAGTAACGAAAAAGCAGTGGGATATTCGATCACGGCAAAGGGATACAAAATTCCATTAGATGATAAAAAGGTAAATGATATTAAAAGAGAATTAATGATATTGCCATATGGTGAAAATATGACAAGATATCCAGTTTTCAGAATATCAGAAAAATATTTGTATATTCCGAAATATTATGGATTAAAAAAATTTGGCAAAGTTGAAATTATCAAAGAACAAGAAGGACAAAATATTGAAATAGAATTTAAAGGAAAATTAAGAGATTATCAAGTAGAAACGTGTAATAAAATTTTAAAATATATTAATGATAATCAATCAGGGTTAGCGAGTATTTATACCGGATGGGGTAAAACTTGTGGTGCATTATGGATATTATCGCGCATTAAAAAGCAGACATTGGTCATAGTACATACAGAAAATTTATTAAATCAGTGGAAAGAAAAAATCGTTGAATTTTTGGGAATAGAGGAGGAAGATATTGGAATTATACAGGGCCCAAATGTTATTGTTGAGAATAAGAAAGTGGTATTGGGAATGATACAGAGTATATCAATGAAAGAATATACAAATGAGACATTTAAAAATTTCGGATTTACAATATTTGATGAATGTCATACAACACCAAGTAGAGTATTTTCGCGAGTTTTTTATAAAATTGGTACTAAATATAATTTAGGATTATCTGCTACATTAACTCGGGCAGATGGATTAACAAAAGTAATTAAATATTTTTTGGGAGAAACAATAGTCAATTTGCGATTAAGTATAATTACGCCTAAAATTACCATTAAATATACCACTATTGAACCGATTGAGGAGAAAAAGATGGTAAATGGAAAAGTAAATATACCATTAATGGAAAATGAATTGTGTAGAAATTTTGAAAGAAATTTAGAAATAATAACATTAATTAAGAAAAAGTATAATGAAAATAGAAAAATATTAGTATTAAGTGCACGTGTAGAACATTGTCGCACATTGCAAAGATTAATGGGAGATCAATTTAGTACTGGTTTATACATTGGAGGAATGAAGAATGAGGCATTAAAAGAATCTAATAAGCAAAGAGTAATTTTTGGCACATATAAAATGGCAAGTGTTGGTTATGATAATCCAGAATTAGATACATTAGTATTTGCTACACCAAAATCAAATATTGAACAAGCAGTGGGAAGAATATTGCGTCAAGAAAATAAGAATGAAGCAGAAGTGATAGATTTTGTAGATGCATTTTCAATATTTAATTTTTTCTATTTTGCGCGAATTAAATTTTATCAGAGAAAAAAGTATTCTATCGATTATGGAAATGGAAGAAGTAACGGGAGTAACGGGAGTAACGGGAGTAACGGGAGTAACGGGAGTAACGAAAGCGCAAATTTTAAAGAAATAGAAAAAGAAGTATTAGATAATAAAATTTGTTTGATATAAATTGAAAAATAAAATTTAAAATTGGAAAAATAAAATAGAAAAAAATAAAATAGGAAAAAATAAAAAATTAAAAAATAACGCAGCAAAAAAATTACAAATTTTTTTTTATAAAAATTATTTAAATATTTAATAAAGTAAAGAAAATAAAGAAATTTTTAATAAAAAGAAATATGCCGAATACAAGACTATCTTCTACGATTAATAAAAAGAAAAATAACGCAGCAAATAAAATTCAAATGATTTATCGTAAACACAATGATAAATTATATACAAATTTGGTAAATGAAGTATATAATTTATATGAAAATTCTAATATTAAACCTATTAATACAGATGTTTTGGATGTTATTAAAAAATGTTATATTCGTCTTAGAAAGAATGACTTGAATGATTTATATTTTAAAGAATTTTTAGATGATTTGTATCTATATTTTACTCAGAACAATAGTGAAAACAATAATAATAATGATTATAATGATGAAAATAATTATTTAAAATTTTTAGTTGAGAAAATTAGTGAAAAATATTTGGTTATATTATTTAAGAGAGCGGGAATTAAAAATATTACTATTAATAATTATAAAAATAATAAAGTTGTAAAAGAATTTTTATCAGATGTTGTCGAAGAAGTGTCATTAGAATCTTTTTCTATAGACGAATTAATTAGAAGAAATGTTTAAAATTATTTATTTAATTTTTCTTCTTTGTGTTAATATATTATTAAAAACAGATGAATTATTATATTTATTTGTTAATAATAAATGAGATGAATTATTAATTATTTTACTATTTAAATTTTTAGATTTATTTATAATTTTTAATCTATTATTCATTAAAGTAAGTATATGAGAGTTATTAGCTTGAGAATTAAGTAGTAAATTTTGCGACGTCATTATTTTTAAGTATAATATAATATATTTTTTTTTTATTTTAATTATTTTTGTAATTGTTTTTTGCTTTTTGTAATTATTTTTTAATTATTTAAAAAAGTAATTTAATACTAAAATTAATAAACTGATAACAGATAATAAATATTTGATACTTATTAATAATTATCAAATATTCATTAAATTTTAAAGCGAAAACGATTACAAAAAATAAAACAATTAAAAAAGCAAAATGGATAAAATAGTAAATGATTTGGAGGATTTTGTATTGCCGGAAAAGGAACTAAGAGAAAAGTCGCAAGAAGAAAAAGATGCAATTAGATTATTATTGTATAATTTGATAGAATTTACAAATGAGAATAATGATAAATATGAATCAATGAATGATTTTAGAAAGGAGTTTACGAGATATTATAATAAACATTGTAGAATAAATAAAATGCAGGATGTAAGAAAAATAGATTTAATTTTAGACTATAGAATATTAATTGAACAAAATAAAATAACAGAAAACATAATTTTGGAAAAATTGTTATGTAAAAAACCATCGAGAAGTATTTCAGGTATTATTTCAATTACATTAGTGATGAGTCCATTTCCAAATGGTCAATCATTTTCGTGTAAACATAATTGTTATTATTGTCCAAATGAACCGGCACATAAAGGAAATAATTTTCAGGCACAACCAAGAAGTTATTTATATCACGAACCAGCGGTAAGAAGAGCGAATAGAAATAGTTTTAAAGCATATGAACAAATGTTGGATAGAATGAATACATTATTTGGAAATGGTCATATTATTGATAAATTGGAAATTATAGTAGAAGGAGGAACATATACAGAATATCCAGTGGAATATTTAGAGGAATTTAATAGAGATACATATTATGCGGCAAATACATTTTTTGATAATTATAAAAGATTACCATTATCGCTAGAAGAGGAAGTAAATATAAATAAAACGGCGAAAGTGCATATAATAGGAATATGTATTGAAACGCGACCAGATGCATTAAGTGATCAATGGATCAATCATTTTCGCGAATCGGGAGTGACAAGAATACAATTGGGAGTGCAAAGTACTCATAATCATATATTAAAAAAAATTAATCGCGGTCATACAGTTGAAACAGCATTAGAAGCAATGGAGTACTTAAAGAATTTTGGATATAAAATTGATATACATATAATGCCGGATTTACCATACACCACACCAGAATTAGATCGTCAAATGTTTGATTATACTTATAGTGTATTACAGCCGGATCAGATTAAAATTTATCCTTGCGCAGTTGTTCCTTGGACTATTATTGAAAAGTGGTATAATCAGGGTAAATGGGTTCCATATACTCCGGAGGTATTAAAAGGAGTAATGGATTATGGAATGATGAATTGTCCAGATTGGATAAGATTGCCGAGAGTGATAAGGGATATTCCAGGAGTGTATATTCAGGCGGGAAATAAGAAAACAAATTTGCGGCAAACATTAGAAGTTTCGCGGGATATAAGAGAACGAGAGATAGAGAGACATTCGGAATATTATAATAAACCGGCGAGAATATTTATAGAGGAATATACAAATGATGATAATTGGGAAAAGGGAATTAAAGATTATTTTATTAGTTATGAATCCATGGATAAAGTTGCATTATTTGGATTTATTCGTTTGAGACTTCCATCAAAAGATTCGTTCGAAAAAAACAATTTCACAATCAACAATGAAATTTTATCCGCACCACACATTTTATTTAAAGTACTTAAAGATAAAGCGCTGATAAGAGAGTTGCATGTATATGGATATAATACGGAGGTAGGAAAGGAGTCGAGAGCGAGTCAGCATAGAGGAATAGGAACAAAATTATTGAAGGAGGCGGAGAAGATAGCTAGAAGAAATTTTTATTCGGGAATAGTGGTAATATCGGGAGAGGGAGTAAAAGAATATTATAGAAAGAAAGGGTATAAAGAACAAGATACATATATGTATAAGGAATTTATGGTAAATAAAATAATTAATCATTGCAATAACAGTAATGTTTTAAATTGGATGATATATATATTTGCGACGTTAATTCCATTTATTTTATTGACTAAAATTTAATTATTACGGAGAATATTTTAAAAATTCGGTGAGTAATTTTTCTGGAATTTTTTTTTTCTGTTTTTAAACCATTAAACCCTATACTAATTCTATTAGCTTTTGAAAAAGTAATCACTTGTCTATCAATGAGAGTCGATTTAGTAATATATACTGATTTTCCAAATATTATTAATTTTCTTCTTATAATTTTTAAATTTCTAATTATAGTATACAAGACATTGCGATTAAATTTAATAAATATATTTTGTTTAAATATTTATTAAATTAATAATTAATAAAAATTATGCATTTGTTAATATAATACTTATATATATAATATTTAATTACGTTAAATACTATACAAGAATTTATTATTATCTTCGAAAAAATTTTTTATACTATTATCTATTTTTCCAGTAGATAAAATATTTCCGGGATATTTTATATATTTTATAAAATTTAATGTAGTAACTAAGTTATAATTATTATCATATACATTAATTTTAATAGAATTATTACCATTAAATCTATTTCTTATTTCATCATTAAAACCTGTAATTCTTATATAAGAAGTATTATTTAAAATATCATTATATATAAAAAATCTTAAAATATAGTTACTATTTGTTTCAAATGTCCTTTGATTATAACTTGAACTATATTTAGCAGTATACATACTATAAAAATTATCAAATATTATTTTTACATCATCTGTTTTATTATTTAATGAATCTATGTTTTCTTCTAATTCATAATATAATATTATAGAATCATTACTGGTATTTATATCTTTCATTGTAATAAATCTATCATTATCCCATTCATTTTTTAGTATTAATTGGGCGTTAGCATTATTATCTATAATATTTTTTTCACCTTGAATATTTTTAGAGAATAGAGATTTTAAAATAAATACAGCATCATCATTTACATATTTATTATTCTTATTATGTTTATATTGTGAATTAATTGTTCTATCATCCCACTCATATAAAACTAAATTTTCTGATAAAAATTCTACAGTATTATTAGTTACAATCGCGTCTTTAATATTTAAAGATATCAAGACTAAAAATTCATCATTACCATTAATATTATTATTTACTTTTAAACTTTGAACATTTAAACGATTTATTTGCGCATTATTTGCTTGAAAATTTGGCAACAAACTATTAGAACCAGACATTATTATTAAATTTAATAAATATATTTTATTTAAATATTTATTAAATTAAAAATTAAAAAATTAAAAATTAAAAATTAAAAATTAAAAATTAAAATTCAGAAAAACATAAAACTACATAAAGATATCGCACAATAAATAATTGCTAGAAGCCTCTTTAGCTCAGTTGGCAGAGCGCAAGACTTTTAATCTTGTGGCCGTGGGTTCGAGCCCCACAAGAGGTATTTTAGTTAGAATGAATTGTCTTTTCAAATTCATTTTAAATGCCCCCTTAGCTCAGCTGGATAGAGCGTCAGACTTCTAAGTAATAATATTACGAAGTTTATCTGAATGTCGTCGGTTCGATCCCGACAGGGGGTATCTAAAATGAATTTATTTTAGAAATAATAATTAACAATTACGATTTAAGTGATTACTATTGTAATAATCTTCTTGCTAAGTCTTCTATTTTTTCATTTTTGTTTGTACCTAAATATATATATGTGTTAATTTTATCTCTTAAATTTTTTCGCAAAGTTGTCCACCAGATTGGATTAGTATATTCCATAAATATAGTTTCATCTTTGTTTCGAAAAAGCAATCTAAAATTTATACCTTCATTTGTTATATTTATACTTTTATCATTTAATTGTATATATATAATACGAAATCTAATATAAAATGTTATAGTTGGAAAATCAGTACTAAATAGTGAATATCTACTATTTATACTATTTTCAAAAATCATAAAATTAAAATCTTGAACAATTGCTTCATCATTAGAATCATTATTTTTAGAGACTAAAAAAGCATTATAACGAACTATATTTCCTAATTTAACAGAATAATTCGGAGTAAATGCATCAATTATTATTTTTAAATTTGTATTTTCAGTGACGGGTAACATTTTTGTATTTGATTGAGGTTGTAAATATAATGTTATTTGATTATCAACAACATTAATACCAGTTAGTATTTCATAATAATCTTCATTATTTAAAATTAATATTAAATTTGGTGGATTATCCGTTGCATTATATTTTCCTTGAGTTTTTTTATTAAAGATATTTTCTAATAATGATAACGCTGCTTTATTTTCATATTGAATATTATAATTATATTTAGTATCAGAATTTAATGTGCGATTTGACCATTCAGTTAATTTTAAATTTTCGGTTTGAAATTCTATTCTGTCTTCAAATACATTTTCTCCTGATATATTTAATGTGATTAATACTAATTCATCATCATCTTTTGTAGAATTATTTAATGTAGTATTAGAGCTATTCAAAGACAAACCTTGTAAGCTTAATTTATTAAATTGTGCATAATCTTTTTGCAAATTACTTAACAAACTTTTTGACATATTTTAATTATTTAATATTAATTTATAAAATAAAAATAATAAAATTAAAAATTCACAATTTAATAAATAAAAAAAATAATAAAAAAATTATAATATAATAATAAAATAATTGTTATGTCATCAGTTGGTTCTAATTTTTTCAATGAATTATTAAATTATGAAATTCAAAATACAGATGATCCAAACGATGTATTACAAAACGCGACAAGAGCTCAGGCAAGATTAGGCGCAATATGGAGAAATAACCCAAAAGCCGTTTTATTAAAATCGCAAAAATGTTCTGGTATGGGCACAAATGGAGTCCAAGAGCCATTAGGTGGGCCAATAAATGAAAATATAGATTATGGATTTAACGCGCCGGGAACTACAAAAAAATATGGTGCTTGTAATTTGCCTGAATTACCATTTTGGTCATTGAGTGAAAACGCGCATAAAAGTTCTAAAAAAGTAACAATAGATGAAAATAAAAATAATATCGAAAATACAAAAGAAAATTTCAGGGAAGGAATGAGTAACGAAGGAATGAGTAACGAAAGATTGAGTAATAGTAAAGAAAATATGGGTGATAATAATTATTTAATGATAATTTTATTAATAGTGGTAGTAATATTAATAATATTGGGAGTATGTATGGCAAAGACTGCTTAATTAAAATATATTTTATTAAAAATTTTTTGAGTAATAATATTGTACATAAAATCGATGTAAAATTCTTCAAAAATATACAATTTTAATTTTAGATCATTAAACAAATTATTAAATATATGTTTCTGATCATTGGTCAAATTATGATCTTTATGATTTAATTTAAACTTATATTTAATTTTATTTGTACCATAATTTATTAAAAAACAATTATAAATATTATGAACTATATCTAAAAATTCAAACGAGCTTATATTTTTAATACCTATAAATTCTGGTTCATAATATAATAATTTACGATAAAAATTAGCAATTTTTAATTTTTTTTCTTTATTTTTTTCTATATTTAGTTTTTGAACGTTATTTATTTTTTCATATTCTTCATTTAAATTATCTGAATCATAATCATTATCATCAGACATATATTAAATTACCATTACAATAATGCAATTTATTAAAATTAATTTTTTATTAATTATTAATTGGTCCATTTGTTGTTATTCTTAAAACACTATTTTCATTTATATCTAAATTAGAACTTTGATAATAAACAATACCAAAAAATTCTTTAGTATAGTTGTCTTGTATTTGTTCAATATTATTAAGTAATAAATTAGTATCACCTAAATTAATTTGAATTACTGATAAAGCATTATTTACCTTATTTATTCTTATATATTCTGTTTCAAAAATTGCAGTAAATGCTCCAAAATTAAATGAATTACCATTTCTACTATTACTTTGGTAAGTGAATTTATTAGTAGGTCCTGATAAATCTTGTATTGTAAATAATTTCCAATTATGATTATATTTATTTTCGATTGTTTCTCGTATCATATCATCAAAAGAACTTGCAAAATTAAAATTTGAATTAGAATCTTCATTACTATCTTTTTCTAGACTTATTAACTGTGGATTCAAATCAATATTTATATACTGATTTAATATACCAATATCATAATTATCTGTATTTCTTTTTTCTATATTTCCTATTTGTTTATTACCTAATGATAATGTTACAACTAGTCTAATAATTTCATTATAATAGTCTTCGAATTTAATATTTAATCTATAAGTAAATTCATTATCACTTCGAGAAAAATATGACACCTCCAGATATTTCTCTATAGGAACTACTAATTTAAATGTCAATAAAGATGAAAATCTAAGGTTTAAAAACGGATAAAATATTAAATAAAAGATTTTAAAAAAAGTAGCTAAAGGTAAACTATCTAAAGGTAAACTATCAATAAATATTGATATTTTTCCAGTATAATTATCAACAATTTGACTATTAAAGTTATTTTCATAAAAAAATGTTACTTCATCTCCCATTACGGAATAATCAATTAGTGTCAAAATAACAACACTGTTATTAATCATAACAATCATATTTGGATTATTATTTTTGAAACTATAATTTCCAAGACTGTCATCAAAAGATGCTCTTAATAATTCAACGACATCATTATCAGATAAATTAATTTTTATTTTATTAGGACGATCTGACCATATAGTAGCTAATATATTATCTTTATTTGCAGTGATAGTATTACTATCAACATTTAAAGTGGCATTATACAAATAAAAATTTTCAAATACAAAAATTTTATCACTAATTACATTATTAGTATTTAAAGCATTCGTTACTTTTAAATTCTGAACTTTTAATCTATCATATTGAGCACTATCTTTTTGACTTCTTACAAGTAAAGAATTACTTCCGGGCATTATGTTTATATTTATTATTAATAAATTATTTTTATTTTTATTTTTAGTAAAATTTTTAGTTCCATTTAAGAAAATACTGCTATAAGTATGTTCTTAAACGGTTCTAATGGGGATCGAACCCATGACCCTGTGGTTAACAGCCACATGCTCTGACCATCTGAGCTATAGAACCATAATATTATATAAACGATATCTTTAAGTAGTTTTATGTTTTTAAATTAATAAAAAAAAAATAAAAAAGATTTTGAATTATTCAATTATGGAAAAAAAAAATTAAAATTTTTATAAAATAAAAAGAATATGATTATTTAATTAAATTTCACAAATAAAATTTTTAATAAGTTTAAAATAAAACCTATTAGAAAGTTTATGTTATGTTTATAAAAAATATTTAGTAATTTTTTACGTTTTTAGCGTTTTTGTTTTTAATAATAGTTGTGATTGATTTTAAATAAAATTCGGGAACTCGCAATTCTTTTTCAAATAATTTCGGACAATTATTATTAATATTTTCTTCCAAAGAATGACTATACTTACATCCATACTTAAATCTGTTTATAAAAGAATTTGCTAACATTAATGATTTTGTAAAAGAGTTTTCTTTCATTGCATTTTGTAAATATAATAGAAAAATACAGTTTGTTTCTAAATTTTCATTGTTTTTATAATATTTTTTTACTAAATATTCAAATTTAGGTACTGATTTATCATTTAAGCTGTCGTCTTCTTTACTACCTTGCGAACAACCTTTTTTTTTGGCTCTTCCGCTGGTGTCTCATCAACAGTAGCCGCATCTGCTACTACATCATCAGCCTTATCAGTCTTCTCAGTCTTCTCAGTCTTCTCAGTCTTCTCAGTCTTCTCAGCCTTGTCATCCTTCTTCTTGGTTTCCTTCTTATCATCAGAAACATCAACAATCTTCTTATCCGCAGCAGAGTCACCAGTGGCGGTATCCTCTGACTTGGGATAATGAACCTTGAGATAACGCTGAATATTGAAGAATGTGAGTGGCTGATCAGGATCGCGAAGAAGCTTCTTGAGCTTGAGACCTGCATCAGAAGACTCAAGTAGAATGTAACGGCGATTTTCGGGGTTCTGAATATCATTGCTCTTAACATACTCATTAATACTTTTGGTAATAAACTGGCGAGAATAAAGCTCACCCTTTTCTAGCTTAAGGAATTCGCAAAGTTCCTCAGTAATCTCAATAGGCTTTTCTAGCGCACCCAGCTTACGAGGAGTATTTGGATCTACGGGCTTCTTAACTCTCTTTGCTGGTTTACTCGCCGCAATGCGAAGCTTATTGACTTCCTTCATTAGAGTCTTCATCTCGCTCGCAAGTGACTTATTAGTAGAAGTTAAAGTATTAATCAGCTCGGTCATATTAGTCATTTGCTTAACAATTGGGTCAACTTGTTCATCTTGGGTCTGGGTTTCGGTCTCGGGTTCGGTTGCCATATTACTTTTTTTGTTTTTGTGTATAAAGTTTATTATTACGTATCTTTAAGTATATTACTATTTTGTAAAATAAATTAAGTAAAAACAAAAAAGAAGAAACAAAATTTAAAATTAAAAAAAAAAATAATAATAAAAATAATAACAAAAAAATAAAATACTTAAAATTTACTTTGAAATTATATTTAATAAATTATTTATTTAAACTATTTTATATTTAGATAAAATGAGTTATTATCAATGTAAATATGATGATTGTGATAAAATATTTTTACATAAAGATTCTTATGTAAAACATTTCAAGAAAAAACACGGAGATAATTTAACGTACAATACTTTATCAGATCATCATCGTAAAATTTATATAAATAGTTTTTATATTAGGACTTATAAACATCCAGAAACTATACGTTTCAATATTAAGAGATTACTATCGACTAAATCATCTCTTACAGATGAAGAGTTTAAAAATCAAGTAAATAACGCTATTAATAATAATCTAATATTACATCAAAATAACGAACAACAAAATATTGATAATGATGAAGGAATTAGTTGTTATCCTTGTACTGTTCCAACTTTTCCTGTTTCTCTAAAATGTGAACCAGTTCCTATAACTGCAAAAGTTGTTTCTTCCGCAAAAAATATAAATTGTGTTATGCCCAAAAGTGATTCTACATTATCTTTCGGAAAGTTTAATGATACTTTCATCGCGGATACAATTAGTGATAAATTACCAAATAATTTTCCTAAAAGAGAACAAGTAGTTCCAGATTTATTCAATTTAGAAACAGAAGAAAAATTAGAAGAAAAGGAATCACAAAGCCCAAAGAAAAGAAAAAGTTTTGTGATTAATTTATCAGACGAACAATTAAAGAATAGTCGTGTTATATATAATTTGGAAAATATAAGTATGAAAGAAATGAATGATATGTTAAATGGTACAAAAAAATTTAAAAATATAGATTTAAGTGATAATAATTTCATTAATAATAAAAGTAATTATTTTGTAAAAAATGTAGAAAAATTTTACAAAAATGATCTGGATACAATATTTAATTTAGAAGAATATATCAATTATCTTTTGTATAATTTTTAAATAAAAATAATTAAAAGCATTTTCATTTTATTTTCAATAAAAATATTTCATAATTTAAGAATTTACGTTTAAAATTTTTTACAAAAAAATAAAATACTTAAAGCTTTGCAGGTATAAATAAGTAACAAAAGAACCGGAACACAAAACAAAACAATGTCAAAGTCGCAGCATTTTATTTTCTCAAATGATTTCAATATGGAAGATGTAGTTTTTAAAGAGCCAAAGAAGAATGCTGCAGGTGGTCAAAGTATTCTACTAAATTACACCCATCCAGTTACTAAGAAGTCGGGGCCGCTTATCATTCAAACACCCAAGATGAAGACTCCATTTGGTGTAGCAGCAGACAAGCCCGAAGGTGCTACTATTACTAAGTATTCTATCAATGGCAGTCTGGCTGGAAAGGACAATAACAATGAAAATCTCAAGGCTTTTACGAACATCATTCACAATCTGGATAAGTATGCGCAGGAAATGGCCGTACAGAATTCCGAGGAGTGGTTTGGCAAGAAGTACAAGGCGGATGTAATTTCAGAATTTTATAAAAGCGCGGAGAAGATTCCGAAGGATCCCAAGTATCCTACTACTCTCAAGATGAAACTTCCTACCCGAATTGTCAATGATAAGACTGTTCCGCAGTTTGACATTTACAATGAGAGCAAGGAGATCGTCAATATTGTCGTCAATGACAATGAGCTTGATCTTTCTTGTCTTCAGAAGGGTGGTGAAATCGTGGCACTTTTGCAGTGCTCTGGTATCTGGTTTGTCGGCAAGAATCAGTTTGGTCTTGGATGGCGCGTCCTTCAGATCAAGACATTCACAACGCAGAAGCTTGTTGGATATTCCATCATTGATGATGACCCGGAAGAGGAAGTGGAGGAGGAAGAAGAGGAAGTGGAGGAGGAAGACGACGAGGAAGTCGGTTAAATCATTTACAATAACAACACAAAGCAGTAACAAAAAACAGTAACAAATACAGTAACATTAATTTTTAAATCTTAAATTTTTTTTTTACCATTACTTTTTACTATTACCTTTTACCATTACTTTTTACTATTACCTTTTACTATTATTTTTTCACATAATTACTTTTTAATGATAAATTTTTTACTATTACTTTTTAATGATAATTTTTTTCACATAATTACTTTTTTATAATATTCGATATATTCTAAAAAAGTAATAAATTTATTTAGTTTTTTTTGTATAAAAGAATAGATATATGTCATCATAATTTATATCTTTTTTAGATATTTCGCTAATTTTGGTATCATTGATTAATATGTTTTTTTCCAGATCAATAAATATATAATGACCAAAATTTTGACTACCATAATGTTTTATTAAACCGGTTAATATATAAGTATCATTATTAAAAGTGATAGTTTTGGCTATATCTAGTTTAATTTTAAGAATATTGATAAAAATTATTATATCGCCTAATTTTTTAATTTTGCAAGTTTTAGTTGTATTTGTAATTGTCTTTTGCCTCAATTTTTTAGAACAATTATCACATTCTAATTTATGTTGTTCTGTATTTACTAAATTTTTAATAGAATCTTCTACATTTTCTGTAAATACTGAAAAAGTCAATATTGAATCTGATTTACTTCTGGATGTTTGACAAATATTACATTTATAATAATATTTGACTTTATTTGTTATATAATTATCCAATTCGGGTAATTTATCTGTTAATAAAGTAATTGTTTCTTGAGAATCATTTTGATTATCACAGTTTAATGTATCACTTAAAAGTTTCATTACAGGCATTGGATTAATTATATTATCTTTATATTCTAAATGTTTATCAATTATTCTTTTTGTATTTTCATTTTTTAATAAAATTTGAATAATAACATTTAGATAACAATTATTTGAAAAATTCATAATACCATAATTTTCCGACATTAAATTTTACTAATTTAAAATTATTTAATTATTATTTAATTTTAAAATAACCTTATATTATTTTGTAAAATTTAGAAAAAAATAAAATTAAAAATTAGAATTCACAATAAAAAAAAATAAAATTCACGATAAAAAAATAAATTTATGAATAGTAACATTTCTTCAAGCCCATTTTATTTATAAATTTTGCGCAGCATTTACAAGGAGTAGATAAACCAACTTCTCCATATTGTAAATTATTACTTACAGTTTTTTTTGTTCTAATATTTTCTGAATCTTTTATTTTTCTCACTACAATTAATATACTTTTCTTTAATTCATTTTTCGTTATATTCCTCAATGCATTATTTATGGCATCCACCTCTGCGTGAACTGACCATTTATTATTTAATTTATTTTCAATTACACTATATTTATTATAACCTGTTCCTACTATTTTTCCTCTATAAACTACAACTGCCCCGTGATTTGATACTTTTAAATTTGATTTTTCGGCGTTTAATATAGCTTCATTTATATACTCTTTTTTCATACAAAAAAAAATATATAATGAACTAATGTTTAATTAAAATAATTATATATATAAATTATTATTTTTTTAAGTAAATCTTTATTAACGAAAAAATAAAATTGCAAATTTTAACAATTCAAAATGAAAAAAGTAAAAAACCAAAAGTTAAAAAACAAAAAAATGAAAAAAAAAGTTAGCAATTTAAAAAGTAAATTTGCCGCCGAAAGAAGTTACAGCCGCAGCGGAAGGTTTTTTGTTAAATAGTGGCATCATTAACATTACAATTAAAGTTAATACAATGAAAAATACTAGGAAAGACATCCAGGAATTTGATGCGTTTTCTAAACGTCTTTCTGATACACAATTATCGCGAAAGTAACGATCTAATTCACCAGGATTTTTAAATGTAATTAAACCTTCTGGGCCAAGTTTAGTATCATATCTATTTGTATGAACTAAACCGAGAGTATTATTATCAAAATCTCTTTTGACTTCGCAGATAAATCTTTTATTTCCCATTTTTATTTATTAATTATTATTTTTATTTTTATTTTTATTTTTTTACCCATCGCGTTTTTTTAAATTACTTAAAGTTAACGCATTAATTTACTTAAAAAGAAAAAATTTAGCTTTAAGTACTTTAAGCCGTTATCTTTAAGTAAATTAACACTGGCGCGTTGAAGGGCTTGTAAATTTTTAACATTTAATTTTAAAATTTAGAACTTATTTAAAAGTAAAAATAAAAAAATATTTAAACAATAAATAATAAATCACAATAAAAAATTTAGTAAACTCAATATTATCAAATGTTTCCCAAGCGTCAATTTTGCATTGATAAGTTTTGTGAAATATTTAAAACTATTCAAGACAATGTTCTTGTTATTAATTTAGAAAAAGGTATTTTTAATGAAACTGTTAAATTATGTAAAGAAAAAAATGAAGAACTTAAATGGGCAAATTCTTTTTTATTTAAAACTTACGCTAAATTAGCCAGAAAAGTAATTGCAAATTTAACATATACACCCAATGCAGAATACGTTAAAAATAATATATTAAACAAAATTTGGAAGCCAGAATCATTGGCTTCAATGACTCATAAAGAATTATATCCAGAATTATATGAAAATTTGAAATTAACTATTATGTCTAAATATATTAGCAACAAAACCGAAGAACAAGAACACGACGGTTTCTTTAAATGCGGAAAATGTAAATCAATGAAAACAACTTATACACAAGCACAAACACGTTCTGCAGATGAACCAATGACAACTTTTGTAACGTGCTTAAATTGTAATAATAGATGGAAATTTTAATTAATAAAATCATTTGTTAAAAATTAATTAATGTCATTTGTTAAAAAATTAATTAATAACTTTTACTTGGTTTTTATTTTTTTTAATAAATTATAAATTTAAATTATTGTTCTATAATAAATTAATACAATGCCAAAGAGAAAAATAGAAATTGTATATGATAAAAATTTAAGTAAAGAACAATTATATCAAAATGCAAAGCAAGAAATTAAAGATATATATAATTTATTAAAAAATCAAAAACAAACAAAAAAAGATAAAGAATTTTATGAATTATTATCTAATATTGATAAAAATAAAGATTCTTATTTTCGTATATTATTTTTATTATCTCTTTATTGCAATTATTTTCACAAAATCAAACATAAACTTGATATAACAAAATTAAACTCTTCATTAACTTCTGAATGTTACAAAAAAAATAATTTTGTTATATTAGACATACAAAATAATCACTTAGAATTATTAAATGATATAAACATTTTTTTTAATACTGACGCGAATAATATTGAAGAAATTACTGGTAAAATATTATATGATATTTATAATATTGAAATACAATTAAAACCTCAATAATTATAAAGTTCTGGTTGTATAAAATAATAAATACTCAAAAATGTTATTAAAAATATTAAATAATTTTTGTTAATTTTATTATTTTTCTTAATTTTATTAATTTTTTCTTTTTTAAATTTGCTAACAAATAAAAAGTACCAAATTAATGGTATTAACATAATTAAATGTGTTATAATACCTGATATATAAAATTCACTTTTATTATTATAAATAATTATAAATGATAATAAACTAATCAATGATAAACTAATTGCAATAAAAAAATGATTTATATTTTTTGTATAAAAAAATAACGATGAAGCTAATAATGCTAAATAAGTTATAAATAAACTTCTTTTTAATATTTCATTTATTTTTAGTGGAAAAGTAATATCTCTATTTAATATTAGTTTTGTAAATATATGATCACCAAAAATAACATATATAAAATATAATAATAAATATATAAGACTCAATAAATTCATTTATAATTTATTTATTATTTTATTTTCATTTTTCAAATAAAGCATTTTTATTTTATTTAATAATTTTAATAATAATAATGAATTATCCATATTTAGACAAATTACCCTTATTCCCTTTAATTAAAAATTTTCGCGCAAATACCGTATTTAATGCATTTGTATTAGCGGCTATATTTCAAACAATTTTATTAAGTTTAACATTAAGTACTCGTGATTTTATACAGAGATATCAAGAAAATCCTCAACTTAATTTTTGGATTTCTATATTATACATTTTCTTTTTAACATTAATATCATATACCATTATGTATCTCGTATTTGGTTTTGGTTCAGGAATGTTAGTAAGCTCTTAAATTTTGTAATTTTACTTGATTTAAATTTTTGATTAATTTACTTTTGATTAATTTACTTTTTACTTAATTTTTTACAAAATATAGCGCAAGAATAAATAAGAGTACTCAATAGAAGTGTTTTTATTAAATCAATAGATTTTACATTACAATTATAAACATTATTAATATTGCTAATTAGATAATAAATTATAATTAGTGATATACCTAAAAACATATAAAACCAGTTAATTTTGGCAATTGAAAGTATTAATAATAGTAAAATAATTTTTATGGATAAAATCATATATAAAGTAAAATTATCAATATTACAGTTTACAAAAAACATCACAAATATTATATAAAAATTAATGAATACTAACCAAGAAACTAAATTGGATACTGTTTTTTTATTGATAATATTAAAAAAAAATAACATTAATACTACCAATTCATATATAATAATTATACTTGAAATACTAACAGAATTATTAATTTCAATATTATTTTTCATTAAAACTATAATAAATAAAAATAAATAAAATTCAAAATAATAAATTCCAAAATAATAAAATTGAAATTAATAAATTCTCAAATAATATATTCCAAAATGAATAAAATATTTGAATGTGAAATTTGTTTAGAAAATTTTCCTATCGATTGTTTTGAATTTATGCCTTGTATGCACAAAATGTGTTCTTTTTGTTTTAATTCATTATCTAAAACTGAATGTCCTTTTTGTAAAACATCCATCATAAATTTAAAACAAAATAATAGAAATCATATAGATTTAAATTCACATATTGAAACATTAGAAGATGAAACATTAGAAAGAGAAATAGATAAAATACGTGAAAATCAATATGATAAAGATTATAATAAAAGTTATAATTTTATCAATGAAAACAAAAATAAAAAAAGAAATAAAAATAAAAAAAGAAAATAAAAAAATGAAGCAGTCGCTAGTGCTTTTAATTGAAAATTGAAAAATGAAAAATTATTCCATAAAAATATAAACAAGAATTACAAATATATAAATAAAAAGGAAAATGATATAAATTCTATCTATTTGTTCTTTTTCTGATAACATTTCAAAAAAGAATGCAGTATTTTTAGTGCTATAATCAGCTACATCTTGAAATGCTTGAACTACATTATTATTAAAATCGACTTGTACACTTGCAAATTTTTGTGTAAATGTTTTAAAAGTTTTTTCATATTCTTGATTTACTTGTGTTAATTGATTTTGTAAATTGTCTAATGGATTTTGATTACCAGGGATATTATCAAATACTAAATCACCTAAACCACCAACAACATTTAACATATTTTTTCCAAAATTCATACCTGCATTTTTAGCTGCTTCACCCGGATTTAAACAAAAATTATTTCCACCCTTTGTTGCCGCATCAAATGCACTTTTAATTGAAGCGGCTGTACCAATAAAAGCACCTGCGGCTGCTTCCTTTTTCATACCCGAAAGCTGAGAGGAAGAAAGATTAGAGGAAGAAAGATTAGAAGAAGAAAAATTAGAGGAAGAAAGTTTAGGTGATTTTCCAGACTGTGTAAATTTATGATTATTATAATGTTTTAGTGCGAGTTTACCTGCTGCTGATTTATTTGAAATGTTTTTTACCGCATCATCATATTTTAAACATCCAAAAGGTTGATTTTCTGGTCTATTTATAAAACAGTTTACAGTCATTTATTAAAAATTAAATATTTTTATTAATAAATTATTTTTTTATTTTTAATTATTTTATTAATAAATTATTTTTATTTGTTTTCAATTATTTTTTTTTTATTTTTATTAATTAATAAACTTCATAAATAATTATTAATAATATTTTAAAATGGCTTTTTTTGGTGCAGCAATGATGGCTGGTATGATTGCAGGTGGCATATCACAATCGATAGATGATTCATATGCAAATGTAGTTGATACTTGTAATGCATTAAATAATGCAAATGAACAATTAGATAAGTTAAAAACTGATTGGCAGAAAGTATTTTCAAAAGAAGAAAAGGAAACAGTCAATTTAGAAAATTTTATGCAAGGTTTAGAAAATCAAGTATCTCAAATCGGTGTAACAACATTAATGATGAAAGAAACATTTAAACAAAAAAAACTATCAGTGTTAATAGCTTTATCAATATCTACATTTGTAATTGTTTTATTTTTATTGTTAAAATATTTCAAGGTATTTGATAAAATGTGGGATTTTGTTATGAATCCATCAAAGTAATTTTTTTTTAATTGAAAAATGAAATGCTTTTAATTGAAAATTGAAAAAAATAGAGTAAAAAAATAAAAAAGAAAATAAAGAATATTATTAATAAATAATTTATTAAAATGCCACTCGCCAGAAGCGAACCCGCAAAAGAACCAATTAGAAGACCAGAAGTAACAGAAGAAGAAAGAAAAGCGAGAGAAGAAGCAGAAAAAAATGTAAGAGAAGCAGTAGCAAATAAAGATTCAATAGCAGAAAAATCTGCAAGATTAGAATTAAGAACAATTGAAAGTAATATAGCAATTAGACAATTAACAGAAAGACTAGATCCTAAAAAAGTAGATATAGAAAAATTTAAATCAGGAATGGAAAAAGTTATGAAACGTTTAAATGATCCTAATGGAAATCCTTCTTATATAGATGAAAATGGACAATTAGATATAAAAAAGATGAGAAAAGGCAAAGACGCATTATTTGATATTGATGGAAAATTAAAAACAAATATTAAAAAAACATTCGATTTAACAGATCAAGAATTTGATGCATTAGATGAAGGTTCAAAAGAAGCATTAAATAAGTTAGTGCCAGAATTAATAAAATCGGCGATGAGTGTTAATCCAAGAATGAGTGAAGAAATTAATAAATTAGATTTAGAAAATTTAACACCAGAAATAATAGAAAAATTTGTAAGAGATAATGATACAAAGGAAAATAGAGATAATAACGATAAAAATAAGGCAGATAGTATCAGGGAACAAATAAAAAATGGAGAATTTGATCGTGAAAGCGCTAGATCAAGAACAACGAGTTGGGCGGATTATTTAAGAATGATATTATCACTATTAAAAGCAGTTGGTTTCGGTGCTTTATTTTGGTTAGGAATAAATTATGCACTCGGACACCAAGGCTGTATGTTATATACTTGTTCAAGGGCCGATACATTCGAAACAAGAATGCCTACAATGTGTAAATCAACTAATGGTAATACATTTGTAAAATTATTAGATCCAAAAGCGAATACAACAAATTTTACAGCACAACAATGCAGCGATGATCCACCAACATCTGATCTAGATTGTAGTAAAGTTAATTGTGATAATACAAATATAAGACCATATGGTCCAAATTGCACACCAGGACCCGACTACAAACCATCGGGAAAAGCAACAGAATGTCCACATAATCATTATAGATATGATATGTTTAATCCATTTTCTATAATACCAGATGCAATAGCAGCAGGAGCAAATGCCGCAGGAACAGCAGGAAGCGGAATATGGAAATTCATTAAAAAAATTATAACATTTGTGGTAATAGTGGCGATAATATTTGCCGTCATTAAAATTATATTAATGGTAGTAAAAGCAAAAACTGGAAAAGCTACCACAGCATTTGGAAAACTCAAATTTAAATACTAACCCAACGGCGTTAATCTACTTAAAGATAACGCGTAAAAGTACTTAAAGAAATAAACGTTAGCTTTAAATAAATTACGCCGATAACTTTAAGTAATTTAAAAAATGTGGGAGCGCAGGGAAAAATTTTATTTTTAATAAATAGTAATATTTTAATGAAAGATGAATGATTATATTTCATTAAAATATTCTAATAAAATATTTGATTATCGTAATTCTTCCGCCGAAGATAAACAGCGCATTAAAGTACTCAAAATACCTCCTAATTGGACTAATGTAAAACTAAATAAAGATTATTCATCTAAAATACAAGTCACTGGTGAGGATGCCAAGGGAAGAACACAGTATATTTATCATCCTGTTTGGAATGTATTTTCAAAGGAGTCTAAATATGTAAAAATTAATTCTCTCAATTTTGACAAATTTTTAAAAGTTATAAATAAATATTCTAAAAAAGTTCCCAACTCAAACGCCGCCAACATTAACGAAGTTCCCAAAAATTATGTAATTTCAAATATGTTTATCATTATGAAAGATTTAAATATTCGTATTGGTAATGAAAAATATTTAAAAGAAAATGATTCTATCGGTCTTTGTACAATGTCAAAAGAACATTTAATTAAAATTTCGCCTAAATTAAATAATGATAAAAACGGTGGTTACAAATTTGAATTTAAAGGCAAAAAAGGAGTACTTCACGAAAAATATTTACAAAAAAATCATATTATTTTTATTGAAAAAATGCTAAAACTACCCGGTAATAATCTTTTTCAGTACCGCGAAACCAATTATGAAAATAATCACGAAACTATCAAAAAAATCGATGCACAAGATTTAAACGAATTTTTAAAAAAATATGTTGATGAAAATATGACCTCAAAAGATATTCGAACTTATTGCGCTAATCAAATATTCAAAAAACATTTTGATAAATTTATTGAAGAAGGACTTAAAGAAAATAAAGCCAGAATAGAAGCTACAAAAATAACTGCGAGAGAATTGGGAAATACACCCAAGGTTTGCAGAGATTCATATATTGATCCAGATAATTACGTTTATAATAATAACTAAATTATTAAGTCTTTATTTAATAATTATTAAGTCTTTATTAAATAATTATTAAGTCTTTATTAAATAATTATTAAGTCTTTATTAAATAATTATTAATTACAAATGAATAACATCTATATAATTATAATTATAATTTTATTAACAATTGTTTATTTAGAATTCAATGTAAAATTTACATTATTGAATAAAATGCCTATAATGAATAATTTAAATGAAAATCGTGGAAAATTATTTATATGTAGTCATAATTTTGAACACAAAGATATATTTATAATTTTTAAATTATTTGAAAAACAAAAAGAAAAGTTTTATATGTTATTCGCAGATAAAAGTTGGAATTATATATTAGAACCATTTAGACCAAATAATATAGAATTTATATATGTAAAAGAAAATACTGTGAATAAATTAAGTTCAAAAATATTACTTGGCGAAAATGTTATAATGTTTCTTTATAATCATAGTGATTCTTCTGGTGCATTTTATATATTGAAAAATACGAATTGTTTATCATATATTATTAAAATTAAGCGCAAAGAAAAAAATACGAAGAGTAACAATATTAAAATCGTAAATCATCATAATGGTACATTTACAGAAATATTTATTAATAATTTTATGAAAGAATATACTGTTAATATCAATAGAATCAAATATAAATTATCGAAATTTACTATTGTAAATAATTTTATGAATCAATTAAAATATAAACTTTATTCTTAAAGAATCATCTGATTATCTAAATTATAGTAATTATTAAAATTAAAAACATTTATTCCCGCTCTTTTTAAAAATTCTACACCCGATGTATCACGATATTCTTCCGCATAATATACATTATCTATACCGGATTGTAATATTAATTTTGCACACTCTTTACAAGGACTTAAAGTTATATATAGTATAGAATTTTTAGCAGATATTCCACCATTTTTGGCCAATTTAGTTATTGCATTTGCTTCTGAATGTAAAGTTTCCCATTTTGTATTTCCTTCACAATCTTCACATTCATTTTCAAATCCTGATGGCATTCCATTATGACCATCAGATATTATTACATTATTTTTTACTATGATAGAACCTACTTTTTTTCTTTTTGCGTGACTTAATTCTGCAATTGAATATGCTAGTTCCATATATTTTTTATGATAACGATCTACATTTATTATTTTTGTTTTTTCTATTTTTTTCTTTTGACAATTACATATTATTAGAAAATATATAAAATAACATAAATCAATTATTCTACTAAAAAACATTGATACTTTTGTATTTAATTGTAACATTTTATCTTCAATTTTATAAATTATTATTGTAAAATTAATTAATTATTATAATTATTGTAAAATTTTTAAGTAATAATTTAATTTTTTTGAATAAAATTATTGAATTAAAAAAAAAATAATTTATACAAATTTAAAGATTTTAATAATTATAAAACTAATAAATTAATTTTAAATTTTTAGTAATTTATGATTGATTTTTATGCTGGTTTATTATCAGGTGTTATTTCTACTTTTATTTGTAATCCTTTTGATGTCATACGTATTCATAAACAATTAAACGTGAAGGATAAAAAACATAAAGTTATTTATAGCAGAAAATCGATTGTTAATTCTGATTTTATAAATCAACATATTAAAAATACTTTATTTGATTCTTTTAAAAGTAGAATTCGTTTTTATTATCAAGGTATTAATATTAGTTTAATTACCATTCCAGCTTTTTGGTCTATATATTTTTCTACTTATAAATTTTTAAAAAATAATGATTATTTTAACATTGGAAATAAAAGTTATTCATTTTTAAATGGCTATACCGCATCTTGCTTCGCATCCACAATTACAAGTCCTTTATGGTTTATTCGACAAAAGAAACAATTAAATGGTAAATTTAATACTGCAAATTTTTTTCAAAATAATGGTATTAAACCATTTTATAAAGGACTTTTTGCAACTTATTTAATAAATGCAACTTTTATTATACAAATACCTCTTTATGAATATCTCAAGGAAAATTATGTAACGCAAGTAACACGAGTAAACGAAGTAACACTAGTAAACGAAGTGAACGAATTAACAGAAGGTCTCAATTATTTAATAGATGATTATGAATGTGAAAATAATTGTCAAATATGGAATAATTGTCAAATATGGAATTGTCTAAATGATACTACAAAAATATTTATTATATCCGCTTTTTCAAAAACTGTTGCGTCATCATTATATTATCCTATTGATACTATACGCGCATTTAGAAGAAATAGTGATTTATCTGTTATTAATATCATATCAAAATTGAATAAAAATCCATTAAATTATTATAATGGATTGACTTTTTATCTAATTCGCAGTATTCCATATCACGCAACAACCTTTTGCGTTTTTGAATATTTACAAAATTCTCAAAATAAAATATGAAAAATGAAAAAATGAAGTAGCCGCTAGTGCTTTTAATTGAAAAATGAAAGTGCTTTTAATTGAAAAATGAAATGCTTTTAATTGAAAATTGAAAATTGAAAATTGAAAAAAAATAATTTAGAAATTTCAAAAAAATAAAATAAAAAATAATTATCTATAATAATAAATATATTAATATGGATAATTATTTTGGTAAAATGTCACCAGCTAAAAAAGCGATGAGATTACGCTATCGCAAAAATATTTCTTTACAAGAAGCATGGGATGAAGTGCTTGGAAAAAGCAAAAGCCGCAAAGTTTCCAAAAGCCGCAAAAGTCCTAAAAAGGAGAAAAAAATGCAGAAAAAAGATTTAGATAAATTATCATTAAAAAAATTACAGAAACTCGCCAAAAAACACAAAGTATCCGTTCATAAAAAAGGAAGTACAGTTTTAGTAAAAAAATCTACCTTATTAAATCGCTTAAAAAAGAACAGAAGCATCAAAAAAATTCTAGAATCCGCGCAAAATATGAAATCGCGTTTCGGTGAAACCTTCTTTCCCGGCGTTCCAAAATTAGATTCACTCGCCGAAATGACAACCGGACAAACTGCTGCTTATCAAAATAGACGCTACGCCAAATTACCAACACAATTTATCGCTTTTAATAATAAACCTGACGCAAAAAATTTAAAATTATATCCTCGCGCGTTTGGTAAGTCCGGTACTGATATTCCTACCCCGGTTTCACACCCTGCGCTTGTTAGATTCGGAAAAAAGTACAGAAACTATTTTCAGTAAGGGGGGAACACGGTCTAAGTCCATATGGAACAATTGGTAATGGTTATACAACTCGTCTAAATGTTCCAGTTTATGATAGACCTGATCAAATATATAGTACATTAAGCCCTCCTCCCGCAACCACAAGAGGCAGCGTATCAGCCGCGCAAGGTACTCCCGATTATTACAATACTCGGATTCGTTAAATTGCGCTGCGCAAAAATTTCAAAAATAAAATTCAAAAAATTCAAAAGAAAAAAAAATATTTCTGAAAAATAAAATTCAAAAAATAAAATTCAAAAGAAATTTCCGAAAAAAAATAATTATAAATTAAAAAAAAAATAAAAATAAAAAAAATTATAATTTTATATAGTAGGAATAAAATATAATTATGTTTCAGGAATATTTTTTCGGCGCCGCTAAAAAAGTACTAGGACCCTATGGCCGTATGCACTCTGTCAAAAAGAACAGAAATGGCAGAAAATACATTGAATACACTTCCAAAAGAACTGGTAACAAAGTTCGCAAATATTTAGACTCTATGACCAAATCCAAAAAAAGCCCTAAAAAGAGCCCCAAAAGAAGTCCCAAAAAGTCCAGAAAAAGTCCCAAACGCGCGAGAGGTAAAACTGTTCTATGCAGAAAAGATCTCAGCCTTGCCAAACTAAGAAAATTAGCTCTTGCCAATGGTATTAATGTTTTCTCGAAAGCTAAAACCGCCATTAGCAAAAGAACTGGTCTTCCCAAAAAACCCAAGATGGTTGGTTGCTCTACTTTAATGAAACGTATGAAAGAAGCGGGTCTATCTGAATTATACACTAAAAAAATGGTTGAAGTAATGCCCGAAATTACTCCCGAAGAAGTTCCTGTTCTACTTCCCGAAGTAATGCCAGAAGAATCTGTAGTTCCCGAAGAATCTGTAGTTCCAGAAGTTGTAGAAGAAGAATCAATGGAACTAGGTGAACTATTTGAAGAACCAGAAACCGGTGATGTTTTACGCCTTGATCCCGCGTGTGCTTCGGAATTTGACAAATTCAAACGTGCTAATCCCGCCATAGCCAAACTATACAAAGGTTACGCGATGGGCCCAGGTCCTTGCTCTTCTAGAGCGTTTGTTGAAGCCGATGATGAAGAAGCTGAATTAGATTCTTTTGCCACAGAAGCCGGTTTTGATATGAGCTACGGTCGTCGCTATGGTGCGGGCGCGCGCCCTAGAAAGACACAGAAACACGTAGGTGAAATTATGGTCAAGGGCAGAAGACATATGGTATTCAAAGGTAAAGAAGGTGGTCTATACTATATGAAGAGCAAATCGGGTAGAAAAATTTACATTGATATGAAAAAATTCAAAAAGATGAAACTAAAAAAATAAATTTGGTGCCGATGATGAAGAAGCCAATTTTGATATGAACTACGGTATTCAATGTCGCCGCAGGAGAGGAAGTTAGACAATAGGAACGTTTAAAGATAAATTTTAGATTCAAATGATTAAAAATTTAACTAATAATTGAAAAAATAATTGTAAATTTCATTAATTATTAATTTAATTAATTCCAAGAAAAGTTACTTAAAAGGGAAAATTAATTAAATTAATAACTAATAAGTCGTTAATTTAATAAAATTAATAAAATTAATAAAATTTAAATAAAATAAAGTATTCATTAAAATGCAAAACTACGTAAATATAGTAAATATTTCTATTAACGAAAATAATCAAAATATTCAAAATGAAAATGACCCAGAAACAGATGTTACACAAAAAGAAGTAGATAATTCGAATTATTTTAAAGCAAATATACCACTAAATGTGTGGTATTATAGTGATTTAACTTCGGAATGGGTATTAATGAGAACAAATCATTATCAAGAAACAAAAGATGAATACAATTATTTTCGTGTCATATCCGAAAGTAGAAAATATTTTTATCATTCGTCGAAAGATTATCTGTTACATAATAAAGATCATATATTATATGATTCAAATAATATTACCGATGTTCATAATAATACTCTATTTACCATATCTCAAAATAAAACTATAAAAGTTAAATCCTAAGCGCGATAACTTTAAGTAGTTTTGAAAAGACAAAAATACTAAAAAATTGCTAAAAAATTCGAAAAAGAAAATTGCTAAAAAAATAATAAATTATAGAAATCGCGATTAAGAACAATAAGCAATTGCTTGTAAATAACAATCTGCTAAATCATCTTTTTTTTTAGATTTTTCAAAATAATTTATATACTTTTGATAAATACTATTTTCTTTATTCTTATTTTCTAATAATACTAATGTTTGTTCTATAGCCGCTTTTTTGTTAAATGTATAACACTTTCTCTTTCCCTTTTTTCCCCTTAATTCCCCATTTTCTGTCATTTCATTTCTTTCTTGAAACGCCAATGTATTTGCACATAATTTTAATTTATTTTTTGCTGAATAATACATTATTTTTAATTTATTAACTTTTTCATATGCTATTCTCATTATAAAATAAACATAAATCGCTGTGCTAATAACACGCATTTGTGGATTAAATGAGGGCTGTTTTTCAATTAAAATTATATCAGAATGTAATAAATTGTTTACTTCTTCTAAACTTTCTATTAATGATAATATTGTATCTTGTTTAGGATTTGCACAATCTATTACATTCCAATCTAATATATCTAATGTTTCTGTATCAATTTGACAATATGCTAAATTTCTAATACCAACATCAAAAGATAATAATATCATTGAATATTAATTTAATTAATTATTATTATTTTAAATAAGTAAATTGTTTTTATTTTTTCGCACTTTTTATTTAATTTTTTTTCATTTAGTAATACTAAAAATTTTCTTCATATGCATATTTCCACCGTCCTAATTTTTTAGTTCCATCTTTATTTTTTATTATTCTCGCAGTTTTAGAATCCATTTGATTATTAGAATAGTAATTAATATAATCACCAACTTTTGTATATTGATCATTTAATATATCATTAATTTGTTGTTCTTCTACATCTGGTGAACTTTCAAATATTGTATAAGTTTCAAAAGTGAATTTTTCAGGTGATTTTGATCTTTTTACTCCAAAATTGTTTTCTTTGTTTTCTTTGTTTTCTTTGTTTTCTTTGTTTTCTAAATTTTTAGCATTTTTCAAATATTCTATGACAAATTTATTAAATCTCAATATTTTATCCAATACCTCTTTTTTAGTTCCTTTTATCATCATTTTATTTATGTCTGATTGTTTTACATCTGGATTTATTACTCGTAAAACAAAATACATTAATGACCAAGACATACATAAACCATTAAAAGCATCTGCGTATATTTGTGGACCAAGATATGGACAAGTATCATATAAATTTAAATATTTATAATCAGGAAAAATTATTTTAAATTTATCTTTTAAAATTTCATCAATTAATTCTTGTTTATACAATCTTTTTAAATTACGAACTCTCAAAGTACTTTGTTCTCCTCGTTCTTTTCGTTCTTCTCGTTCTTTCAAGAAAGTACTTCCGCCGTGAGGATCAAATCTTTCAATTGTTTTTAATAATAAATTAAATATAATAATATTTGAATGTTGATATATAATTTTATCACCATAAGTTGATATTAAAAATAAATTTAAAAACACTATATGTTTTGATTTTTTTTCACAATTTTCTATTTTAATTTTTATACTATCCGGTATAACAATATTATGATTATTTACAGAACGAAATGATTTTTTACCCTGTGAATATTCTGGAGGATTAAAAAACAATAAATTACTTTTAATTATACCGCGTGTATAAGAACGATAATCCGGATATTCACGTAATCTTTCACAATATTCACCAGTTGTAACAATTGCTTTTAAATCTTTAAATTTAGTACCGGGTTTAATATAAATACAATAATTCAAATTTGGTAAACAAACAACCTTTGATATATTATTATTTTCTTTTAGTAAAAGTTGTAAAAAATGAATAGATAATGTTCCTTGCGCATAATGTTTAAAAAGACCGCCTGGTAATTCATATGGTCCAAATGATTGATAATCTGCTAAAAAATCATTTAGTGACACGTATTTTTTATAATTAGAATCTTTTATAATAATAGCTGAATCTTTATTAGTTATATTATCTCTTTTATTTGAATCAATAATACCTAGTACATTTTCTTTGTTCATTATTTTTGTAATTATTACTATTTACATTTAATTTAATTTACAAAAATAATGAAAAAACTAAAATTAAAAACTGAAAGCAAAAAGCGCGAAAAATTAAAACTACTTAAAGTTAAAAATCGTCTAAAAAAATTTTTTATTTGTTTTTGAATTATTAGCAAAGGCGTTTAATGACATATCATTCATTGATAATTCTTCTTTAAATTTTACACTTGATTTCTTTTTAGAAATATTTTCTGATAAATCTTTTATATTCCACGATATATAAATATACTGTTCACTTAATTTATTTACCATAAATCCCTCTTCTTTCAGTTTTTTATATATATATTTTGACATTTTCTCCATATTATATGGACTATATCCTATAAGAAAATTTGGAATAGTATATATGCAATTTGTTTGACCAAAATTTGCATAATTTTGAATTCTTTCTTTGACTAATGTTAACATTTTTGTTCTTAATTGTTCTTCTCTTTCTCCTCTTTTTTTTTGTATTAATAATACATTTTCAACTGTTGGTGAAAACATTAATTAAATTTTATTATAAATTATTAAATTTGTTTATTATTTTAAATCATATAAATTTTATTTTTTTATTCTTTTAATTATTTCCTTTATTTAATTAATGTAAAATTTATTCAATTAATGTAAAATTTATTCAATTAATGTAAAATTTATTCAATTAATGTAAAATTTTTATTATCAAAAGTAAAATAAGCATTTATATCTTTATAATTTGGTAATTTTATACATAATGTATCTTGTAAACCTTGAATATCAGGCCAATTATCACCGATAGATAAAATTATATCGTGTTTTTGTGCTAATTTTTTCTTTAATTCTATTTTAAAATTCATATCTGGAAAATTTTTATTGTGATATAATTCATCATATTTAATATTTAATAATTCTAAATTTTTTATAGACGATTTTTCACTAGAATATGGTCTAGCTGTAATTATTATAATATAAAAATTTAATTGTTTGCAATATCTTGCTATTGAAGCTATCTGTGATATTTCAGGAAATATCATATAACCTTTTATTATACTATTTGGAAATTTTTTATCTTTTATCATATTTAATGAATCTGTATAAACTAATGTATCATCTATATCAAATATCACTGTATATTTTTTATTTATAAGAGAAAAACTATATAAATAAGTTTTCAGTAATTTGTGTATTTTATTTAAAATATTTACATATTCACAATTTTTAGGCCATCCTTTAAAAAAATTATAAACAGAATTTGAAATAGAAATATGAAAAAAATTTTGCATTTATAATAATAAAAACTTTAATTATGATTATTTAAAACAAATTTTTATTTTTTTTTTTCTTTAATTTATTTTATTTTATCTCTTTCTTTTTTTGAATTGTGGATATTCTTCATATTCTATTACTTTATTTATTAATCTTTTATTATCAATTAATAATTGTCCATATTTATCATATATACTCTCTAATGAATTTTTTAATTTATTCATATCTTCATTATGTTTATTATTAGTATTTATAAATTTTTGTTCATAATGATATGTTAATGATATAACGTAATCTCTGGTCATTTTTTGACTTATAAATAATGCATTTTCTAAATGTTTTATTTTATATAATAATATATCATTATCACTACAATTTAATACATTTTTAAATCTTTCTTCTACTAACTTTTCAAAATTACTTTCGTTACTTTCGTTACTTTCATTACTTATATTACTTGTGTTACTTGTGTTACTTTCATTACTTATATTACTTGTGTTACTTTCATTACTTATGTTACTTGTGTTACTTGTGTTACTTTCGTTACGTTCATTACTTGTATTGCTTGTGTTACTTTCATTACTTATGTTGCTTGTGTTACTTATCGGAACTGATAAAGGAGTACAATATACAAATGGATATATTGTATTTTCTGAACTAGAATAATTATCATAAGTATTTTCAGAGGGATATGAATAATGTTTATTCATAATTTCATTGGATGAATTAAAAATGTCTAAATAATTTAAATGTGAATCAGTTGTGTCATTAGTATTTGAATTATTTAGAACATTATTATTCCAAGACATAATAAATATTTATAATTATAAAAGTTATTTTATTAAATTAAATTAATATTTTTAAATAATTTAAAATAATGTAAAAATAATTTAATCATCATCATCTTCATCATCTGTTTGATTATTAATAGTTTTTTCAGTAGCATCCGCAAATAACACTTTTCGGTCTTTCTTAATTTGTTCTCTGTTAATTTGTTCTCTTTCCTGTTGAATTTCTTCTTCGTCGCTATCGCTTTCCTGTCTCATTAAATTTTCATTGCTCGTTGTAATTGGAACGTTGGCATTTAAATTATTATTGGGGATAATTTCATCGCTATCGCTTTCTTCTTCGTATGTTTGTATTTTTGGAAGAGGTCTAGTTGGTATAATATTTTTTGGAATTTCTTCTTCATCGCTTTCTTCACTTTCACTTTCTATTTCATTTTCATTTTCACTTTCATTTTCACTTTCTTCATTATTGTCTAAATTATTAGTACTAGCAGCGTTAGTACTTGCTGTATGAGTATTATCACTTTGACTTTCAAAAACGCCGGATAAATATTCAGTTAATATTTTATCGATGGGAATTTGATTACGAATAGTATCTTCAATGGTTTCGGAAATTAGTTCTATAACTTTTTCTTTTTTTTGTAAAATAATAGAAGAATTATAGTATATTTTTTCGGCATTTGTAATAATTATTTTGTGAATAAATATATCTAAATTTGGCACTTTCACTTGAATATTTTTAGAATCAGAATTAAGTTTTACACAGGCTAAAATTTTAACGTGACTAATAAAAATGGCAGTAATTAAATCCAATAAATAAGGTATTTTATCTTTAATTTCTTTTGTATTTTGTTCAATAATAATAGTATTCCACAATGGTATTTTTTTTAATAATATTTGATAATTTCGAATAGATATACTTCTTTTCTTTTTCATTTGTTGAGATTCAATAAATATATTATGCAATATTTTATAAATTTCCGGGCTTAATAAATAAACTAATTGTTTAGTATATTCCTCTTTTGCAGTAACTAATACATTTATATTTAATTCATCTGCCATTAATTTTATTCTATTTTATTAATTTTATTAATTTTATTAATTTTGATTTAACTTTTTAATTTATTCTATTAAAATTTATTAAATTTTATTAAGTAAACGTTTCTTTTATAATCACTAAATAATAAAATTACAATTATTCAAACAAACAATTTCCTACCCGCGCCACTTTTCAAAACTACTTAAAGTTATCGCGAAACCGTAATCTACTTAAAGTTATCGCGCGGGAGAATAAAAAACAAAAATAAATTATTATTAATTAATAAATGACTAACAGTTGTAAAATTTATTATGACAATGAATATGTAACTTGGGAAATAACTAAACAAAATATCGAAAGTACTTTAATTGGAAGAAGGGGTCTATTATTTTTAAATGTAGAATCCGCTGGATCTATAAATTTTGAAGATACTTCCTGTAAAATTGATAAAAATAATGATAAACTCTGTGATAAAAAAATGACTGATAAATTAAAATATAAAAATGGTAATAATGACTCTGTTTTAACTCCACTTTCTGTTGTTAATTTTCATACTCATCCTTTACAATGTTATATTGATGCTGAAACTATTTGGGGATGGCCTTCTGGTGAAGATTTAGCACAATGTTTGAATTTTGCAGAAGATAATAACTTAACACATATTATATTTGCCATTGAAGGTACATATGTGATTGATGTTAATAAAAAATTATTAAACTATCTTTTAACTGAAAAAAAATTGTATAATACTATCAAAAAAAATATTGAAGAACTTTTTAAAATTACTCATAAACATAGAATGTATTTTAATGATTCAAATAATAAAATATTACTCGAAAAAGAAATAGAAGATTATTTTATGAAACCATTAAATTTACCACCAAGAGAAAATATAATGATGTCTTGGATTTATTTAATTAATAATTTAACAATTCAAAATATATATACTCTATCCAGTAATTTTTCAAGCTATTTTTCTAAAATTAAAAAGATAAATAGTTATGTAAATTTACCTAAACAATATGATAATATGTCATTATATCATATAACTTTTTTTAAAAATAATACTATTCAATGGAATAATAAATTATCAAAAAAAGATATATTTAAAGAATTAAAATCTGGAAATAAAAGTAAAAATTTAAAAATTGAATTACCAAATGTTATTATATATAAAGCTCCATTTATTTCTGAAAAATGTAAATTATAAAATTAATTTATTTTTATCGATTTCATTAAATTACCAATATCTGTAAAATTTTTATAAATAAATTCTTCTTGTATCTCTTCCAATTCAATGTCTTCTTGTTTCTCTTTAACTACTTTTTTCCTTTCATTTTCACCTTTTATTCTTTCTACCTCTTTACTTTCTACCTCTTTACTTTCTACCTCTTTACTTTCTACCTCTTTACTTTCTACCTCTTTACTTTCTACCTCTTTACTTTCTGACTCTTTACTTTCTGACTCTTTACAGATTCTTTCAATTAAATAGAATTCGAATGAATTATTAATATGAAAATTTATTAGAATTCCATAATTTATGGACATATTTTTTAGATATTTTTCTAATTGTATAAATTCTTTACGTGATAATTGTGAATTTTGCGCTTTAAATTCCAAAACACACGGATATGGTTCATATATTATTATATCTGCCCTTTCATACCCTAGTTGAATATTCTTATATATTATAGGAATTATTACCTCTGTTTGAAAATTATATTGATCGTGAGTTAAATGATATTTCATTGCACTTACATATATATGTTCTTTATATCCACTACCCAATTTTTTATGTATTTCTTTAGAATATTCAAATATTTTATGAAAAAAATTATTTTTTAAGTCTTTTTTTGTTTCACTTTTTGTTTCTTCCATTTTATAAATTTATTATAATGAATGTTTTTTATTTTTAAGTAACTGTTAATACTAATTTATTTATAAATTTATTAGTATTTTGATAATTTTATTTAAGAAGAAATGGCAGATGCGGTCGCAGAATTGGGACCAGGGCCAGAACCATACATACCAAAAGAAGGCGCATTTTCTTCAAGTGGTCTTCTTAGTAAGTCAGGATAGATAGTAGAATTCATCCAGGGGCTGACTACGCGAATAGGATTGGGAGGAGCAGAGCGAAGATCTAAATTGGCATTTCTTAGACTTCCAGAAGACATATCAGTACCAATTCTACCACTCGCACTTAATAAAGCCTGATTCGCAAGAGCATTAGTAAAATTAAATGTATTTTCAAAAGATTCCGCCTGCGAACCCTGATTGGGATTAGGTAATAGCGACGCGCTAATACCATTGACAGCACCAGCGGGGAAATTAGTCATATTTTGCGCACACATACTGAATGATTCCATTGATGGTGCTACCGCGAAATCATTACCAGTGAAATTATTGGGTCCAGGTAGAGCAACTGTACCCGAAGAAATAGCATTGAAATTTTCCTGTGTTGGTGTCGCAGCATTAACTTCTAATTGATATAGTCTGTACATATCAGGTGTAGAATTGTATGGATTAGATTCAGTTTGTGCAGATCTGAATGTATTACCTTCGGCAAATGGTTCCATTCCGTGAGTGGAAACACCACCCATCATATTATTACCCATTTCAGTTGGTCTATTCTGTTCTGAAACTCTTGTACCACTTGAAGTATTAACAGCGGCGAATGGCGCACCATTATTATCAGTCTCACCAAAATATTCTACTTGTTCGAAATTGTCTTTTAATAATTGCATTGTAACAAGAGCAATTAGTGAAACGGTTAAAACGACAGATAATCCAGTAAAGTTACTCATTTATATTATTAATAGATATTATATTTTTTTTTTTATTTAATAAACAAAATTAAAATTTATTTTATTTTTTTTCAATTTATTTTTTTATTTTATTTTTCTTTTTTCATTTTCAATTTTCTTTTTTGATTTTCAATTTTCTTTTTTGATTTTTAATTTTATTTTTCTTTTTTAATTTTAAATTTTCTTTTTCTTTTTTAATTTTAAATTTTCTTTTTCTTTTTTAAATTTTGAAAAATATCAAACTAGAATTTAATTTTTAATTTTTTAAGAGGTACAGTTATATCATCTTTATTTTCCTCTTCGTTAATTTCTTTTTCATATGGATCATCTAAAAACATATATTTATCACATTTAAATTCTTTTTCTTTTAATTTAATTTGATATATTTCCCACATTGGTTCACAATGTGATTTATAAAATACTATATTTTTACATTTTATTAAACATATAATAGTATCATCAGTATTTAAAGATTCCAATTCTAGTTTTTCTTTGTATTTGTTAAATATACTAAGTTTTTTAGAAATGTTTAATTGCATTTTTACTTCTTTCTTTTTTGTTTTAACTGATGATTTATACATTTCTTCTAAATCCTCAACTGTTAATTTATCTTCAAATAAATCCTCTGATTTTTCTGATAATAATTGTATAATTTTATTGTCAAATTCATTTAGCAAATTTTCTAGATTTTCATCAACATTTACAGTAATTTTACTGGATATTTTATTTATAGTTAATTTTGGTGTTTGAATAATAAAATTTGTGGTAGATGCATAATAATCTTCCAGTTTAACTGGTTTTCCTAATTCTACATTATCAAGATTATAATTATCACAGGTATTTATTTTACTTTCAGACATTGATAGTTTAATTTGGTTAAAACTATTTTATACTTAAATTTTATTTTTATATAATATTTGAAAACGTAAAATACTAATCATATTTGTAATATTTGATAAACTATCCAAGAATAATAATTATATTTAACGTCTAATTTTAATAATAATATAACTTGATTAGATGTTATTGTATCTATATTATTTTTAAATTTATCAAATATTTGTGTATTAGAATCTAATATTACTTTTAATGATTTATTATTTTGTATATCAATATTTATTTGTGTTTTAATATTATCATTAATCTCTGTTTTTATTTTATTTTCAACACTAGTTACTAAATTTAAAAATTTAATATGATTTTCTATATTTTCATCTAAATTTAACTCTAAATATTTTTTATTATTTGTTTTTAAAATCGCGATGTCTAATATTATTGGTGTTTGTAATAAAAATAATGATTCTTTCTCTTCATTATTTTTGTTATTGTTAAACAAATTATTGTTTGTAAACAAATTTTCATTTTTAATCAAATTATTGTTTGTAAACAAATTTTCATTTTTAATATATAAAGCTAAATAATCATTATTATTTTTTATTAATTTAAAATTATTTATATAAAAATATTTAAATTTTACTATATTATTCATTAAAAAATTTAATAAATATTTATTTTCTTTTAAAAACTAATTTATTAAATTTTTTATTTAATTTTCAATAATTTTAATTGCGAATTTTTCAATAATTTTATTCTGAAAAAAGAAAATTAGTTTCCAAATGTACTAAAATTTAAATTTCCTGGCATAGTATTTCGCGCATTATAAGAAATAAGATTTTGATTAAATGTATGATTATCTTCAAAATGTCCTATAAATCCTAATTCATTTGAACCTTTACTATTACTATTAGTTGGTAAACTTAATGGTGTCGGTAATTTAGAAATATCATTCATATAATATTCATACATATTTATACTAGAAAGAGCAGTTGATACATATTTTTCCATAATATGTTTATTTAAATTTGCTAATATATTTTTAATATTACCATTAGAATCTTGATAAGAATACTTTATATTTTTATCTGCACCAACTATTCCATTTGATGAATAATATAATCTATAAGTATCAGCCATTATTTGTAATAACTCTTCTGTATCTTGTTCAGTATTTATGTCAATATTTCTATTTTCTTTTATGTATTTTTTTACGGAATTTTGTATAAATTTAACATTTATTTTAGAAAACAAATATGGTAATAAATATGGATCTTGCGTTCTTAATGTATTATAAGCCCATAATTGATAATTATCATAAAATGTACTATCGTCTACTGTCGCGCTATTTACTGTTTCACTATTTACTGTTGCGCTATTTACTTTGTTATGGTTTCCGTTTCTATTAATAGAAGCGTTCAAATAATAACTGCTATTTGTATTCCAAGTATTTTCTAATTGAACTGAATTATTATGTGATAATTCTAAATTACCAGCCACGGGTTCTAATAATTGATCTTTCATATTTTTATTTACATTTTCAAATGCATTTCCTCTATTAGTTGTTTGTAAAAATAATGGTGCTGGATTATAATTTCCTGAACTTCTTATTTCAGAAATTTCATCAATGTTAATAGCAGTTGGATATACATTTCTAGTGTGATTATATTCGTTTAATAATAGATTCTGCATTTTATTCTAATAAGATATTATTATAATTTAATATTATTTTTATTTTATTTTTTACCTTCTTTTTAAAAATTAATTAAATAAATGTTAACTTTTTCGTTTAAAATATATAAATTGATTTAAGTATAAAAATAAAAAGAAATTATATGAATACCTTTAAGTTATCCAATAAAAAAGTGTATAATGATACAAGATCAACAATAGAAAATTTACATAATGAAAAAATAGATCGTATTTTAAATAAATATGATAAATTAAATAATAAAAAAGAACAATTGCAATTAAATAACGAAAAATTAAAAATATTGCATAAAAAAAATATTAAAGATAGCAATAAAATATCTAAAATATCAGAAGAAAACTATCAATTAGAAAAAGAAATACACGATATTGAAAATAATGTTGAACTATCAGACTATCTATTCAATGCGTTTGAATTTATAAAAAAATTCGACGAAAATAATGATGCAAGTAACGAAAGTAACGTGAGTAACGTGAGTAACGCAAGTAACACGAGTAACGCAAGTAACGCGACTAAAACATTAAATGATTCTACTGAAATGGAGAAGGAAACAGGAAATGGGGAAAATGAAAATGGGGAAAATGAAAGTGGGGAAACAATAAATATATTAAATTTTGTGAATATGAAGGGTAAAACAAATAAGGGAGAAGAATATAGAAAATATTATGAAAAATGTATATTAAATAGATGTATAACAAATAGGGATACGAGTTGTAGGTGTTGTAGGCAAAATAATTTTGAGATTGACACAAAAAATGGTTTACAAATATGTAAAAATTGTGGTAATTGTGAAACATATATTGATATAACATCAAATTATGTAAATTACAATGATACAAAACAATATGAGACGATTTGTCAACCATTTTCATATCAAAGAAAAAATCATTTTAAAGAATGGTTAAATCAATTACAAGCAAAAGAAGTAACAGAAATACCCGAAACTGTAATAAATTTATTATTATTAGAAATCAAGAAAGAAAGAATTACAAATGTTAAAGATATAACATCCGAGAGAATTAAAAAGTATCTCAAAAAGTTAAAATTAAATAAATATTATGAACATATACCAAATATTATTAGTAATATTACAAATTCACCGCCATTATCAATATCAGAGGAATTTGAGGAAGTATTATTAGATTTATTTAATAAAATACAAGATCCCTTTAAAAAATATTGTCCAAGTACGCGAAAAAACTTTTTAAGTTATTCATATACTATACACAAATTTTGTCAATTATTAGGCAAAGATGAATATTTAATATATTTTCCCTTATTAAAAAGTCGCGAAAAGTTATTTGAACAAGAAAAAATATGGAAAAATATATGCAAAGAACTTAATTGGAAATTTATACCAAGTATTTAAAATCATTTCCTTTACAATTTCAGATAGTAATTAGTTCAATTCGAAAATTAATGAATAGTCTTACTTAATGAATAGTCTTACTTAATGAATAGTCTTACTTAATAAATAGTGATACCCAAGTTATAGTTACAACAGAATAGTAAATTATCAAAATAGTAAATTACTTATATTTGATTTTAAATAAACACGTTAATTTATTTAAAAATAATTTAAAATGAAATATAAGTAACTCGAAAAAGTTTAATTTATTATGACAGAGTCGCAACAAGAAGATCATTTATTAAAAGAATTAAGCGAGGAAAAGAGAAAAAAAATAGATGAAGCGGTAGAAAAAAAAATGAAAGAAATAACTATTGACCAAAATTTAGAAAGAGATGAATGCAAAATCAATGGTCAAAATTATGCTTTAATTAGTGTAGTATCCCCAAATAGTAACCAAAAGAGCGATCAATTATGCATTAAAATAAAAGGTGTATTTAAAACATTACAAGAAGCGAATAAACACGCAGAACAATTACAAAAGCTAGATGATATGTTTGATATTTATGTTGTAGAATTGTATTCTTGGTTATTATTACCACCCGATCCTACACAAATGGAACAAAAACACGTAGATCAAAAATTAAATGATATAATTGGCGGTCACAGAGAAGCACAAATGAAAGCTAAGGCGCATTTTGAAGAGAGAAAGAAAGAATTAATGGAAAATATTGATATAGAAAACGAGGAAAGAAAAGAAAAAAATAAACTCGAAGATATCACAATTGATGATTCTGATGATAAAGAAGAATCCGTTACTACCACGCGTGGATCTATTAAGATTGAAACTATTCCAGCTGAGTCTCCCGTCGAGTCACTTCCAGTTCAGTCACTTCCAGTTCCTCCTCCTACTCCCATTCCCACTGATTTAGCAGCCACTGATTGTCCTAGTTCTAGTCCATTTAGTGAAGCCACCATTGATGATTCAGGTGTAAAAGCAAGTGATTTAATGAATAGTATGATAAATGATAATTTAACAGTAAATCCTAGAAAAGCATTTGATGAAAATGCATAAAGCAAAAACACCAAGCAAAAAACACCAAATATAAAATAGTTTTAAGATAAATATCAATAGTACACTTAATAGAGTATTATTGATATTTATTTACTAATAATGATTTTTATTAATTATTATTTAGTACTTTTTATTTAGTACTTTAAGTAGTTTACAGCAACCACCATAAAATATATAGATATTTGCTTAATTTGAATACTATAAAATTAATAATTTTTCTTTTTCTTCTACTTTTTCTTTTAATTTATTATATTCCTCTTCCAAATTATAATTTTCTAGTAATAATTTTTGAAAACGTATTTTATTATTTTGATTATGATAAAAAATTGTATTTTTATTATTTTTAGTCTCAATTCTATAATATTTGGGAAGTGTAAATTCTTTATTTTCTGTAAAAAATTTATATATGACTTTTTGTTTTAATTTATTATATTCCTCTTCTAAATTATAATTTTCTGGTAATTTTATTTGTAATTCTTTTTTAATATAATTTTCCATTTTAGAATATTTTAATACTTTATTACCCTTATCTATTACAATTTTATAATTATTAGGTAATTTAAATTCATTATTTTCATTACTTTCATTACTGTATTTTTTTTCAATACGTATTAATAATTTTTCATATTCTACTTTTAAATTATAATTATTTGGTAATACAACGGACATTTGTCTTTTACAAGTATTTTTATTTTCTGCATATACTAAATATTGTTTATCATTTATTGTTCTTACATTAAAATTTAATGGTAATTTAAATATTTTTTCTTCTGTTTCATTATCATTCAGTTCTAATTCTTTTGTATTTTTTACTTGTTCTTTTGTTTGTTCTTCATTATTATTAGTTTCTTTTATATTTTCTTCTGGTTCATTAATGTTTTTTTCATCATTAAACATTTTTAATTTTTCGTCTACCCATACCAGACACTCTGATGATTTATATTTATTTTTAATTTTGTTTAATATTTTTTTAAATTCATATTGAATATTATAATTATCTGGTAATTTCATTCTCATATTCATTCTGGTTGTATTTACTAGCAAATCCAACGTTAAATGATCTGCATTTCTATATTTATATATATAAAAACCTTTTGGTAATTTAAAATTGAAACTATTGTTACTTTTGTTAATTTCATCGCTTTTGTTAATTTCATCGCTTTCGTTATTTTTTTCATAGTAAGTACCATTATCTAATTTATTTATAATATCTTTTGCTTCATTCAATTTTGTTAATATATCAATTTTACAAGATTTTGTAGTGCTAATCATACCAAGTTGTTTTGGATGTTTTTCAATTCTAAAAAAATCGCGTACACCTTCCGCTTTTTCACTATACTTTTCTTTACAATAATAAACATATTTTGGTATATCTTGTTGCTTTATATTATCTGGTAATTCTTGTGCATTATATTTACGTTCACGTTTGGTTCCTGATATAACACCTTTTGAATTATTTTGTTGTTTTTCACGTTCAACAACATCTAAATTAACATAACGATTATCTAATTTATCTCTATTAATATGATCTATACTTAAATTATTTGTTCCTTTTCCATTTCCAAAAAAGTTAGTAATAATTTGATGAATATAAATAGATTGAATATTTTTAGAATTATGATTAAAATTTACTCTTCCAGCAATATAATTATTAAAACATTTATAAAAGGTTATTTTCTTATTATTATTATAATTTTTTTCAAATTCCGCTATTTTTTCAAGGGCAGTATTATCTAATTTCACTAATATATTACCTTCACAAAACATTAAGTAATCGGTGTCATTAATTTTCCAATATGGATTTTTCATTAAATAGGCATCTACACCAGTATTTTTAAAATGACCAGGAAAATAAATCGCATTGGGATAATCTTTAATAATTTCTAAATGAAATCTATGTTTAATTATTACATTATCTTTACGAAAATCATTACGATCATTATTTTTAAATTCGTAAATAACATTTTTATAACTGAAATAGAATAAATATTGAAGAATATCAATGGTATTATTATTTGGCGTTTTAGTCACCGGATATAAATTATTATCATATAATTTAAATTTGTAGTTTTTATTGAATATGATATTTAATTGTTCAGTATCAAATTTAAAAATTACATTATTATAATTTATGATTCCATTTACTAAATCATATTTAGGCTTCATTTAACAAAACCTTCAATTTTTTTTATTAAATATATATAAATTATATCTTTAAGTAGTTTACAGCAACCACCATAAAATATATAGGTACTTGCTTAATTTGAATACGCTAAGCCACCCATACCGGACATAATACGGAGAACATTGTAGTTTCTCGCATAGACTGTGATAGTGCAGTTTTCGGCTTTGGGGAAGACAATTTCGGAGTTGGCGGGAGAGACAACTTCGGCCGAGTTGTCAAGGTTGAAGGTGAGGTGAGTGTTGTCAATGCGCGAGAAATTGCAGGTGCCGGATGGCTGGTGTTCTTCGGGGCGGAGCGCGAAGGAGTAAACGTAGATGTTGGAGAGGGGAATGTTGGTGTGGTGGCAGAATGGTTGCCACTGGCGGAAGTAGAGAGGACCACGGCGGGGCTGGAAGCGGTTGTGGCCGTTGAGAGTTAGAACGGCGTTGGTTAGGAGATCAGTGCCTAATTTCTCGTTACCGGGGGTAGAGTTGGAGAAATTGAAGTGATCGTTATTTCTGTCATTGTCCTCGCGCTGGAAGAACCAGATGAGTTCCGAGCAAGGGTGGTTGAACGATAATCTTAGGTTCTTGTCACCGGGGACAATCGAGACATTGGAGGTGGTCTGCTGAACCTGTTCAATGAGATATTCGTGGGACATCTGCGCAAATCTGCGGCGCTCTTCTGTGTCAAGGTAGATGTAGTCAATGTATAATTCAAGAGAAACCGCACCGGTGATCTGGGCGGGATTGACTAGCTGCCAATTCAGTTACAGAAACATGATTACCATTTTCATCGATTAGGACAACAAGGTCTTTTAAGTCACGGAACTGGAATACAAATCGGACTTCGTGATACTGTAGAGCAATTAGAGGTAGAGATAGACCAGCATTAATGTTGAACCAGAAATCTAGGGGTACATGTAGTTCCTGAGATTCAACGGCATTACCTAGAAGTAACCATCCAGCACAATCATTACCTCCTACCATACGTTTGTAACCCTGGGCTTTTTCTGAGGTCATAGTTAATTCTTGCCATACGTACATCCAGAAACCATAGTGTTTATCAATTTCTTGTCCACCAATTTCAACAGTGACATACTGAATTAGTGCTAATCCAACATAGTTAGTCCAGCATAATTGGTAGTTAGATTTGTCACCACCGGGAGATGGCGAGGGAGATGGCGAGGGTGATGGACCATTTACAAAATACCAATTACCTTCAGATAAAGATGGTAGTTGTACATTTAGATACGCCGAGTTAATTAAGTCACCATTCCGAGAAACAATTGCTGTAGCACGCTGACCAAATGATGGGTTACCAGAGAATGTCTGCTGAATATTTTCCATGGCAAAATTAGTATGACGACGATAGACTACTTTGAAGAATGTTATCTGTGGGTTACCAGTAAGATAAATATCTTGGGCACCATAAGCAACAAGCTGCATTAAACCTCCTCCCATGTTTTTATTATAATATATAGAAAAGAAAAAAAAAATTAAAAAAATACCGAATTAATTAAAAATTAAATTTTTTATTATTTGCGGAATAAAAATAAAAAATTTACTATTTATTTAAATTAATAACATGACTGATACAGAATATGAAGATTCTATAGAAAAATTTATACAACAACCTTCTCATACACAACAAATGTCGAACGGACCTCAATTTCAACAAGGACCGCATGGACCACAAGGACCGCCAGGACCACAAGCACAGCAAGGACAGCAAGGACAGCAATATTCACCTGAACAGATTGCGATGATGAAGCAACAAAGAGCAATGCAACAACAGCAAGCGATGCAACAACAGCAAGCAATGCAACAACAGCAGGCAATGCAACAACAGCAAGCAATGCAACAACAGCAGGCAATGCAACAACAGCAAGCGATGCAACAAAGTCAAAAATCATCTTCTAGTAAAAAATCTGGAGGTACTTTATTATATAAGTTAAAAAAATTAAAAAACAATGAAACTTTACAGGAAATATTTATTATAGCAATATTATTTATAATTTTTTCTACTAGTTTTTACAAAAATAATTTAAGTAAAATTCCATTTGTTACAAATGAAAATAATTGTTTAAATACTGCGGGTTTATTAATATCTGCTATATTAATTTCAATAATATTTATGGTCGTTCGTATTTTTTTGTAATTTATTAATTACTTTTTTTATTGTATTTTCTTTTTGATGGTAATTTTTCTTTATTCGTAAATTGATTATACCAATCATTGCGTAAATCATCAAATAGACTATTTAAGTTGATTTCTTTATTATTATTTTTATTATTTTTTAAAATTTTTGTTTTATCTATAACTATTTCTTTAAAATTTAAAACCTTTCTTAACTGTGGTGTACATTGTATAAATTCACTTTCAAAATCTTTACAATATCCATGTTTTCTTCCATCTAAGGTATCACATCTACAGAAACATTTTTGACAAATACCTTCTCTATTTAATTTAAAATAAATATGTTCTGAATTATGATTTTTACCAATATTTGTACAGTATTTACTCTGACTACATAATATAAAAATACTTTCATTTTCCGAATAAAATATTCTTTTAATATCTTTTATTGTATAATTTTTGACATATATATTGAAAAATCTTAGTATTTCAATATATCTTATATCATCTTTTTTTAATCTTTTCCACGAACTACCGTCATGAAAATTTCCCTGATTATTATCTTCATTTTGTTCTGTTTCATCACAATATTCACAATCTAAATTAGGATTATTTTTAATATTAGTAATATAATTATCCGTTGATATAATAGTTGTTTTATCTATTAATTCTGTTATATTTTCATTCAATCTATTTAACATATCATTATCTTTTTCATTATTTTTTAGAACATATAATAAATTGTAAGATCTTCCTTCATCAACAAACTCTTTCGTTTGTGCTATGAAATGACCTTTTCTTGATCCAGTTAATCTTAAACCACTTCCGGTAAATACATGTTCGTCTATAATATCATTAATTGAATTTTCAAATAAATCTTTATATTTTGTCAATCGTTGAATACATGTTTTCCGAATTTCTAATGCCATATTTTTATTTACCTTAATATCTGGAAAGTGTAAATGAAATCCTTTTTTAATAAATTCTTTACTATTAATATTAGTTGGATTTTCTTCATTTTTACAGATTTTTTTTACTTTTTTAATATCAGCAGTAGTAACAATACAATCATAATATTTTTCATAAAAATCGTATATAACATTATTTATGATTTGTATAAATTCTATAAAAGTATTATTAAGATTTTCTGAATATTCGGTTTCTTTTTCATTTTCATTACTGTATAGAAAATCTAAATCAAAAAATAATTTAAATATATTTTTTTTGCATTCTACTATATATAATTTATCCCCATTCATAATTGCTTCTGAGTATTTTTTATTAAAAATTTCTAAATTCTCATCTTTAATATATAGTTTATATCCATTTAATAATAAATGACTTGGTTTTTCATCATCATCAATTTTTTGATATTGATTTGTAATTTTTAACCATTTAGTTAAGTTATTCATTATTAAATATATATATTTATATAATCCTTAAATATCTTTTAAAAAAAGTAATAATAATAATAATAATAATCAAAATTTAACTATTATTTTAGAATCATAAGAACATATAGATTTTGAGGCACTTTTTGATAATTCTTTTCTTTTTGCGTCTTTTTTACTTTTATTTAATGTTTCAACCATGTCTTTATCAATACATTCAATGTTTTCAATTGCATAATTAAGTACATTATTTTCAATGAACCATTTAAAAAAATTTAATTGACCGACTGTTGTGATTAGTTCATTATTGTTTGTTTTTTGTTTATTATTATTATCTAGCATTTTCCAACTTAAATCCTGTATATTTATTAAAATTCTTTCTCTTCTACAAAAAGGATCAAAATATTTTTTTGAATACGCTTTTAATTGATTTTTATAATCTAAATATACATTGAAATTTATATTATTATTTTTTCTATTTATAGTATATACTACATTATGTTTTTTTGAGTAATTTGTTACTAACCAGTCTAGAATTCTTAATGATAAAATATTTTTTTGAGTGATTATACTTGTCAAAATATTTATATTCTTAGAATAATAATCTATTAAAGATTCAAGTAAAAGTAAAGTTTTGCCAGGAATTATATAAATTTTGTTTTCTTGTAATGTATAATTTTGCATTTAAAAAGCACTTATTATTTATTAAAATAAAACCTTAAATGCATTTAACAAATTTTAAAGATACTTAAAGTTTTTAGATAATATATATTATACAATATGGAATTAGAAAGTATTATTTTAGATGTTAAAAATTCGCCTGTTGGTGTACCAATCAAAAATAAACCATTTATCAACTATTTGACAAAAAGTATAAATTTTACTTATTCTGTTAAAGGTCGTGAACTTACATTTCCTGCGCCACAACCAGTTTCTATTGAGAAAAAAGATTTTGATAAATTAAGACAATATAAATATTACACAAGTCTTAAACTTGATGGAGTGCGATTTTTAATGTATTTTTTAAAAGATAAAAATAGTAAAAACCAATGCATCGTTGTTAATCGCGCGCTTAATTATTATAATATTTCTATGGATGTTGAAGATAACTTATATTCGGGGACACTTTTAGATGGTGAAGTTATTTTTGATTCAGAAAATAATAAATGGGATTTTATGGTTCATGACGCGTCTATTTTATGTGGTAATAAAATTAATAAACTTAGTCATTCAAATCGTTTAAGTGATACAAAATGTAGTATTGAATCTTTTGTGAAGATTCTGAAACAAACACAATTAAAATGTTGGTGAAAGAATTTTATACATTTGATAATTTTGATAATTTTATAGAAAATGTCTATAATAAATCATGCAATAATGATGGTATAATATTTATGCCAGAAAAATTACCAGTTATTTCTGGTACACAATATTCAATGTTAAAATGGAAGCCACAGAATAAACACACCTTTGATTTTCAATTAAAAATATGCAATCTCGGTATGGAAGTATATGTTTATCACGAGATGAAACTTATTAAGTTTGCCAATATTCATAAGAATACAAATGAAGGTAAAGAATTTATAGAAAAATCGAATAAATTAAATGGATATAAAGAAGATTGTATTATTGAATGTGAATTTAATAAAGAAACAAATAATTTTAATCCTTTGTTAATTCGCACTGATAAAACACACCCAAATAGTCTTAGAACAATTGAAAGAACATTATTTAACATAAATGAAAATATTACCATCGATGATTTTAAAACAATTGATAAGAGTATTTATAATAATAAAACAAATATCGTTGAAAACATTTAATTTTATTGAAAACGTTTAATTTTATTGAATAAATTTAAATAAAAAAATAAAATACTACATTTTTATAGATAATAATCTAAATTACTTTTACATATTTTTAATAAAATATCTAAGAGTAATTTAATGATTTATTAATAATACTTTTTTACTTTTTAAATTTTATATTTTTTTTGTAATTAGTTTTTGTAATTGTAATTACGATTTTCTAATTAATTAGTTACTTACATCGATGGGTAAGTGAACTGTGGTGACATTAGAGACGCGGGGCCCATCATATCAGATAGCGAGGGCATACCGAAACCGTATCCCCATCTAGTTTTGCGCATTGTGCGTTTGGGGGATTTGCGAGAGCGTTTGGGGGATTTGCGGGTGCGTTTGGGGGATTTGCGGGTGCGTTTGGGGGATTTGCGGGTGCGTTTGGGGGATTTGCGGGTGCGTTTGGGGGATTTGCGCGCTTTTTTGGGCGAGTGTTTGCGAACAAATTTGGCATCAACGTAAGTTTTGCCAGATTTGGTTTTGTAGTATAGACCACCGTTTTTGCCCTGGTAAAGTTTTTTGGTTTTACCACCGACAACGATGCTACCGTGCGATTTTTTGGCTTTGGTGGGAGATTTCTTTTTTTTAGCGCCGAAGAACATAGCAAGAGAATCCATTATATATTTTTTCTATAATATTTATTTAGAAAAAAAAATTTAAAAAAATTAAAAAATAAAAAAAAGAAAAATGCAAAAAAATAAAAAAAAGAAAAATGCAAAAAAATAAAAAAAAGAAAAATGCAAAAAAATAAAAAAAAGAAAAATGCAAAAAAATAAAAATGCAAAAAAAGAAAAATGCAAAAAAAGAAAAATGCAAAAATTAAAAAAGAAAAATGCAAAAATTAAAAAAGAAAAATGCAAAAAAAGAAAAATGCAAAAAAAGAAAAATGCAAAAAAAGAAAAATGCAAAAAAAGAAAAATGCAAAAAATTAATAATTGGAAAATATTAAAATTACTTAAATTTTTCTAGTATTTTTTCATAATTTTTTATCTCAAAACTCTTAAGAAAATCAATAAATAATTCTAAATTGATTTTTTTTTCAGAATAATCTTGTGGAATAACAATATTTGAATAATTAAACTTTTTAAATAATAACCGTACTTTATTTAAATTTTCTGTATTATATTCAGAAGGAAATTTATATTTATCTAATGCAATAACATCTTCTATTGTATCACACTTCTTAAATAATGTATAAACAGTATTTATTGCTAAATTGGGTACATAAGGAAGATAATCACAGCCAGCTAATATACAAAAATCAATGAATTTATCATAGGAATATTCTAATTTTGTTAATAAATTTGTTATATCAATTTCAATTATTTTATTTTTGACTGAACTTTTTAGTATTTTATTACAACCGTAAGTAAATATATCAGTATCATCAGAAACAATATAATCGATAATATCGTTATTTAGTAAATATACACAATATTTTTCGGCTTCATCGGGTGCATTGTAATAATCTATTTTGAGAATATCCAGCATTTTTTTAATTTCTTCTACGTGTACTTTTGAAACATTAATAATTTGATTACTTAATTTATTAATTTCATTACGAATTTCAACTTGTTCGGTAATAGAATTTGTTTCTATTTGTTCTAATATTTCTATTTTTTCGTATATTTTATGTTTGATGGATTGTCTTTTATTTAAAGTTACGCGTTTTTCTTCGGGAGGTACACCATCAAAAATAAATATAGGAGTAATATTAAAATTTAAATAGTATTTTATACGATTAATAAAACCAATTATATGAGAATTTGTAAAATTTTTATCAATATTTGATATATGTCTGTATTTATACATTAGAATAGATGCATCTATACCAAAACGCTTTCCAGTATATTTCGTGATATCATTCTCTTGAAAACAATCAGGTGATATTTTCTTAACAAATGTGTTAAAACCACGAATACCCATTTAAATAGGTTTAATAAAAATGCTCAGGGTTATAAATTTAATATATTTATTTTTTGTAAAATAAAACCAATAATTTTTTTCAATATTGTTACCTTTATTACTTTGTTACCTTTGTTACTTTTGTTACCTTTGTTACTTTCGTTACTTTAGTTAGTTTCGTTACTTTAGTTAGTTTCGTTACTTTGTTTAAATATAACTAATTTTACAAATAATATTTTATGGATTATTAGTCCATAATCGCACATTTATTTTTAAATGGATTTTCTTCGTCTTCTTTTTCATTTAAGTCTATAACTTTATAATTTTCTCTTGTGGCTTTTGCTTCTTCACGTGCTTTTTTCTGCACTAACTTTTTTTCTTCTTTCATTTTATAAGAAAGATATTCAGGGTGTTTTTCTATACCGATATTTCTATAATGTACAACATCTTTCCAGAAATCGATTAATAATTGCGCATTTTTACTTATCCAATCATAATCTTTAATGATTCTAACAATATTTAATTTGCTAGTTTTTGGACAATATTCTATGAAATCTGCTACACTTAAATCGCATATTAATAAATTTAACTGGACTTGTGGATAATAATAAATGGGAATATACCCATCTTTTATTTTTCTACGATATGGACATTTTACTTCTAATAATATAGGTTCTTCATCTGGATTATCAATAGATTCGGCTATGCCATCTGGACTTCCGGCTAAAAAATTATATTCAGGGTTTTTTTGAAATGTTATGTAATTTTTATCGCGTTTATTAACATCATTGGAATCATTAAAATTATTTGAATCATCGGAATCATTGGAATTTAAATTAATTTCAAAGTTTCCAAGATTGACATCTTTATAGCATAATAAACCAAAATTGTGATTAACTTTACCAGTTATTCTACAATATAATTCAATAGCGGTATCTTCATATTTTTGACCGTGTAAAGTTGCAACATTAGATGTAAAAGGTTTTTCTAGACCACATTTATGATATAAAAGTTCGGTTTTGGTTGAATAGGGGTTTGTACCAAGAACAGATGCAGCATCGCTGGAAGTAAGCTTATCTTTTCTTTGCGCAAACCATTCTGGACTTCTTTGTTCAAATTGAGGTATGCTTAATAATTTTTGAATTTTTGGATGAACCATATTTTTATTATAAATAATAATTTATTTAATTTATAATTAATTATTTAATAAGTTGTTAAGTTCTTTAAGTAAATTATAAAATTATAGTTTAGCACTGGCTCCTTGGCGAACTGTTTTTCTTGGACTAGTGGAACGTTTTTTCATTGGACTTCTTCCGGGACTTCCCTTTACTTTTCTATTGGGTCTTCTATTTTGTAATGCTAAACCCGAGTTTCTGTTTCTATGGCCCCAACGGCCCCGACGGCCCCAAGGACGTCTCCAAAATGGTCTTCGGTCTCTATATCTCCAAGGACCAGAAAACCATCTAACAGGATTATAACGAGGATAATACCATAATTCATAATCTTCTAATGCAGGAACTAATTCGTGACCTTCGGGTGATACTCCCATATGATAATAAGTATGGTATTGACTTTCATCTGTAAATAAAGGACCGCCGGAATCACCAGGTTCGACAGAATAAGAGCCGTTATGGTGTAATAATATAACTAAATTTGGACATTGTGATTTAAAAATGAGTTCTTGTGGAGTATAAACAGGTTTTTGTTCATTTTCGCAAGAAAGATCACTAAAATTATCTACGCGTTTACAACAAAAGAAACAGACTAATAAAACAATAATAAGAAATAGAGCTAAACCAAATAAAAGTTTATTCATTCTTATTATTATTATTGATTTTATTTTTGAATTTTAATTTTATTTTTATTATATTTTAAAATTGATAAATTTAATTCGCTTTATTACAATTTGGAGATGTAAAATAAGTATAAATTTCATTATTAGTACTATTAACATTTTTACAGACTAATTTAGTAGGATTTGGATTATTATCTAAATTACAATTATAATTACTATCTTTAATATTATTTAAACAATTTCCAACTACATCATAACCACTATCAGCGCTATTACATATTGGAGTCTTAATACCATTCATAATTGCACTAACACTATTTGTTAATGTATTACAAAATTGTTCATTTGTTACTTTTTTTTGAGGTGGTATTATTGGATCATTACCGTCACAATTATCACTTTTAAAATAAAAATTATTGATTAAATTATCATCTGTACAATTTAATACTGTTTTACTTTCATCAATAAAATCACAATAATTTTTCTTAACATATTTTACACAAACTTCTACATCATCTTTATCTAACGGAGTTTTGCATTTAATATTATATCCCATTAAACTATTGGCTCCAATATAACAAAAATTTAATTGTGAGTCTTTATTTGTAGGGCTTCCGCCTCCACTGCTGCCTCCACTGCTGCCTCCACTTTTATTTTGATTATTAAATATTTTGTATATGAAAAATGATATAAATGATATTAATATAATTATAATAATAAATATAAATAAATATTTCATTTCAAATTTATTTTTCATTTTGAGATTTCTTATTATTAAAATTATGTTTTTTTAATTATTTTTTAAATAATTTAATAAATATTCGAATAATTTATTTTTTAGTTTCTCCTTCTTTTATTTTTTTAACTTTTTTAACTGCAATTCCCGGCTTCTTTTTAGTTTTCTCCATATCTACTTGTTCTTCCTGTGTCGCATATTTATCATTATAATTATTTTTATGATAATCCCATAATTGTTTAGAACCAATCTTGAATTTACGATCAGGTTTTGCGCGATACCAAAATACACAATCAGATATTTTATTACTACGAGAAGTATTATCAAGTACTAAACAATCGAAACCTTCGGTACAAGAATTCATAACTTCTTTAAATGTATCAACGTGAGGAAATATTCCAAAAAAGTTTTTATATATTTTTTCCTGATTCTGAACAATGTTTTCACGCAATACAAATACAAAATCGATATTTGCGCGAAGATCAGGAGGTAAATCCATACAGTATTGCATAGTAAGCATAAAAGTTATTCTCCAATGTCTTCCGTTCATAAAAATGCCGCGAATATTTGGATCGCGAATCATTTTTTTATCATACATACAATCATCAAGTAAAACAAACGCGTCATTACTTGAATCTTTTTTTCCCGGATTTTTTGAAATTGCCTTTTTTTGCCTTGTAATAATTTGTTGAATTACATTTGAATCATATTGTGAATGTATAAATATATCTGGTATATGTGCAGAGTAAAAAGCATTACCATCTTCGGTTGCTGATATTGCAACTCCCATTGGTATTTTTCTACAATGATAGAGAATATCAGCTACTAATGTACTTTTTCCAGTTCCTCTTTTTCCAATAAATACACAAGTAGCTGGTCCAGCACCATTAACTCTTCTTTCTTCTATTTGTTTAGGATTAAATTTAGAAATTTGAAGACTCATTTAGTAATATTAAATTCTGAATTCATTCCTTAATATTTCTAAATAAGAATTTTTTAAAATTTAATACGAAGAAAATTAAATTATGAAAAAACAATTTTGTCACTTTATGACTTTATAATTTTATGACTTTGTAATTTTATTTTTATTCAGTAATACTCTATTCTACATCTGCAACATTAGCGGTTTGTAATTTATCCCAGAAAGGTTCTGTTAATATTTCTTCATCTTTTGCGGTTTTTAAATATGCAATTCCCAAGCTAATTAATATTGATAGAAAAAAACTTATTAATAGATATTCTAGATTAAATTCATCATTTATTTTATCATTTTCATTTTCTTCTTCTTTATAATTACTTCCAGAATTACTTGGTTTTATTTTAGTTTTATTATTATTTTTCCTTGAATCTTTCTTGTCATTATTTTTATTAGAGTAATTATTTTGTTTAGAATAAAAATTTGTTAAAAGAATATAAATTATAAATGTGGATATTAAAACTACTGATATATTAAATGTATTAAATTCATAAAATTCTAACATTACTTTTTAGACTAATAATCACAATTAATTTATAAACAGTTTTACTAAATTTATTAAATTTATTACTAAATTTATTAATATATACTATTTAAAAAAATATAAAGTTTTTTTCGCACTTATTTTAATTGTGAATTAGCTGGACTTATTTGATTTTTCTTCATAAAATGCTGAATAGTTCTTTTAAGTCCTTCATCGAAATTAATTTTAGGTTTCCATCCTAATTTTTCTAATTTTTCACTATTAATTAAATAACGGAAATCATTAAAATTACGATCAGGAACAAATTGAATATATTTATGTAAATTATCTTCATCGTTTTTAATTAGTTTTACTAATAACTTCGCTAAATCAATAATTTTATAACATTCTTCCGTGGATATATTATATATTTCATTTATTTCACCCTTTTCATAAATACACATAATTGCATCAATGACATTATCTACATAAATAAAATGTCTTTCTGTTAATCCTTCACCGTGAATGCTGCATTTATAACCGTTTCCAGAATGTATTAAATTACTTATAAACGCGGGTATAACTTTTTCTGGATATTGTCTTGGTCCAAATACATTATTACATCTGATAATACTGATAGGAAGTTTAAAAGAATGATAATAAGATGAACATAATAATTCAGCGGATGCTTTTGTTGCAGAATAAGGATTTGTAGGTTTTAATATAGTAGTTTCCGTACATTCATTTTCACCCTGTTTTACTTCACCGTAAACCTCATCAGTTGACATATGAATAAATCTTTGTATTCCACTATATGTTTTCTCTTCTCCGCCCTCAGATTCTTTTTCCCCTTCTTCCATTTCTTTTCCACACTTAGATCGCTTACTTACAAATGAATTAAAATCGCGTACAGCTTCTAATAAAGTATGAGTACCAGATATATTATCAAATGTAAATTGAACAGAATTATAAAATGAATTATCAACGTGAGTTTGAGCTGCTAAATGAAAAATAACTTCTATATTATATTCTTTAAAAATAAACATTAATAATTCTTTATTGTTTATATTTCCGTGAATAAATTTATATTTATTTGGTATATCTTTTGTATTATTGTAAGAACAATAATCAAACTTATCTAAATTTATAATAAAATAACCCGTTTTAACTAATCTATCTACTAAATGTGACGCAATAAATCCCGAACCACCTGTGACTAACACGGTTTTTTTTCCTTTTTCGGATTTCATTAAATGTAAATTATATTTAAATAAAGTATTATAAATTCATATTTATAAAATATAAATAATTAAAACGTAAAAATTACAAAAGTATTTAAATTATTTAGTAACTATTTAAATACTTTTGTAATTTTCCGAATTTTATAATTTTTCAAATTTTATAATTTTTCTGAATTTTATAATTTTTCTGAATTTTATAATTTTTCTGAATTTAATAATTTTTCTGAATTTTATAATTTTTCTGAATTTAATAATTAAATAATTTTATAATTATTTTATGTAATGTACTTTTTTCCTTCTGTGAACTTAAAATTGTTTTTTTTATTATTAACCTTATTTACTTTAACTTATAGTTATATTCCAAATGCAAATTTAATAATTAGTAGTGAACAAACTAAATATAATATGATTTTAAATAATTTTAATTTGCCGTGTCACATACAAAGCGCGAGAGTAAAAACATTTGAAAGTGCTATAATAAAAATGAATAAATTACAATTAAATGACATATATGATATACACGATTTAATTGCATTTCGATTTGTATTTTATGAACAAAGTGATTTATATAAGTTTTATCACATAATGAGAATACAAAAAAATATAATGTACGTTAAAAATTATATAAATAAACCAAAAGAAAATGGCTATTCAGCGATTCATATAAGATATAGAAATGAATATAATTCTTGTCCGATTAGTCAAATGGAATGTCAATTATATTTAATAAATGATTATTATGAATCTTTATATGGAAAAGCAAAAAATTATAAAAACTATTCTATGATAAATTATGAATAATTAATAAAATTAATAAAATATAAAAACTATTCTATGATAAAATATGAATAATAAATAAAATCAATAAATTTTAAGTAAAATATAAAATAAACTTATTGTCTTTAAGAATTGCGAAAAGAATGTTCGGTAAAATAAATCATATTTTCCATTTGAGCTTTATTTGATATTCCGTGTATATTACCTTTTACATAATGTACAAATACTAATTTATCAAAATTATTAAAATCGTTAAAATTAATAATTTCATTTTTAGAACCAGCGGTTATAAATTTACCGCGGTATTTTTCAGTACTTTCTGTAAAATAATATTTTTTAGCAGCCTCTGGATCAGCATTTATATCATCGTCGCTTTGTAATAATAAAGTTCTAGGATGATTTTTCCATAAAAATTTATGTTCATTTATTGTTTTTTCATCATCATAATTTAATTCTGTGCGATTTACAGGACAACAGCCTCTATTATCTGGATCAATACAATTTTGTTTTATATTCGGATCTTTATAGACAGAATCATCATAACAATAATAACTACCACCTCCAATTAATATACCACAGAGAATATTTGGAAATTTAAATTGTTGTCCAGTACTATTCTGTTCTGTAATTAAAATAGGGAAATCATTGAAACATCTACTAACCATTTGTGCTCCAACGCTATATCCAAGTAATCCGCATTGTTCATAATCAAATTGTATTGGAACTTGGTCTTCATCAATAAAATTATTACAATATATTTCCTTGAATAATTTTTTGAGTAAAACACCATCACTACTATTAGATTCGTTCCAATTTAATGAACAATATGCGCCAGTACCCGGTAAATAATTATTTGAATCATCTTCACAAGAAGAAAAACTAATGATTATGTAACCTTTTTCTAACATTGTTTCCAGATATTCGTGGTAATAATTCCAACCAAAACAACCAAAATCCATTTTTGCCTGTTTGCTGAATTCATCAATTTTTTCACATAATGTATCTCTTTGTTCTTTATTTAATACACCTTTTTCTTTTAGATTATCTTTATTGTAAACATTAATATCAAAATGAATAATATATTTACCATTATATTTTTTAGGAACTGCGATTGCGATATGTCTAGAATCTTTTGGGGTTGTAATATTATAAAAATATTGATTGTATGATTGACGTTTTTGTATAAAAACGGGAATTTGATAATAGGATTTATAATCAGTTATTTGGCGAATACTTAGTTCATTAAGACCATTAGAGTTTGTTTTGGGAAAATTTTCGCTAATATTTAAATTGTCACCTAAAACATAACCATTAATTATATTATTAGAATATTGATTAAAATGTAAAACTAGTCTTTTAACTAATTTTTCATTGAATTCATCATTGCAACAACAACGAACATCTTTTCCGCATTTATGATTTTGTAATTTACCGCAATTATCACATAATTTATTATAATTAATATCTTTTATACAAATATTATTAGTAAAAACTCCAATTACTGCTTTTTTCCATACATTTACAAACTCTTCACTTGGTTGGCAATTTTTACCACCATTTTCGAGGGGTTTATTTGGTACAAATATATCTATTTCATTTTCGTAATATAAATTTGGTAATTTTCCTGAATTTGTTTTGATTATATTATTTTTCCATAATTTAGCAAGACCGCCATTTTCTTCTATTAATTTATTTTTTTGATGTAAATATTCTACAAATTTAGACCATTTATTTCTACGTAAAGGTAACATATTATTAGTAAATTCTCCATCTGTTATTCTATTATCTATAAGAGGTGAATTATGATAATCGTATTTTTCAAGTAATACATTTTTAGCACCTTGATAATAATTTATTTTATTATTTGGTAATAATTTATCATTAAAAATACCTGATAAACCAGCACCTTGAAAATCTGTTTGTAAACCACAACCGGCTTGTGCTAATTCTCTTCCTTTTTTTGATTTTAATAAATTATTATAATCATTTATTATTTCATCGTCATTTATGCTGCTAGTTTCTATATTACGATTATTTTCAGAGTACTTATAATTTCGCGAACCGCCTTTTTCTTTCATATTGTATCTACCTACACTTGCGCTATCATTTAAATACATACAACCCACATAATTTGCCAATAATCGAGTATCTAATATTAAACCAATGTTATTATCAGTTAAATTATCTGGATACAAAATTGGGCCAAAAAGAACACCTTTAATATCAGCACGTAAATAAGTTGCATTCATTGTATAACAACTTGTACTTGCTACATTAGCATTAATATTTAGAATATTTTGAATATCTTTTAAGTCAAATACAGTACAATCATTTGCATTTACACATTTGTTTTTCATAGGTAACATAGGTAACATTGGTAACATAGGTTTGTATTCTTTACAAGCTAAATGAGTACTTACAAGACTTAATAATAATCCTCCATTTGGTATTTCTTCATTATTTTCATATTTATATGTTAAATCATTATATAATTCTAATATATATTGTTTATTTGGTGACACATCAATTTGATTACATTCAACGTGTTTAGGGAGTTTTGGTACAATAGGTTTACACATACCTTCAAATGCATAACTGCGAGTGACTAAATCATTTTTGGTTGGTTCAAAATTTGAGCGATTATTGCAGAAGAATATTAGATATACTACAATGAATAGAACAAGTAAAGTTATTAAAACAATTAAATATTCTTTCATTAAATTACTTTATTAAATTATTAAATTATTATTTTATTAATTTTTTTTCTTAAATTACTTTTTTTCCAAATTACTTTTTCTCAAAAATTGAAAAATATTTTACAAAAAATAAAAGACTTAAAATTATTATCAAGATAGTAATATTAGTATTCCATTTTTAAATTTAGTATTCATTGATTCATTTCAGAAACAAATAATTAACAGGCGGAATGTCGCCAAAAGAAACAGTAGAAAGTAAATATAAAAAATATACACAGATAGAACACGTACTTGCAAGGCCGGGTATGTATGTTGGTGAAATAGCCACAATTACATCAGAGCAATGGATACTCGAAAATAATGAAAAGGAAAAGGAAAAGGAAAAAACAAGAATTGTTAGTAAAATGGTAAAGTGGAATCCAGGAATTTATAAATTATTTGATGAAATTATTACAAATGCGTCGGATGAGTGTCAAAGAAATAAGGCGGTAAAAAATATTAAAGTAAATTTTGATGAAAATACAAATGAAATTTCGGTGTATAATGATGGTTCAGGAATACCAATACAGATTCACAAGGAACATAATATTTACGTACCAGAATTAATATTTGGAAATTTATTAAGTTCGAGTAATTATGATGATAGTAAAAAGCGCACAACAGGAGGTCTAAATGGACTAGGTGCTAAATTAACAAATATTTTTTCTACGGAATTTACAGTAGAGACAGTAAGTGGAAATGAAAAATATGTGCAAGTATTTAGAGATAATATGTCAGAGATAAATAAGCCGGAGATAACAAAAATAGAAAAAAAGTCGAAGTCAGCGAATGAAAATTATACGAAAATTACTTTTAAGCCAGATTTTGCAAAATTTAAACTCAAAGGACTTAAAGATTATAATACTTTGGATGTTTTGAAAAAGAGAGTATTTGATATTTCAGCGATTACACCAAAAACAGTATCAGTATATTTAAATGGTGAAAAAATTAACTGTAAAGATTTTAATGAATATATTAATTATTATATTGGAGAAAAATCAGAGGCACCAAGAGTAATTTATGAAGAACCAAATGGAAGATGGCAAGTAGCAATAGCACTTTCAAAATCAGATATATTTCAGCAAATTTCCTTTGTAAATGGTATTGCAACTATTGATGGTGGTTCACACGTAGATCACGTTACATTACCTATTATGAAAAAATGTACAGAAGAAATACAGGCAAAGCATAAAAATATTAATGTAAAGCAGCAGTATGTAAAAGATTCATTATTTGTATTTATTAATTGTATTATTGAAAATCCAACATTTAGTTCACAGACGAAAGATAAACATACAACGAGAGTATCAGAATTTGGGAGTAAAATTACAATCACGGAAGATTTTATAAAGAAAATATTAAAATTGGGATTTGTGGATGCATTATTGGCGATCGCAGAGGCCAAAGATAAGAAACAATTGACAAAGACAGATGGAAAGAAAGTGATTAGATTAAATATACCAAAATTGGATGATGCAAACAAGGCGGGAACAACCGAATCACATAAATGTACGTTAATTTTGACAGAGGGAGATTCAGCAAAGACTACTGCTATATCGGGATTATCGGTAGTTGGAAGAGATTATTATGGAGTATTTCCACTGCGGGGGAAATTATTAAATACGCGAGAGGCTAGTTTTGCGCAAATTTCAAAGAATGAGGAAATATTGAATATTAAAAAGATTTTGGGATTGCAGATGGATACAAAGAATATTAAATCATTGAGATATGGAAAAGTATTAATAATGACAGATGCGGATTATGATGGATTTCATATCAAGGCATTATTGATTAATTTTATTGATGCAGGTTGGTCTCATTTGTTAAAGGAAGAATTTGTGGGAAGTATTCTTACGCCGATTGTAAAGGTATCAAAAAATAATGATAAATTATCATTTTATACTCATAAGGAATTTTTAAATTGGAAAAAGACTGATCAGTCAAAGGGAAAATGGAATATTAAATATTATAAGGGACTGGGTACATCAACGGCGGCAGAAGCAAGAGAATATTTTAAGGATCTCAAAGTATTAAATTATGTGATTAAAACAGCGAAGGATTCTAATGCATTAACATTGGCATTTAAGAAGACAGAAACGGATGCGAGAAAAGATTGGATAGTAAAAAATACGGAGAAGTTTGAAGGATTAGATTATACAACGAAAGAACCGATTACAATTTCAAATTTGATTAATAAAGAACTTGTATTATTTTCCATTAGTGATAATATTAGAAGTATTCCATCAATCATGGATGGTTTAAAACCTGGACAGAGAAAAATACTGTTTGCGGCTTTTAAGAAAAATTTAAAAACAGAAATCAAAGTAGCACAATTTTCGGGTTATATATCTGAACATACTGCTTATCATCACGGTGAAGCATCTTTACAACAAACGATTATTAATATGGCGCAAAATTATGTTAGTTCAAACAATATGAACTTATTGGAGCCTATTGGACAGTTTGGAAGCCGTGTAAATAATGGTAATGATGCATCAAGCCCAAGGTATATATTTACCAAATTGTCAGAATATGCAAATCAATTATTTAATCCGCAAGACTTTCCACTTTTGGAATATTTGGAAGATGATGGACAAAGTGTAGAACCTAAATTTTACGTACCAACGCTTCCATTGGTGTTAATTAATGGAGTAGAAGGAATTGGAACAGGATTTTCAACAAAGATTCCAGCATTTAATCCGGATGATTTGAAATACTGTTTAGAAAAATTAATTGAAAATGAGGATGCAATATTGCCAGATTTGACACCTTGGTATAAAAATTTTAAGGGTAATATTAAAAAAGTAGATGAAAACAAATGGGTAACATATGGAGTTTATGAAATAGTAAATAATACTATTAAAATTACAGAGATTCCAATTGGAGAAAGTATAGAAAATTACAAACAATATTTAGAAAAATTAGAAACAGAAAACAAGATTATTACATTTAAGAATAATTCCAGTGATGAAATTATAAGTTTTGATGTAAGAATTCGTGAAGAAACATTAGATGAATGGGAAAAAACCGATACATTAGAAAAAGTATTAAAATTGACAAGTAATTTGAATGCGACAAATATGCATATATTCAATGAAAAGGGTGTATTGCAAAAAATGGAAACACCTAATGATATATTAATTACATTTTACAGTATTCGCACAAAGTATAATAAGTTAAGAAAGAAATATTTGGAAAATAAAATTGAGAAAGAATTGTTGGTATTAGAATCAAAGGTAAGATTTGTGAGAGCGATTGTTAATGATGAATTAATTATTTTCAAGCGTAAAAAGAATGATATATTGGAAGATATGAAAAAGATGAAATTATATGAAAATCCAGATTATGATTATTTAATTAAAATGCCGATATTTACCTTTACAGAGGAAACAATTGAAAAGGTGGAAAAAGAATATGCAGAAAAGAAACAAGAATTAAAAGATATCAAAGCGAAAACAGTAAAAGATATTTGGAAAGAAGACTTGAATAAATTTAAATAAATACTCCAAAAAAATTCAAAAAATAAAATTCAAAAATATTGTAATAACAAATTTTTTTTATAATTTTTAATAATTTTTATAATTTTTTTTATAATTATTTATATTAATTATCATTAAATAATTATAATGAAATCAAAATATGATTTATCAATGAATCAAAATGGTAATTTAAAACCAACTAGTCGTTCTTTTAACAAAAGTTACACTTATATTACACCAGGTGCCACAAATATGAATGCTTCACCAATGTTTTATGTGGGAAATAGAACAAATGTAATCTGGTCTTCTTTAAGTCCGCAGGCGCCGAATGCATATGTAGTTTTTAATTTTGGAAAATCAAACAAAAAAGAAAAACAAAAAGACAAAAAAGAAAATTCTAAAAAAGAATTAATGTATTTTGGAAATGTTCCAAGTAATATATTTGGATTTAATAATAATTATGCGCAAGGTGCAATGAGACCAACATTAGTACCAAATGTAAATATTAGTTTAGATCAGAGAGGAAATTATAAATTAATAGATAATATGGGAAAACAACATAAATTATATTCTGATTCTCACGGAAATTATGTAAGACATCAAAATAATAAATTATACCTATAACCCAGTGCCATTACCTTTCCCGCGCTCTCTTTAAGTAATTTTTCAGCGCTTTATCTTTAAGTAGTTTTTAAAAAAGTTGGCGCAAAAAAAAAATAAAAAAAAAAAATATTATTATAAAATATAGAGAAAAAGAATAATGAATAGACAAACTATTAATAATATTGTTTATGCTTTAATTGCGGTTTTACTAATTGTTTTAGTAACAATGTTAGTAATGTTTTTAGTCAATCGTGGTGGAGAAAAAGAATTCAAAGATGATTTATCCGAACTTAGAAATGATATGAGTATGCTAAAAAATGTAAAAGATAGTGACATAGATGATGTATACACTCTAAATAAAGAATTAGTTCAGGCGGTTTACAGAAATCGCAATACAAGAGAAATCTTCCAGAATTTATTAAAAAATATAGAAAAGGATGAATGCAAAAACGGTGTTCATAGTGATTTATCTGAACGTCTAAAGAATGACACTAACTTAGATCACATATTACACGATGTATTCGATGGTGTAAAAGGATGCAAAGATATATCTGGTACCAAATCGGAAGTCAGAATTAGTATGATGCTATTATTAGTAGTACTAATGCGTATGGGTATAATAAATATTTATAATGCATATGAGTATTATAAAAAAGTATTCCCAGATGGTCCTCCACCAAGTGGTTATGATCCAAAGGACCGACCACATAAACGACAACTTGAACCTATAAAGCCACGTCCATAAACACCCCAATCGCCTTACCCATATATATCACCATTTATGCCTCCATTATTTTTCTTCTAAAATTAAATAAATATCATAAATAATAATATTAAATAAATAATAAAAATAATTATCTAAGAAAAAAACAATAAAACTACTTAAAGATATAATTTTATATATAAATGCTCCTATAGTGTAGAGGTCATCACTAAGGACTTTGAATCCTTCAACCCCAGTTCGAATCTGGGTAGGAGCTTCTAAGAGTAATTTTTTAGTAAATTGTTCTTAAAAGCCGCCTATTTGTAAAAAGTACTTAATTTAAAAATTCCACAAATTATAAAAATTACTTAAATAAGTAACAAGTAATAAGTAATAAGTAACAAGTAACTAGTAATAATTAACAAGTAAATAAAGTACTTTTTAAATAATAATTTTGTTAAACAAATAAAATAGTAATTTTATAAGAAGTTGGTTATGAATGTGTGTAATTCATATAAGCCAGAATATTTGAATGAATTAGAAACTGAGTATAAAACAATTTCAGATTTTTTAACAAATTCGAATAAAGAATTGGTAGTAAATGGAAATAATAATAGTGGTAGAACGAGTATAATAAAACTTTATATGAAAATTTATAATTATGATTATTTGTTAATTGATAATTATAATTTAACGAAGGATAAAATAGTAGAGAAATTAAGTAATATTACAATGGGAATTAATAGATTTTTTATGAATAAAAAATTTGTGATAGTATTTGATAATTATGATGATTTTGATATAAAATCGAGAGAATATATTTTATCGTATAATAAAATTAAAAAAATTATAATAGCAAATAAATTATTTTCTTTAAAAAATTATATTAAAATACAAAATTATTCTTTTGATTATTTGATAAATTTATATCAAAATATCTTTTTTTTGGAAACTGGAAAATGCGAAATAATTAATGATATTCATTTTGAAAATATAAATCAAATGTTTTCCATACTTGAACTAAAAATATTAGACACAAAAACTAATAATAATTCAAATGGAACGGAAAAGAAAGGAACGGAAAAGAAAGGAACGGAAAAGAAAGAAACAGAAAATAGTTCTGCGGATTATTTTAATTTATATCACGATAAATTTGATTATAAATTTAATGATTTAGTTACAGAAACAAATTTTGATAAAAAATTATATATATTAGATAAAATTCATAATTATTGTGTATTGCAAAATAATTTAATTTACAATTTTAATAACATTTATGATTTAGCAGATAGTTATGATAATTTATCTTTATCTTTGGAAATATGTAACAATAATAATTATTCAGAATTAAATGATTATTATTCTATATTAAGTACAATTGGTACAACACAAAAAATCAATGATACTTTTAAAATTGTAAGAGAAACAATACAAATTAAAAAGAAAAAAACATTTAATGATTTACATTTTATAAAACAATAAAAAAAAAGGACTTAAAGACCTTACAATTTTAATAAAAACAAAATTAATAAAACAAAATTAATAAATTAAATAAATTAAATAAAATTAATAAAATTAAATAAATTATTTTTAATGGCTACAAGTTCTAAATTATTATTAAAATCAAAATTAGAAAAATTATCAAAACAGAATCGAAAAGGTTTTTTATTTAATTGTATTGAAAAAAGTAAATCAGATTTGATTGATAAATTATTAATTGAAGAAAAACCCAATGAAGTAACACCAGAAGATCATTCTTTTTGTAAAATATGTAATGGTTATGATTTTATAAAAGAGTTATATCAAGAAACTTGTAGACAATGTGGTTATACCAGAGATATATTATCAAAGGGACAAAAGTTTGAAGTATTTGAATATATAAAACCGGGATCAAATTTAGTAAAAATTATGAAGGATGGTAGAAAAATAACAGTAGATTTAAATAAAATTAATTCGTGGTTAGAAAACGTAGATCCATTAGCGCGTGACACAAAAAGAATGATCGAAAATTTAGAAATAGTTTATACATCAAAGGGTATAGAATTAACAACATTAATAAAAAATACAGTAATAGCGTTGTGGTATAATTTTAATAATTTATATGAGAATACTAAATTTGAATCTTCTAAATTGTTATCTTATAATAAAAGAGGTATAATGGCATTATGTATATATTATGGTTCTTCAATCAATAATGTAATTATAACTCTGGAACAATTAAGTATATTATTTGATGTAAATGTAAGTGCAATAAGAGAAATGAATGAAATATTTAAAGTAGTATTTAAAAATACGGAATATGAAAAATATCTAGTATTAATGAATAAAAAAGTGTGCGAAATAAAATTAAGTCCAAAAAATAATTTAATAATGAAAAAAATAAATGAACATTTGAAAAAAGAATATAAATTAGATAGAGAATTAAATAATAAAGAATATACTGCAATTGTATATTTTATAACTAATAAAATAAATCCTACATTAAAATATACATATGAGGATATATCAAAAAAATGTAATGTAAGCACAACTACAATACGTAATGAAGTACAAAGATTAGAATTGTTTTATAAAAATAATAAAAAATTATTAGCAGAATTAAAAATTTAATAATTTTATTTTATCATTTTCAATATCATTTTTATCATTTTCAATAATTATTTTTTACGAAATAAAGAATCAGAAATATTTTCGCCATTTTTTATTTTAGTTTTTAATGATTCTTTAATCATATTTTTATGTTCTTCTGATGGTTCAGGAAATTTATCATAAATATAATTTTTAGCAAGTTTATCAGAAACTTTAAAATCGTTTTCTAATTTAGTATCTTCTGATTCATTTTTTTGTTTTTCTGCTAAATCACATAAAAATTTTATCATATTTAAATCTATGTTTTCATTGGATGTTAACATTTGAAATAATTTAGGATATTTATTATTAAAATCTATCCATTTATTATTATATTCATTTATATTTAGTTTTTTCTTATCATTTATAATTTCAATACATTGTTCGTAAGTACTTCCGTTACTTTCGTTACTTACGTTACTTACGTTACTTACGTTACTTCCGTTACTTATGAATGAGGTTGACATTGAAAAATAGCAATTATAATTAGTAAATTTCTTATATTAATAAAATAAAATAAAAATGAAAAATTTACTTAAAATAATTGTGCTATTTTAAATAAATTACTAAATTTAAATAAATTAATAAAAATTTAAATTTATTAATTTAAGTAATGGATATAGAATATTATTTTACTAATTTAAATAAAACTTGGAACGTAAGTAACGTAAGTAACGTAAGTAATTCGCATAAGCCGCCAGGTAGTTATTTAGAGAATAATAGTGATGAATATATAGTTGTAGATTGTTTTTATTATAAAGCAAAAATATTAAAGAAGAATTTAAAAAATTATAATTTAAGTGAAAATGACATAAAAATAAATAATGATATGAAATATTATAAAAGAGTAAATGTGGTAGAATTAATACAAAGTAGTATAGATTATAAAAAGTATTTAAATAATATAAAAAATAATTATGTATTATTAAATATAATAAATTTATTATTCGGAGAAAATTATATATAAAAAAATATAGAAAATATCAAGGATATTTCACTGAATAATAATTTATTGTTAATTATCAAATAATAATAATAAAATGTTAAACATTAATACGTCACATAATTTAATAGAAATGTATAAAAATGAAAATATAGAAATTAAAATAGATCAAAATAGTAAAATATTATATATAAATGTTATAAATGGAAATTATATAAAAGATAATTTTATTGAGGGAGTAGAGTATTATAAAAATTTTTGGATGCTAATAAATAATACAGATGATAAATATTACCAAATGTTTTTATTTAACGATGTTAAATTTTATCCATTCGAATTTTATGATACAATATTTAAAACTTTTAAGGGGTTAGAAGATATATTTAAAAAAAATCTATATTGTTCTTGTCTAGTTAATGATTCAAATGCAATGGATATATTTAGACCATTATTAAATATGTACAAAGCAGTTAGACCATTTAGTTTTGTCAAAACGGTAGAGGATGGATATAAATTTTTAGAAAATTCAAAAAATACAAATGTATACTAATCAATAAATTTTATATGATAGTAATCAAATTATTAAATTATCGAATAATTACCAAAAATAGGAGCGTGATCACTAGCATTAGGAGAGTATTCTTCACCAATTTCTTTAATTACTTTACAATAACCTTTAATATATTTGGTATAAATATAATCTAATCTCCATCCTTTATTTAAATATCTATTTAGATTAATGGAAACGTTTGTAAGTGGATCAATAATTTTTTTAGTTTTTTGATTCCACCAAGTATAAATAATTTCATCTTCTTCTGATATGGAGTCTTTAAAATCATATTGTAATAAAAATTGGTTGAACAGTAATTCAAAATCATAATATCCAGGTGCGGGTTTTACCTTAGTTTTATCAAAATAAGTATCTAATGCCATATTGTAATCGCCGCATACAAGAATAGATTTATTTTTATCAAACCTGCATAAAAAATCAAGTAAAGCTACTTGAAATAATTGTTTAGATTCATAATTTGTACCTGAATTTGGGGAATATATATTTATTAATACAAATTTTTCATATTCAGCTACAATAATTCTACCATCTTTAATATCATATTTGGGTATTTCATAATATACTTTCATAGGAATAATTTTAGTAAATATTGCTGTACCAGAATAACGACTACCAGAACGCGCACCATTTAATTTAGATTCATTAAAGTATTTAGTATAATTAGGTATTAAAATATGTTGAGAATGATTTACTGAACATTTAGTTTCTTGTAGGCAAATAATATCTGGATTGTATTTATGAATTAAATTGTATATAGAACTATTTTCTTCAGGAATTAATTTAAAATCATTTTTAAGTTCTTTTGAGGGTTTTTGATTAAACACTCTTGAACGAATACCATTTACATTCCAACTAACAATAGAAAAATTACTCAAATTATTACAATTACCGGAATTACCAGAAGCCATTTATAAATTTATGTTAAAAACTTTGTTTGAGAAATTGTTATAATTTAAAATACTATTAAATATTTATTATGAAAATAATTTTGTAATTTTTTGCGCCCTCTGTTATTTTTAAATAGTTTTCAAAAAACGCGCCTCCTAAATTTTTTAAACTACTTAAAGTTATTTTCCGCAGAAGGGAGAGTATTAATAATTTTTGAGTATGACATATCTTTAAAAAACATAAATAATACTAATAAACTTATTATTAAAAATATCATATTAATTAAATCATTCATATTTATTACTTTGTTACTTTATTATTTTTGTTTTTCTTTTCTTGAAAATCTTAAACAAATTAAATTAAATGAATAAAATTAAAATAAAAAAATAATTATTTATTAATAATCAAAATTAATATGGATACATACACTAAATATTTAATTATTATTATTTTTATTGTAGCGATTGTTGTAACTATACTAATATTTTTATTATATCCTATATTAAATTCTTTATTATTTCCTGAAAATTTTACTAATGCTTCTGGTTTTGGTTTTAATCACCGTTTACAAAAACCCAATACTTTAATTTCTTTAACTTATGTATCACGCGCCACTGATTTTAATTTATTGGCATTTTTATCACAATTACGTGTTAATAATATACTAGATCCAAATGCGTATGTAATTACAAAAACGCAAAGAGGTATTGTAAATAAAACTTCGCAGTATTTACCAAATGTTATCATATTTAGTGGAAATACTGATATGATATTAAAACAAGATAATGAAAAAGTATGGCCTATGAATTTTGAAGAACTAACTAAACAATCAAATAGAAAATTTGATGATTTTATAAATCATCGATACAAAAAATATACTTCAGCATATCCTAATTTATCTAGCCATTTAAATCCAGTAAATGTTCTATTAAAAACAATGGGTTATGAAAAAGAGGATAGAGTAAATCAAATTACATATGATTTTAGATTTTTAGATGAAGCATCGATGAATAATATTTATAATCAATTTTTAGAATTTGCCAAAAAATATCAAAATAATGAACCCAGTACTCTCAGTAACAAAAATAATATTATTATAGCATATGATTTTGGCGCAGTTATTGCCAATGTTTGTATTCAAAAACTAATTAATGATTCTTCTAATAAATATTTGTTAAGTACTATTTCCAAATTATTATTAATATGTCCAACTATTGGTGGTGTTCCAATGACTATTAGAGATTATTTCTCTGGTAATGGAGTAATAGATCCTAAATATATTTACACATGGAATTCTGTTTTAATGTCAATGCCTCATAAAGAATTTTATGATAATCCTGTAATGATTTATAATAGTGTTGGATACAAAGCTCATAATTTAAAAACATTGATAGAAAATGATTGGTTTTATAATAATAATACTAAATTTGAAGGTGAACCCGATCATAAAAATTTTATTAAAAATTTAGAAGAAATTAGTAAATTTCAAGATATGTCTATCAAAAACCCTCTTGTAAATACTATTATTATTTCTAATAATGATAACAACACCCCTATTTGTTATAATTTTGAAAATAATTTAAGAAATCCTCCTGCTCTTAATTTAGGTCTTAATAATAATCAACACTCTAATTCTGACATTCATCAAAATAATTCATTTGAAGGATTACCTGTTGCTGGTGATAAAGTATTACCATTTGAAACTGTAAATAAATTATATAATAAATGGAATACAAATAAAAATGTTACAATGGAAGTTATCAATAATTGTAATCACTTTACGATATTACAGAAAAAAGAATTAGCACTAATAATAGCCGCTAATTTAAAATAAAAATTCTAAAATAAAAACTTATAAAACTAGTAAAAACAATTGCTAAAATATAAAATTAGTACTATTTATTAATTTTATATTTTTACATTAATTTTGATAATTTTTAATTTTACTTTAATTCATAATTTAGTAAATTTATAATTTAATACATTTCTGAATACATTACATCCGGTTTGCATTTACATAATTTTTCTTCTTTTTGATTAATCGCCATTTCTGCCATATAATAGCCAATCGCGGCTATACTCGCCATACTATTATTTTTAACAGGACCATTAAATGCACTTCCATCCGCGATCATACAACCAGGTAGTAATTCGCCAGTGTCTCTATTGGAAAGATCGCTGCAAGTGCCGGTGTAATGCCATCCACTACCCATACCAAAAAATTGAGCTTTTTCATTTATTTCATCTTCATTTACTCTACAGTTTTCTTCTACATAAATTTCTATTTCTTCATTATTATCATTAGTAAATCTATATGGTTCATCGTATATCGTTGCTATTCCATCTTTTGAAGTATAATTTAACATTAGTATAGTTGTTAAATTATTATAATCACCACTACTAATAGCTGCATCTATTATATCCCTAAATGATCTAAATCCTAAATCAGATTTAAAAATATTTGTAAGTAAATCATTTTTTATATTACGTATATGTTCTCTAACAGCTTCTAAAAAACTTTTATTTGTTTGTAATGTACTCCAACCAAAATCTGCTTTTATATCTTTAATATCAAAATTCTCATTTCTAAATGCAATAAAACCACCGGGGTATTCATCTTTATTAAAATTTACTCTATATTGTACTAAACTACTTATTCCAGTAAAAGCTATATTTATAATATTCAAATTTGTTATTCCTTGTTCAACTTTATTAATATCTTCTTCTGAATAATTATTTTTAATCATATATGGTTTAGTATTCAAATTAAATGTTAATAAAATATTATTAGATAGAAATTCTAACAATAATAAAAAATCTTCTTTTAAATCTTTTCCTTTTAAACCAATTAATGGATTAAATCTGATTCCCTCCCACAACGCATACCATAAATTTGGTATACTTAATGGTCCAAATTTTGTTATACCATTATTAGCTACAAATAAACATTGATCATTAATATTAGTGCCATCTTTTCCAAACTGTCTACAACTATCTAGTAAATCACCGAATAAATTAATTATAATTATTTTTGAAGAAAAATCGGGTGTTTGCCATAATGTAAAATTTCCATTTTCTATTCTTTCATCTAATTCCGGATTTAGCTTTTTTCTAGATAATATAGATTTATTGTTTTCATTATACCATTTCTGTGGTCCTAAATTACTCTTTGCTAATAATCTGGGTGTTTGAAATGCACCACAGCTAATAAATACTTTATGTCTGGATCTATATTCTGTACCATTTACTAATTGTACACCATAAACTTCAGTGAAATCATTAACTAGTAATTTCTTTACTTCACTGTTTAATATAACTCTTACATTTTCATTTGAAAATTCATCTAATGTTGAATTATATAAAATATTATAATCATTAAATATACGTAAAATTGGTGGAACGAGACCTAATAATCCAGATTCTTTATTAAAAAAGAATGTTGTTGTTGCTAATTTAGTTTGCCCTCTTTCCAAATTAACATCTGAAAAGGGAACATTTATATGATATTTAAAAAAATTTAGTATTTTTTGTCTTGAAAAATAATAACTATCACTAAATAGATTATTTAAATAAGTAATACTATTACGAAGTATATTTCTAAATGTTACTAATGTTCTATTAATATGTATTGCACCATTAAAGTAATCTTCTCTGTTTACAGATGTTAAATTTTGTGTTGTTTCAATTGTAGCTTTTTTCCATTTATTTATATCAAAATTATTTAAATTATTCGGTGGAAAATCAGCTATCGTTGAAATTGGTTGATGATGCCAATATCCTAAATTATTTGTTGTATTTCCACCAAGAACATTTCCTAACAATATTGGATATACTTTTTCACCAATACTATTATTATTTAGATCAAAAATTTCTTCTGGTTGTGTATCAACGGTTCTCACATTTATATTTTCGAGTGATCTTAATGTAGCACCATCTTCAAAATTTACCTGACCAAAACCATTATTTACATTTTTATCAAAATTAAATGTATTTGCGTTTCCTTGTTCAATTACTAATATTTTTTCATTTCCTGTACCATTTTTTAATAAACTTAATAATACACCCGCAGCGCCCGCACCAGTGCCTAAAATAATATAATCATATTCATTAAATGCAAGCGGTTCTTCTTTATCAATAGGTGTTTCTAAAATCTCATTTGTGTTAAGTTGATTTGTTCTTAAAAAAAGTATTCTCGCTCTATTTAAAAAAGCTAAATTAGAAAAATGATTTGGTAAAATACGATTCGCCATTTTTAATTTTATAATACAATTTTTTTTTTAATTTTATTTTAATTTTATTTTAATCTTTTACTTCTGTTTTTGGCTCTTCTCTATATGTATGTAATTTTATATTTTACTTTAATTTTACTTTAATAATTTTCATTTAAAACTTAAAAACTGAAAAATAATAAAAAAACAAAAAAAAATTTAAATTCTTTAATTAATATGATTGATTATAAAATTAATATTTTAAGAAATATTAATGAAAATATTTATTATAAAACTTTCATAGAATTTGAATATAAAAATAATAAACATAGTCTTGAAATATTTTATAATAAATATAATCCTTCAAATTTTCCTCAAAAAATATATTTAAATAATACTTATGTTTTTGATATTTATAAAAAAATAATCAGATTAAATTCTGATATTCTAGATCATAATTTATACAAAACATCTTTTTTATTCTCAAAACATCGTGAAACAAATATTAATAATTTAACAGAAATAATTTCAGAGGTGATAAATATAATAAATTTAAATTATCTTTTTGAAAAAAGAATATTATTAGATCGCATCATTGATAAATACACAAAAGAACAAATGAATTATTTACATAAATATCTCGTAAAATAATAAATAACAATTTTTAACATATTTAAAGTTTAACTAAAATTTATAATAATAATTATCATAATTTTAATGAACAGTAACACCGCAATTAACAAAAGTAACGAAAGTAACAAAGTTAAATCAACTGAAAAGGTAGATCCAAATAAAAGAATATTTGAGGCAGTAAAAAATGGAAAAAATGTATTTATGACTGGACCAGGAGGAACAGGTAAAAGTTATAATATTAAGAATATTTACAAGTATTTCGTAGAAATTAATAAAAAAGTATCTGTTACTTCTTTAACGGGTGTAGCATCTGTACTGTTGGATAGTGATGCAATTACATTACATTCTTGGTCGGGAATAGGTTTAGGTTTAAAAAATAAAACAAAGTCGGAAATTATTCACAAAATTTTAAATAGTAAATTGTACAGATATAATTGGGAAAATACAGAAGTATTAATAGTAGATGAAATAAGTATGATGTCAATGGAATTATTTGATTTATTGAATGAAATAGGAAAAGCGGTAAAAAGAAATGATAAGCCGTTTGGAGGAATTCAGTTAATTTTTTCGGGTGATTTTTTTCAATTACCACCAGTTGGAGAGAATACATTTTGTTTTGAAAGTGAAAACTTTCTATCAACTTTTGATGATGTTGTTATTTTATCAAAAGTTTATAGACAAAAAGATATACTTTTTAGAAAAATATTACTGAATATGCGCAAAGGTTTAATCTCCAAAAAATCTATTGAAATATTTAAATCCAGAATTATTTCAAGTGAAAATGTAAACATAACAGGTAAAAATAACGAAGAAGAAAATAATGAAGATATTACAAGATTAGTACCAACAAAGAAGAAAGCGCAAGAAATTAATGATTATTATTTGAATAAGATAAAATCTAAAAAGTATGTTTATAAGCGAACATATAAAAATTCAAAGGAAAATTTAACACAGAAACAAAAAATGAAAGCATTTTTAGTAACAGATTTTGAAAGAGAAAATGAATTTAATTATCTTAAAAATAATACATTAACAGAAGAAACTTTAAATTTAAAAGTAGGCGCATTTGTAATGTGTGTTTCGAATTTATGTTTAGAACAAGGTGTTAGTAACGGTTCAATTGGAAAGGTTATAGATTTTGAAAATAAATATCCAGTTGTACAATTTGAAAAATGTAAATTAACAATTGGATTAAAAGAATTTAAAAGTGAAAATATTCCAGGTATAAGTATATATCAAGTACCATTAATATTAGCTTGGAGTATAACTATTCATAAATCACAAGGATTAACATTAGAACGAGCTATAATTGATGTTGGTAATGATATATTTGAAGGAGGTCAAATGTATGTAGCATTGTCGCGTATACAAAGTTTGAAAGGATTATATTTAAAAGAATTTGATTTAAATTCATTAAAAATCAATAAAAAAGTATTGGACTTTTATAGTTATTTGGAAAATACTTACTAAAAATTTAATAAAATTACTAAAAAAGTAATTTATTTGATTTCAGTTATAGAGTTAAAAAACATAAAAGCTTCTTCATTATTATGAGTAATTTTAAAAGGACGTGCAAATTTATACATATTTAAAAAAGGATTTAATATCATATTAATAGTATTAAATTGTTTAGAATTGGAATTATCAATAACAAAAGAACAACAATACATACATTCTTCAAATAAAGAGTGTAAACCGGTTAGAATATTATTTAAATGAGTAAAAAAAGATAGAGGAAAAATGGGAAGAGTATTAATTTTAATAAGAAGATAATATTTTACGTTTTGTTCTTTTGCGAGATACCAAAAGTTTTTAAAATATTCTATCAAAGTAATAAAATCACTTTTGGAATAATTAGAATTTAATATTTCAATAAATAAAATTTTTTTATTTAAATTGATGTACAATTTAGACGTTTCCAGATTTAATAAACTAATATTACTTACTTCATTACTCATTTTAAATTATTAATACTTAGAATAAAGATTATTAAAATAACGATTATTCAAACAACGACAATTTAATAAATCGATTTAACAATCGGGAAAGATTATAATATGAATTAACTATAATAACATTTTATAATTTTTTTTAAAAAACTTACTTAAAATTACAAATATAAAATGTATTTAAAGTTATAACATTAATATATTTAAAGACAAAAAGTGTTTAAACTAAAAGTCATAAAACGGAAGCCGTCGCCGTAATGGATGACTTGAATAATATATGGAATATGGCGGAATTAGCATTGGAAGAAAAAATAATGGCTGACAAATGTACTGAAATTGAAAGTTCATCTGATAATTCAACTAATAGTTCACCAAGAAAGATTGGAAAAAATGTATTTGAAAAGTGTGATCACGTTTTAAATGTAGAGGGTTGTTGTGAGAAATGCGGAGGAGTAATAAAATCTAATATTAATAGAGGAGGAGAATGGAATAATTATAAAGATGATGTAGGAAATTATTCAAAGAATACGCAGAGAGGAGATATTTATGTTGATAATAATCCATATTCGCGAGGAGGAACATTAATTAACGGAAAAGGAAATTCATTGATGTATAAGTTGCAGGTTCAAAATACATTTTCACATAAGCAGAAGACTTATTGGCAGATAACAACAGAGATTGATCATATAGCGGATATATTGAAATTAAATAATAAAAGTGTAATTGATACAGCAAAGAATTATTGGCATAAATACATGGAGTCGGGAAAATTGACACGCGCGTCTGTTAGAAAAGGACTTATAGCTGCTTGTTTATATTATAGTTGTATTCAAAATTCTTGTCCGATTGAGAGACACGAGATATTGAAAGCATTTGATTGTGATACAAAGACATTATCGAAGGGGGAGAAAGTGTTATTCGAGATATTAAATAGTAAAAATTTAACATATGTAAATTCGCAAATAGAAGAAAGTAATTCATTCATTCGATATTGTTCATTACTTAAACTAGAATTTTTTGTATCAAGTTTATGTAATGAAATATATGAAAAACATAAAATACAATTACAAGCTGTTACACCAAAATCATCTGTCGGTGGAATAATAGCTTATGTGGTTAAATATAAATTAAGTAGAAAAATGCCTACAAAAACTATTATAAGTGCTACTGTCGATGTTTGTACACCGACATTAAATAAAGTTATACAACTTATTTATAATTTGGAAAATTTAGAAAATTAAGAAAATTTGTCTTTTCTTAGTCTTCGCCTGAGTCTTCGCCTGAGTCTTCTTCACCCGAGTATTCTTCGCCTGAGTCTTTTTCACCCGAGTCTTCTTCACCTGAGTCTTCTTCGCCCGAGTCTTCTTCGGAATCAACTTTACCAAAATTATTTTCGCCAGCTGAGTTTTCTTCATCGGAATCGGAATCTTCGATTTCTTCTTCAGAATCATTTTCTGATTCTGATTCAGTGGGTTTACCAAAAAACATTGTAATTTCTTCATCTGTTTCTTCTTGTCCTTCCGGTCCTTCCGGTCCTTCAGGTCCTTCCGGTCCTTCCGGTCCTTCAAACATATTTTGTTCTAACATTTCTTTTGCATTTTTATCATTAAATTCTTTTTCAAGGTCATCAAGAGTAGTATTGGGAGTTAATAGTAAAATAGTTTGAGTATTTAGACCATTTATATTTGATTTAGTAAGTAACATATGATCTTCCATATTTTTAAGTGAAGGGACTAGTATATTAGTTTCATACATTGATAGTTCATTAATGAGTTTAGATTTATTTTCATACCAAGTATGTTCTTTTGATAAAATAGAATTTTCAATGTTATTAATTTCTATTAAATTTTGATTTATTTCTGATTCAATTTTATTTTTATCTGATAATAATGTTTTAAGTTTTTCTGTAAGTTCACTATATTTATTATTATTTTCCATTGCATTTGTTTTTTCTAATAAATCATTATAATTTTTAATTTCGCTTAAAAGTTTTGATTTAACATTTTCTAATGAATATACTTTTTTTTTATACAAATCTAAATTTGTTTCTAATTCTTTTAGAGAATTATTAATATCTTGAAGATATTCATTATATAATTTCTCTTTTGAATCAAGCAGTTTTTTTAAATTAACAATATATTGACTTGGTTCCATTTCTTTATTATTATAATTATAATTTATTATTATAATTATTTATTATTTTTTATAAAAAAAAAACATTATTTAATTTTTACTAATTTTTTTTTTTACTCTCTTTTTTAATTTTCTTTTTTTAATTTTACTAAATTTTTTTTTTATTTTCTTTTTTTAATTTTATATTTACCAAATAGATATAATTTTTCTAATTCGAGAATATCTTTTTTTTTTGATTGAATCTTATTTCTTTTAATTATTTTTTTAGGACTTCTTTTTGGACTTATTTTTTTTTTAATTGTTATAGATTTATCAAATGAAGAAATATTTTTTGTAATATCTTCCAAATCTTTTTCAGTCATTTGTTTTTGAATTATTTTATAAAAATTTATCATTTCTTGTTGTTTATTAAATATAAATACTAATTCTGTGATTAATTTATTTACTTCTGGTAATAATATATTATGTTGTTTATCTCCCCAATTATTATACATTTTAATCATTTCTGTAATTTTATTTTCATCACTAATTAATGGATTATTAAAAATATTTCTTAAAATATATAAATTATTTAGAGTTAATTTATTATAATTATTAATATTATGTTTTAATGGAAATATTGAATTATTTTTTAAATAAGAATATTCTAATTCTTTAATAATATTTTCATAAGATACATCACCTAAAGGAACTGTTTTAGGAAAATATCTTAAAAATTTAATGTAAGTTTCATTCATTTTTAAGATATTTAATTATTTTATTTTAAAATTATTTTATTTTCAAATTATTTTAAGTTAAAAAAAATGTAAATAATAAATGTAAATTCAATAAAAAATAAATATGTCTACAATTTCTCAAAAAGTAAAAGATAATGTATGGAAAGATTATACAAAAAGTAAAAGTTCGCAGAAAGAATTAAAAAGTATTTTTATGAGTGCAAATCCTTCATCTGCGTATAAAAAAATCAGTGATAAAATTAAGCAAAAATTAAAAAAAACAAGTACTGAAAGCCAGAAAAATAGTCCAAAAAAAAGTTCAAAAAAGAGTATAAAGAGCCCGAGAAAGAGTTTAAGACCTACTAGAACTAAAAGTCCTAAAAAAACTAAAAGTCCAAAAAAAACAAAAAGTCCAAAAAAAACTAAAAGTCCAAAGAAAACCAAAAAAACAACTCAGAGTAAATCAAAAAGTGATCTTTATACATCCATCACCTTACTTGAATAATCTTCTTTAAGTCCTTTTTACCGCGCGATATCTTTAAGTAGTTTTTTAAAAAATCGGGCAGGAAAGGAATAATAAAATTTTCAAAAAGGAAAAAGCGCAAAAAAAAATAATTTAACTAATAATTTAAGAAATAATTTAAGTAATAATTTAAAAACTAATTTAAAAAATAATAAAAAAAAATAATTAAAAACTAATTTAAAAAATAATTTAACTAATAATTAATTATAAAATAATAATTCAAAATAATAAAGTATTTCAATGATTAATATTCGCGAAGATTTACAAAAATATCCTCATCATATTGACCCTAAAACTAGTCACGATGATAGATATGATGAATTAACATATGTTTCTATACAATCAAAGGTAAATAGTAGTAAAGAATATGAAGATGTTTACTTTAATGAATTAAGTAAAAATGGATGGGTTGCATTAAAAAATGTTACTGATATTTTTTATTTAAATAAAGGAAGACAATTCAAATATAGATTGAATGGTAATTCTATGTCTGGCGCACCCGAAGGTACATTTAGAAGCGGTGGCTGGTTTGTAGGCAAAAATGACGCTGATACCGATCCAGATAATCGCGATAAATATTTATTATATAAAGCATTTAATGGTGTTGTATTTTCATTACAAATAAAAGATATAATGGAAGTTTATATAAAAAGTCAAAAAAAAGATGTTATAGTATTTAAAAAACCCGATCCAAAATCTATCAGTGATTATCCTGTTTATTTACAAAATAGTGAAACTGGAAAAAATGAAGTTGTATATTATGCACCAGATGCTTATAAACAAAAAAGATTTATGAATTCAGTAAAATATAAAAAGGCTAATATGACTGGATTATGGAATTGGTCAGTGGTATTTAACGATGATATAAATGATAAAACTTATTCCTAAAAGTAACGTAAGTAACAAAAGTCACAAAATTCACAAAAAAAATTAAAAGAAATAAATAAATATTTAATATATAAAAATGTTTATGAATATTTTGGGACAAACAAAAAAAGAAAAAAAAACACCTTTTATTGAAGATTTTAAAAAACAATCCTTGGAAAAAAGATTAGCAATTATAGAATCTATATTTCGCAAAAATGATAATTTAAAAATACCAATTATAATAGATTTGTATGATGAACCAGATACAAAAGATAGAATAAAATTAAATAATCATAAATTTATTGTATCTAAAAATATATTAGTATCTGAATTTATATTTAAACTAAGAAAAAATTTAAATATTAATAGTTATGAATCTATATTTTTAATATCCAATAATAATTTATTAAATACGAATGATTTATTAAATAGTGTTTATGAAAAAAATAAAGATCAAGATAATTTTTTATATATAATTATCACTATTGAAAAAACATTTGGAACTAACAATTTGTAATTTTATTTTTGCAAATTTAGCACTGTAAATTTTGCGATTTCGCCTTGTAAACTTTTCGCTTTCCGATTTCCGCTTTTAGAGTTTCAACATTATCATTAACAAAAATTAATTTAAAGTAATAAATTCACTAATTAATAAATTACTTTAAATTAATTAATAAATTATTATGAATATTCCTTGTATAATTATTTGTTTAAATAATAGTAAAAATATTTCAACAATTGAAGAAAGATTTGAAAAAATATCTAAAAATCTAATAATTCATTTTGAGGAAAAACATTATAATAGTACAATTGGTTGTTATAATTCTCATATAAAAGCTTTATATAGTTCTATTAAATATATGACATTAAATAATAGTGATAAAATTATAATAGCAGAAGAAGATTTAATAATAACGAATATAAAATATATTGATAATTTATATAAATGTATAGATGAATATAATATTCAGAGTGATTATATTTTACATTTAGGTGGATTTCCATCTGTTAATAAAGAATTAATTCCATTTAAAGTAGAACCATATACTTTAACTGGGAAAATTTATCTAACAACTGCTTATGTTGTAAATATAAATATGGTGCATAAATTATTAAATGTATTAAATAAATCCAGTAATCATATACACATTGATGCAATTATCGCAAATTCACATATAGAACAAAAACTAGTAAAATATAATATAGTAAATCAATTAAAAGCACAAAAAAGTGAAAATACATTTATAAATAATTATTTATCAAGTTATAATTTATGCTTATTTTTTACATTTATTAACAATAATTCATTTATATTTTTTGAAAATGAATATTTTTCCATTTTATTAATATTGATGAGTATATATTATTTTCAATTATATACTATTTTTATAGAAATTACTATGATAATTAAAAAAATATTGTCAACGATATTTATAAAAAAAAAATATAAATCAATATTTAAATAAAAACATTTTTACATTTTTAGAATCATTAAATATTATTAGATTATACTACTATTTTTTAATTATAAATTATATTAGAACAAATTAAAATAGTTAATTTACTTTACATTTTTTAATTTACATTACTTTCTTTACTTAAAGAAAGAACAAAAGTAAGAACAAAAACAAGATCTGTGAAAAAATGAAAACTGAAAAGGAAACTGAAAAGAACAGTAATTTTGACTATGTAGAAAATTTTAGAAAGGTACAAGATCAAGGTTATGAATTATTTAAGAAAAAAAATCAAGATTACGGAAATGCATTTGAAGAATATGGCACAATAGGAATTTTGATTAGAATGAATGATAAAATTAAAAGAGCGCAAACAATCACTAATAACAAAATAAGTTTAATTGATGATGAAAGTATCAAAGATACATTAATTGATTTACATAATTATTGTGCATTAGCAATCGTTATGATGAATAAAACAGAAATAGAAAAGAAAAACTAAAAACTAAAAATAAAAAAAATAAAAAAAATATTTTCTTTTTACGATCAATAATTTAAAAATTTTAAATACTTATTCTTTTAAATAATTATTCTTTTAAAATTTATGTAATGCTTCATTGTGAAATATGTAATATGAATTTTAAAAGACTATATAATTTAGAAAGACATTTAACATCAAATAGACATTTTTTGACAATTAAAAAACAGGAAGAAGAAAAAAGAAAAATAGAAGAAGAAAAAGAATTAAAAAAAGCAGAAGAAGAAAAAAAAGCAGAAGAAAAACAAAGAAAGATTCTTAACTATCATTGTTGTGAACTTTGTAATCGAAAATATAAATTAGAAATTCGATATCATAAACATTTATTATCAGATGAACATAAACGGAAAAGATATATAGAAGAAAATAAAAATGTAAGAGTACCAATAATAAATATGAAAACAATGAAAATAAAATATGGTAAAAATGCACCATTAATATATAAATTAGATGAATATCTTAAAAATAATCCAGATTATAAAGAATATAATAAAGATATACACGGAGAAATGATAGCTGAATATAAAGAAAATATGAGAAGAAAAGAAATAGAGAAAGAAAAAATAACAGGTTCCAAAATTAAAGATTTAGAAATTGAAAATAAAAAGTTAATTGAAATCAAAAAAGAATTAAAAAATGTAGTAAAAAAATTAGATGAAATAACAAAAATATTTGATAATTTTTTTGAAAATGGCTAAGCATTTTGAAAACGGCAAAGAGTTTTTGAAAACGGCAAAGCGTTTTGAAAAATTAAAAGAAAAAGAAAAATAAAATTAATAATAATTAATAATAATAATTAATAATAATAAATCATTATGAAAAAAAATAAATCATTAGACAAAAAATGTATGCAATATTACTATTCAAACGAACAAGATGCAGAAAAATATAAAATAAATTGTGAAGAAATAAATTATGATATAAATAATTTAGAAGAATTTAATAATAAAGATTTTTTAGATTTTGTAAATAAAAAATATGGAAATGAAGTATTTAACGGTGATTCACCATTTGTTTTCAATGATTTTTATAAACAGGAAACAAATGAAGATATTTGCAACATTGAAGAATATAGTTTAAAACCGCAGCAAAAATTTATGGGACAATTTATAAATCCACTAACAAATTTTAAAGATACGTTAATTTATCACGGTTTAGGTTCAGGTAAAACTTGTACAAGCATTGTTATAGGAGAAGCATTTAAAACTACATCAAAAACAAAAATATTATTTGTAGTTCCGGCGCCATTAGTAGATCAAGTCAAAGATGAAATATTAGGACAATTAAAAAAGGTTAATGAGCAAGAACCAGAAATATGGTCTTGTACATCACAATGTGTAATAAATGGGGAAAGAGATTTTTATACAAATGTAAGGCAAAAGATTATGTTGGAATTTTTAGAATATAAATATGATGAACTAGTGAAAGAATTAAATGAAATATCAAAGGAGATGATTAAATTAGAGGAAGAACAAGGAGAGTACGATAGATTAAGAAAAGTTTTTATGGAAAAAGAAAATGAAAAAAATAAGGCTTTTATGTCCAAAAATAAATTTAAGGAACAATTAATGAGTAATATTACAAAAGTTTTTGAAATAGAAAGTCATAATAAATTTATGAATAGATTATTTATGGTCGCAAAAGATGGAACCTGGACTAGAAAAGATCTATTAACAAATAAAAATAGTCCATTATTAAGTTCCTCTGGTTTAATCGTTATTGATGAAATACAAAGATTAGTTAGTGAATCAGGTATTTTCTATAATAAACTCTTTACAGCGGTTCACCAATATATTAACAAAGATGCGCGATTAGTCTTAATGAGCGCTACACCCGTTTATGATAATCCTTATGAACTGGCACTAACAATGAATTTATTGAGATTAAGATTACCTTTTCCAGTTACTAAAAATAAATTTTATTCTTTTTTCTTAGGTAAATATCGTCAAATAAAATACAAGGAAGGAACCGACCAAGAAGAAGGAACCGACCAAGAAGAAGGAACCGACCAAGAAACTGAAGGAGAAGAATGTGTAAGAGTCAAGGAACAAAATAATTTTTTAACAATGGATTCTTGTGTAATAAACAAAGATTTATTAAGAGCAATGTGCAGCGGATATGTATCTTATTTCAAGGGTGGTAATCCAAATGCATATCCTTATAAGAGAATAATAGTTATGGAACATAAAATGCCGTCTACACAAAAGGTGGAATACATAAAAGCATTAGCATCTGATGTGTCAAAGGATAAATCAATGTATAAAAACTTATTAAATCCGGATGAGTTTATTATTCGCACGGTAATAACTGACATTGATGATGCAAAAACAAATGATAGTGATAAAGTATCAGGAATATATGTAAGAAGTCAGCAATTATCAAATATTGCATTGCCGGTTGATACGGGGGAATTAATAGAAAATATGCATTCTAAGAAAACACAATTGGCAATTAAAAATGGATTGACTAAATTTAGAGATGAATTAATTAGTTTAAAAAATAGAACACCGGAAGTAGTATTAAATTATATAAGATACAAGGGTTATTCAGAAAAGTTTGTAAAAATAATTGAATTAAGTTTAAAAAGTGATAGACCAGTATTTATATTTTCTAATTGGTTACAGTTTGGTGTTGAATCATTATCTATTATATTAGATGCCTGTGGATTAATCAAATATCCTTATACAAAAATGACTGGAAAATCTGATGCAAAGGAACCAGAAAAAATGAAATATTTCATATGGAATTCAGAGACGAGTGTAGATAAAGATCTAACAAATAGAGTGCGTAAATTATATAATTCATATGAAAATAGAAATGGTTCAAAATTAAAAATAATATTAGGTACACGTTCTATTATGGAAGGCGTTTCTTTTAAAAATGTGGGTCAAGTACATATTGCTGATCCTTGGTGGAATGAAGCTAGAATAGAACAAATTTTAGCTCGTGCAGTACGCTTTTGTAGTCATAGTGATTTACCATTAGAAGAACAATATACAGATATATATCGTCATTATTCAGTATTACCAATGAAACCTGATCCAAATGTACAAGAGATGTTAATAGAAACAACTGCAAGTAAATCTTTTAAAAATTTAGATACATTGTCAGTAGAGCAAAAGATGGTTAAAAGTGCAATAAAGAAAAGTCAGATTAATAATGAATTTGAGGAAATATTAAAACAGGTTGCATATGATTGTGAAATTAATGAAAAAGGTAATATAATTCGTTTAGAAGAAAATATTATGCCTTTAAATAATGGTAATTATCAAATATATTTTAAGAATGTAAGTTTGCAGATAAATTATTTATGTAATAAAATACCAAATGAAGTATCTTATGATGATATTTTGAATAGAAAATATTCCTATCCAAATTTAATAGTTGATGAAAATATAGAATTTACAGAATGTGAAATTGGGAAAGAAAATAAATTAATAGAAATAGTTGCAGAACAAGAACCAGATAGAATAACATATGAAGAATTAGGAAAAGATTTAACATTATATGAAAATATTAAATGTTGGAAATCTGAAAAAACAATTTCACAAATATTAGATAGTGAAGATTTAGATGATGATATATCAAAATATTTAAAACAAATGCGGGATAATTTTGATTTATATTTAAGTTATAGAAAAAATATATTAGGAGAAAAACAAGATAAAAATAAAATATATTTTAAGGAAAGAAATATATTAGGAAAACAAAAATTATTAAAATGTCTCAAAAATATTTCTGAAAGTGATTCAACACCTAAAAGACAAAAAGAAAAATTGAAAAAATTATTAAGTACAGTTGAAAAAAGTGATACTATAAATAAAAAGATTATTGATATAGTTTATAAATATAAGTTCTTACCAGAAAATATGATAGAAAAATTAATGGAATTAGAAGCGAAAGAATTAAATGAAATATTAAAAGAAGCACAAGATTATGATAAATCAAAAAACTAAATAAATGCGCGAAAAGATAACTTTAAGTAAATTAGCACGCGAAAAGATAACTTTAAGTAAATTTACAAAAATAGTGCAAAAAATAAATGGGTAAAATAAATAAAAATAATAAAATAAATAAATAAAAAATAATAATTAATAATAAATAAATTAAATAATGTCTTCAAGTAAAACCGCCGAATATTTTAAAGATAAAAGTGAGGAGGAAATTATGAACTGGATGGTAGCAAATATGACACCAGAGCAAATTAGAAGTTGCTTTGATGAATTACCAGAAGCACCTATTTCAGTACCTGATACTAAAAAAGAAGAAAATGCAGAACAAAAATTAGATAATTTACGTGAAGTATGTGCCAATAAAAAATATATTATTCATAAAGTTATCAATGACACTGTTTTCTTTTGGTATTATTTAGTTAAATCTGAGAAATGGGTATATTCACAGGCTCCATTTAGCGACTTTCCAAAAAATGTAGGTGAAGATGGAGAAGAATGTGGAAATGACACTCTTATTAAAGATAATTTTAGAGAAGAATTATATGAATCATATAATCAGAATCAATTAACGGAAAGTTCTAAATTTGAAGAACATAATATGGGAGAAAATCAAAATGAAACTTTCATTAAAGTAAAAAATGAATACAATAATAAAAATATTAACACCGAATGGATTAATACCTTATTATCCGCTCTACATATTCAAAAATCTATTCCTATTTTAAAACCCGAACTTAAAGAAGTAATTAATTTTGTACCAGTGCTAATTGAAAGTGTTAAAGATGATAAAGTAAATTATTATTATTTAAGTGTAAATAATAGTGTTCCTAAATTTATAGAAGCTAATTTATCTATCAATAAATTACGTGATGATTTTATTGAAATTGTCGATGATTTAAATTTAGAAGTTATTGCACCCGGTCAAGCAGGTTCTTCATCTGCTATGACTTCTGATCAATGGAAAAGTGTAATAAAAACAGCCGCAAATGATATTGATGCGAGTGATTTAAATAGAATTAAAAAAATATATGATAAATTTCCATTATCCGATAGTTCTAAATATTTTATTGATTATTTATTTAATGAAAATACATTTGGAACTCATACATTAAATAATAATTATTTTAATAATAATTTATTTGGAAATAAATTATCTAAAGAAACACTCAAAGACTATTTAATAAATAAATATGGTTCATACGCATCTAAACACTACAAAATTGAAACAAATCAATTTGGAACAAAAACAATCACTTTTTAATTTTGTCTCTTCTTTTTTATTTCAAATTTTTATTTTCATTTTTGAATTTTTATTTTTCATTTTCGAATTTTATTTTCATTTTCGAATTTTTATTTTTCATTTTCGAATTTTATTTTCATTTTCGAATTTTATTTTCATTTTCGAATTTTTATTTTTCATTTTCGAATTTTATTTTCATTTTCGAATTTTATTTTCATTTTCGAATTTTATTTTCATTTTCGAATTTTATTTTAAAAATTCTTTACAAAAAAATTAATTTATTAAAAAATATTTTAAAAATAAAATTAATAAATTAATAAATTAATAATAAATAATAATTAACAATGAATTATATGCCAATTCAAATTATTAATAATAGACCTTCTTGCAATGGTTTTAATGGTAATTTAAATTCTTTTCAATATGGTTTAAAACCAGAAGCACAACAAAATATGCTAAATATTTTTGATAAAGTGGGTTTATTAGCTAATAATGATGCACCATATAGTCCATTTTACAGTACTCCACAATTAAATGATGAATATGTAAATTTTTTAAATAATATTATTAAATGTAGATCAATGAATAAAGAAAGACGCGAACGCCCCCAATAAAAAGTTTTAAAAATTAATAAAAAAAAAATATATTTATATAAATATAGAAAATGAGTAGTGAATCAAAAGTTACTGTACTTACCACGATATTAGGTCAAGAATATGAAACAAGTGGAACCGCAACTGCTACCGCAACTGCAAATAATTCAGAACAAGCACAAGAATTTGCAGATAATGCTAGTAGATTTATAGCTACTGAACAAGCAAAAACAGTTGGAGAAACAACTGTTGCTCAATCAAAAGAAGGATATTATCCCCTATTTTTATCAGAAGAATTTGCAATTCAAAATAGTGATACTAATCCTCCGGGATCACATAAACACACCCTTTCAGGAACAGTATGGCATATGCCAAATAAAGAGAATAATGCTGGTTTACACCACGGTGATAGTTCAAATAATTTAAATCCATTTATTATTCCAAATTCTCCACAATTATTAAGTCAAATATTAGCCGAATCAAGTGAATTATCTATATTAAAAACAGTTGTAGAACAATTAAATTTATTTGAATTTTTTCAAAATACATTTGAACCAGTTGAAAATCCAACAATTATGAATAAATATACTTTATTAGCACCAATTAATTTCGCATTTGAAGAAATAGAATCAATAATATCTACATTATCATCTGAACAAATAAATGATATAATATTAAATCACGTAATCGAAAATTCAGTATTTTCATCACAATTAGAAAATGGGCAAAAAGTAAAAACACTTGGAACATTAGAATTAGAAGTATTAATAGAATCAGGAAAAGTGTATTTTAAAGCACCAGGTTCTACCGCAGAAGTAATATATGCAGATATACCAGCTACAAATGGCGTAGTTCATATTTTAAATAAAGTACTATTACCTGGTGGCATTGTTCCACCAGTTCCACCAGTTCCACCAGTTCCACCAGTTCCACCTATTCCGGAAGAGTACAAAAATAATAACTTTATTTGGAATATAATGAACTATCTTTATTTATGGCAAAATCAAGTACCAGCACTTAGAGACAGTATTTTAAATGATTTCAATGAATACTTAAATTTAATAAGTCAAACTAGTGATCCATCTATTTTCTTTAATAGTATACTTTATGAAAATGATCGTTTTAGTTTCTTTCTACCTGATTATAAGGCATATATTAATAGTCGTCAAGGAATATTTTTTAGTGATGGGATAGTCGGTAGGTACTATTACGGAACTGAAGCATTTCCAGTAGTAGTTTTAATTATTTTTGTTATACCAGGTTCTAGTGCTGATGAAAAAAATATTACACGCGGCTCTTTAATCCTTGAGGTAAATGGTATAAGATTAACTGAAGAAAATTATCTTGAATTAGTCTCAAGTGAGGAAAACCCTACACTTGAACTTACTTTAGGATATTATGATGAAAACATAAATGATTTTGTTATTACGAAAAGAGAAGAAACAACTGCAGAAGTAATCGAAAATTTTAATAATATATGGGATCATCGAATAATAAATAATGATGTCGGATATATTATGTATAGTTCATTTATAGATAGTAACTTCCATATAAATCAATTAATAAATGTATTTACATTCTTTAAAGATAATAATATAAAAGACTTAATTATAGATTTACGATATAATGGCGGTGGAGATCTACGTTTGGTTTCAATTATTGCAAGCTTAATTTCAGGACAATTAACTGGAGAACTTTCACTAACTACATCTTTTAATGAAAAAAATAAGGCTAGAAATAGCAATAGTTATTTCATTGATAAATTAGGAGATGGAACACCTTTACCACAACTTTTCTTAAAAAGAGTGTTTATACTGACCTCTGATGTTACAGCCTCGGCAAGCGAAGTATTAATAATTTCACTTATCCCCTATATCGAGGTTACCATAGTGGGAGAAAAAACTATAGGTAAAAATGTAGGTTCCTATACATATAGTGTCGACAGTGAAGATAATATAGGTATGGTTCCTATAGTTTTTAGTGTGAAAAACGCCGTTGGATTTTCTAATTATGAAAATGGTATTGATCCAACTGTTGAGGTATCTGAACTCCCATCAAATTTATACCCAATAGGAGATCCTGAAGATCCTTTGATAAAAGTAACATTAGAAATAATTAACGGAGACAGTAATGAAGAATATAATGTAATTACAAAAACTAATTCCAGAACCGTAAAAAGATATAATAATAATTCTAGTATAATTAACAAACCGTTAAATCTAATGAATAGACATAAAATACATAATATGAATTTTATAGATTCGCATTTTATAGATAATTTCTTAATAGATGACAATTTAGAAATAGACTTCTTGAAAACGATGTAATAAGTCTATATATATTAAAGAAAGTAACTAAATAAATTATTAAATTAAATATTTACAAAATATAATATATTCATTGAAATTTTACTATTATTAAAATATCATTCACTAGTAAATTGTAAATTTTTGTGTATTTTAATGAATATATTTATATTATCATTGTGTCCATATTTATGCGCGAAGTATCATAATGATAAACACGTTGTAAAAATGATATTAGAAACTGCGCAAATGTTAAGTGTAACACATTATTTATGTTCAGAAGAAGAGGATATAGATGAAACTGTATTATATAAAAGAACAAAAGCATTTGCAAATCATCCCTGTACAATTTGGATAAGACAATCAAGAGGTAATTATATCTGGACGTATATTTTATTTCGTGAATTATGTAAAGAATATACGTATAGATATAATAAAGTTCATTCTTGTGAAAAAAGATTTTTAAATTATTTTAATAATGTTCCAAAGCTAATACCAACTGGTAATATAACTAAATTTGCAATGGCAATGCCAGATGATGTCAAAAATGACAATGTAGTATTAGCTTATAGACAATATTATATTATTTATAAAAGTTCATTTTGTAAATGGACAAAAAGAGAAAAACCTAAATGGTACTCTAATTAAGCAATTAATAAGTCCGATTAAGCACCCTGATTAAGCACCCTGATTAAGCAACAGTATTTAAGAATCTGTAACCCATCATTAGTAGTACAACAATGGTAATAATTAGAACAATAATCGAGAAAGATTTATTTTCTTGGTCATCATCGGTTACATTTTGGAGGGATAGAATAAAAGAAAGAATTAGAACCAGTAAGAAAACAATAACGCCGAACTGTGGCATATTGATGTTTAGGTTAATGCCTAGTGATTGTAAAACAATTAAAGCAATAACGATGGAATTGACAATTAGAACAGAAATGGGCATTGTTTTATTAGTTTTATTTTCATCGGCAACATTTGTGATACTTAAAGAAAGTGAAAGTAAAAGTAAAACAAAGAAAAGGCAAGAGGAAAATTGCATAGTCATTTTTGGTAGCATCTTTTTTTTCTATTTATTTATTATTTTATTTTTTTTTTATTTTTTTTTTATTTTTTTTTTCATTATTTATTTTTATTTTTTTTTATTAATTATTAATATTATAAAAAATGAGTAGTGAATCAAAAGTTACTGTACTTACCACGATATTAGGTCAAGAATATGAAACAAGTGGAACCGCAACTGCTACCGCAACTGCAAATAATTCAGAAAAAGCACAAGAATTTGCAGATAATGTTAGTAGATTTATAGCTACTGAACAAGCAAAAACAGTTGGAGAAACAACTGTTGCTCAATCAAAAGAAGGATATTATCCCCTATTTTTATCAGAAGAATTAGCAATTCAAAATAGTGATACTAATCCTCCGGGATCACATAAACACACCCTTTCAGGAACAGTATGGCATATGCCAAATAAAGAGAATAATGCTGGTTTACACCACGGTGATAGTTCAAATAATTTAAATCCATTTATTATTCCAAATTCTCCACAATTGTTAAGTCAAATATTAGCCGAATCAAGTGAATTATCTATATTAAAAACAGTTATAGAACAATTAAATTTATTTGAATTTTTTCAAAATACATTTGAACCAGTAGAAAATCCAACAATTATGAATAAATATACTTTATTAGCACCAATTAATTTCGCATTTGAAGAAATAGAATCAATAATATCTACATTATCATCAGAACAAATAAAGGATATAATATTAAGTCACGTAATCGAAAATTCAGTATTTTCATCACAATTAGAAAATGGGCAAAAAGTAAAAACACTTGGAACATTAGAATTAGAAGTATTAATAGAATCAGGAAAAGTATATTTTAAAGCACCGGGTTCCACGGGAGGAAGTAATATATGCAGATATACCAGCAACAAATGGAGTAGTTCATATTTTAAATAAAGTATTATTACCTGGTGGCATTGTTCCACCAGTTCCACCTGGACCAGAACACCCATATCCTGGCGCAATAGTATTTTATCAATTTGCCATTTGATCATCCAGCTATTCCAGGATTATATATTAGACAAACTATACCTGTTAATTTAAATAATCCTGTAGATGCTAAATTTGATGCCTGGATAGATAAACCAGATTCATTGGATGCTGAACCACTATTTGGTACTGGAACAGCGGGATGGTTAATATGGCGATGCTGCTATAAGAAAGTGTTTATGGTGAAGAACAGATCAGAATTATTTTTATACCATTTTGTAGCAGATGAACTAGATATATCTAATTTAGATGGATGGTATGTATTTGTTCCAACAGATGAGGAATTTCCTAGTGATTATATATTTGCAATGAACTTAGATTTATTAATAGGTGTTGAAGGTATAATATCTACTGGTTATATGCGTAAATTAATAGGTTTATCATTCGATGGATGGAAAGATAATAATATAATAAGAGAAAATGATTACAACCATAAATATATTAACATTAGAACCTGGAAGATTATCGGAGGGATTATTTGTTAAAAATGGTAATATTATATTATACAATAATAGATGATGGTATATATAGTTTAAATTTAAATTTAGAAAGTGAACCAGTATTAATAACTAATGGTACATTCAATGGATTACTAGAAATATACTAATGATGAATTTTTAGCAGCTAATTATACATTTTCGGGTAATTTAACACAACCGGCTGGAATATCATTGATATCTTTTAATGGTGATATTACAGAATTTTATAAAGATGATAATCCTGATGTATTGATAAATGATATATGTTGGGGACCCGGTAATAAAGAAATATTATTTGCAACAGCAATAAATATAATACTATTTATTGTTTGAGAGATAATAATAAGTCAGCTACTTTAATAGCAGAATTTAAATTAGGAGGAGGTGGTTTAACAGGTGGTTATAGTCCAAATGGTATAACTTATAACAATAATGATAATAAAATATATATAACTGCCTTTGAAAGAGCTGAAATTTTAATGATAGATATTATAGAAAATAATGGTGATATAACATTTGGTGAAAATGCAACATTATTTAGTAATTTACCAAAGACAAGTATAATAAATAAAAATGATGTTCAATTAGAAGCTCGTAATGGTGATGGTTTAGAAATAATCAAAGATTTAACAGTTAATAATGTAAATTATGGGGATGTATTAATTGTAGCAACAAATAATACAACATTAGGTGTTCAATTATTTTTACTTTAATACAGGTGAATCACTATTTTTTGATATACCAGGATTAACAACTAATTTAACATATTATGATAATAGTATTATAGTAACAGCATTAGGTGGTATATATAGAATTAGTTTAGCATTAGCAATGCAAAAGACCACTTGTATTGAACCCAGGTACAACAAGAAATGTATTAGAAGGGTGGAAAGTAAGTATATTTGCTCACGGTCTTCCAAGATTACGCTCACTGATTATTAATAATCACAAAGATATTATAGCTTTAGTAAAACAAGTAGGTGTTGTATTATTTCGATCAAATAATAATAATTTACCTTTATTGCCAGAGGATGGTGTTATCCTTATTGATGATAGAGAAGCAACAAGAAGAAGATTTAAATCATGGTCTTGCTTCGCGTTATATTGATGGTCAATTATACATTTTTGCGACATCACAAAATGAACTTAGAGCATATCCTTATGATGATTCAACACTAGAACTTGCATTACAACCCTGTGGTTCACCAATAATAATTGTAAATAATATAAGTGCTGGTAGTCCGAGAACAATTCAAAGAGAAGAGAGTTCGCATATAACAAGAGAAATATGTTTTAGCGAAAATGATGAACCGGATGTATTTATACAGTGTGGTTCTCCTGGAAATGTTGATATAACGTGATGAGTGGGCTGTAATTAGAAAATTATCTTATAACCAATTATTAAATAAAATTAAGAAATCCTGATATAGAACCTTATGATTACACAATATTACCTTTAAGAGCACAAGGTTTACGTAATGTAATTGGTATGGCATTAGATGTAAATGGTGATTTTAACAGGTGTAAATACTGGTATGGATAATTTACCACAACCAGAAAATGTAGAAGATCCAGCGTTAGGACCAAATGATATATTCACAGATTATCATCCCTGGTGACCAATATTATGATCTTAAAGAAGATCGTAAAGATTTAAGATATGGTTATCCATACGCGTGGATAAATGGACGTGAATTAATAGAAAATGGTAGACTTATAGAAGAAAATAATAATTTCTTAGAAAGAAGACTATTAGGTGGAGAAATAGAGAATCGTTTTACAACTCAACAAATTAGAGATTCTACAAGATTTGTACAAGGTGCAAGATGTATTATTTCCAGCTCATTGTACACCAATACAACTAAGACATTACTATAATGATCAAGATAATAATGAATTCTTATGTTATGATGGTAAAACTGATAAACGTATTAAAAAATTAGCTAAAGGAATAGAAAATTCAACATTTATTACTTGGAAAGGAAGTTGGATCGTACTTTAAGTTCTGGTAATAGAATAGTTTCTTTTGATAAAAATAGAAAAGTAATAAAAGATGCTATATATAATGAAACATTTACCTCTGGTTATCTATATGGAATATCAAATGCCACTAAATATACACTCAGGCCCACTGGTTTAACAAATAATAAAGATGGTCACATTTATTTAGTACTGATCCACCATTAGGACTACAACATGGTGCTATATATTCAAATTAAAACCAGAATAAATAATATTTAATATAAAAGACAAACCACAACAAGTTATTATTAAAATTTTAAATTTAACTTAAAGTTATTTTAGGCAAAGAATAAATACAAATTTTTTAAAAGAGAGTAATTAAGTAAAAAATTATGTATCTTGAAATATCAAATGTTGCAGCAGCGATCGGAAAAAATCCATATGAAAGCCGGCGAAAAGTTACTTTTAATATCTTGGGCGCGTCACGCACCATCAAATGTAGTAGAATATTTACTTGATAATGAATGCATAGCGCCATTAGAAGCAAATGAAGAATATAGTAATTTACATATTGAAGTATATAAGAAATAATTTACCGGAAACATTTGATGTAAAGGATTTTACAAATATAGAGGAAAAAGATAGTACAAGATTTTAAAAAAATTAAAACGGAAAGAAATGAAGAATATACAGAAAAAGATATAAAACAGTTAAAAGAAATTTACACAAGATTCACTTAAAAAAGACAATGGAAATAATTCAAGAAACAAATATTATAATAAAAGAAAAATATACAAAGGCAATACTAAAATGTTTTATTATACTATCGCGCCAAATGCTAAAATCGGCGGTAGATATGACGCAAGTAACACGAGTAACGCGAGCAACACGAGCAACAAAGAAGACGATATGATTTTAGAAATAAAGACAAGAACAAGAATACATAATGTGAGAAGAAATGAGTATGATTTAGTGCAGTTAATTTGTTACTTATTGGCAACGGGAAAAAAGAAGGGTAAAATAGTGCAAATATTTAATCAAATGAAATTTGATGCAGATGAGGCAAGTGAAAGGGAATTTGGAATAATAAATATAGAGGAAGAAGAATATAAAAATTTGGCGGAGGAAATAGTGAAAAAGTTAAAATTATATTTTGAAGAATTAAATGAATTAATAAAAACTTCAAAATATAATTACTTAAATATGGTTATACCCAAAAAAATTTAGACCAATTGGCAAATTTGAAAATTATGAAAAATATGATGATAATACTTATCTTTTAGAAAATTTATGTGAAGAATCACCAAAATTTAATAATCTGTTTCGTTTTCTTCTTTGAAAACAAAAAGTTCGTTTTCTTCTTTGAAAACAAAAAAGTTCGTTTTCCTTCTTTGAAAAACAAAAAGGTACGATTTCTTTAAAAAACGTCTTCCAGTTTTGGGATCAGCACAAGTAATTTCAAATAGTAATAAATGTTCTTTGCCTGTGAAAATCATACAGTTACTAAATCGGTT